TCCTTTTTTTTTTCTCCTCTAATAGTATAAAGAATATAGCGTAAATGGGTGGTGGTCTTCTTCAATTAGTAGCTTATGGAGCACAGGATGTTTATTTAACTGGTAATCCTCAAATTACCTTTTTCAAACTAGTATATCGTCGCCATACTAACTTCGCAATTGAGGCAATTGCTCAAACTTTTAATGGAAGCCCTGGATATGGTAATCGTGTAACTTGCCAAATATCTCGTAATGGTGATTTAGTACATCGCATGTATTTATCTCTTTTAATGCCAGATAATGGCTCAGTATATTGCGCTGGTTATGGTTTACGTGTAATTAATAATGTTGAAATTGAAATTGGTGGACAAAAAATAGATAAGCATTATTCACATTGGCTATATATTTGGAATGAACTTTCTTTGCCTAAATCAAAACGATCAGGTTACAATAAAATGATTGGTATGTCTGGTGGTGGCGCGGGTGGTGAAATTGGTGCTGGTGGTGATGGCGATAGAGATATGCGAGGCAGAACACTTTATATTCCATTAGAATTCTGGTTTTGCCGAAATGTCGGCCTTGCTCTTCCTTTAATAGCTCTTCAATATCATGAAGTTAAAATTAATATTCAATTTGAAACAGCAGCTAATTGTGCTGGTGATAGTAGTAATACACCATCTATTTTTCCAACAGCAACTTTATGGGTTGACTATATATTCCTTGATACTGATGAACGTAGACGTTTTGCCCAACTATCGCACGAATATTTAATAGAACAATTACAATTTACAGGTTCAGAATCTATATCTAATGGAGGCATTAAAGCAAAACTAACATTTAATCATCCATGCAAAGAAATTGTTTGGTTCATTAATAAAAAAACATCTAGCAATCAATATGAAATTAATAATAACTGGTTTAATTATACATCAGCAACAAAACCATTAATTACTGTACCTTACAATTATTTAACTAATTCTCTTCGCGAAGGCAGTCAAACAACTAGCGGACTTACTCCTTTTGGAACAGTATCATCACTTAATTTGACTAAAACCGCAAAATTAACGCTTAATGGAAATGATCGTTTCTCTGAGCGCCCTGGATCATACTTTAATCTTATACAACCTTTTCAACATCATGAAAATATTCCTGCAAACGCAGGTATTAATGTATATTCATTCGCACTTAAACCGGAAGAACATCAACCAAGTGGAACTTTAAATATGTCTCGTATAGATACAGCTACGTTAGCAATTGATACTGATGTTACAGTCACAGATAACGCATTCTTAAATGTATATGCGGTGAATTATAATGTATTACGTATATTATCAGGCATGGGTGGTTTAGCATATTCAAATTAAATTCTTTATATCTAAATATTCAAGCAAATACAATAATTAATAGTATTAATTATTATAATGTGTATTAATCCTTTTTTTTTTCTCCTCTAATAGTATAAAGAATATAGCGTAAATGGGTGGTGGTCTTCTTCAATTAGTAGCTTATGGAGCACAGGATGTTTATTTAACTGGTAATCCTCAAATTACCTTTTTCAAACTAGTATATCGTCGCCATACTAACTTTGCGATTGAAGCAATTGTACAAACCCCCACAGGTGGCAATACGTTTGGTTCCCGTGCTAGTTTTCAAATAACTCGCAATGGTGATTTAATTCATCGTGTATATTTTTATTGTAAAATTAAAGCAGATACAACAACCGTAGCACTTGTTCCTAATTTTGGTCAAAAATTATTAAAAACAGTAGAGCTTGAAATAGGTGGTCAACGAATTGATAAACATTATTCAGAATGGCTATATATATGGAATGAGCTTTCACTTCCAATTGGAAAACGTGAAGGATATAATACTATGATCGGAGCTAATCCAAGAAATATATGTACAAAACTTGCTAAGGATAATTCATATGAACTTTATGTTCCCTTAGAGTTTTGGTTTTGCCGTAATGTTGGCCTCGCACTTCCTTTAATTGCTCTTCAATATCATGAAGTTAAGATTAATATTGAATATGAATCAGAATCAAATATGAAAGATGATGGGAGTTCTAACTTTACTTATGAAGAAGAATTAAATTCTGGAAGTTTAACAAGCATAACAGTTAGCGCGGGTGGCACGGGCTATACTAGTGCCCCAACGGTAGCCTTTAATAGTGGTGCGACCCCCACAGGTGGTACTCTGGCAACAGCTACCGCAGTACTTAGCGGTGGAAGTGTTGCAAGCATTACAATTACCAATTATGGTTCCGGCTATACATCAGCACCAGCTATTACTTTAACAGGTGGCGGTGGTGCTAATGCTGCGGCTACCGCATTTATTGGAGGTAATGCTAATAGTACATTATTTACATCAGGAGCAGCTCAATTATCATTAATATCTCCAACTTTATGGGTTGACTATATATTCCTTGATACTGATGAACGCCGACGATTTGCTCAACTATCGCATGAATATTTAATAGAACAACTTCAATTTACTGGAACAGAATCTATAACAAAAGGTGACAGTATGAAAAGTATACGAATGAATTTTAATCATCCATGCAAAGAATTAATATGGACTGTTCGCAATAGTGAAGGTAAAAATATATATTGGAATAATTTCTCATCTTGTAAGAAATCTTTAACATCAACTGATATTATTAATGATGCTCTTGATTCTACAAATCCGATAACTACCTGTAAAATAATGCTTAATGGCAACGACCGTATGGCTCCTCGTTCAGGTGAATATTTCGGTATTGTACAACCTTACCAACATCATGAAATCACTCCTGATAAATTCCATGAAGGAATAAATGTTTATTCTTTTGCCATCAAACCGGAAGAACATCAACCAAGTGGAACTCTTAATATGTCCCGTATAGATACTGCGACATTATCTGTTGCTTCAAGCATAACTGGAAATATAAGTGTATATGCGGTTAATTACAATGTTCTGCGTATCCTATCAGGCATGGGTGGTCTTGCTTATTCAAATTAATTTATCACCAGTATTTTTAAATATTTTAATATTTTTTTATAATTATAATTAAACTTATAATTAATAGTAAAAATAAGTAAATTATATATTTCAAGTATAATTTAAAATACGCTGAACTATATAATCAATTTCAGTTTTATTTTCGATTTTTTCAGGATTATTAATACCATGTAGATTAAAAAATTTATCAAGATAATTTATTAACTCGCGCTTTATTTTTTCAGTATCTTTATTTTCTAAATTTTGTTTTAATTTATGTAATTTTTTTAAAAATTTTGAATATGATTCTATCATGAATGCTTCATCTATACTACCAATATCATTATAGTCAAATATTCTTTCATATTTCTTTATATTATTTTTACATATATATATATATTTCTTAAATATTTTTATTAATTTTTCTAAATCATCATTAATAACTTTATTTTCTTTTTTATTATTAAGATTAATTTCTGATTCTAATTTAATAAGTATTGTTAAAAAATATAATAATTTTTTAACAAATACTAAATAAAATTTTATATCATGTTCAGGTATATTATTTTTTTTAAAATAATTAATACATTGACATATATATATATTAATTGTATCTTTCTTACTATCTTTATTAGAAAGAATAAATTTTTCTAAATTTTCTAAATTTACTATATCTATTTCATCTTTTATATCTTTATCGCAATTATATAAATCTTTTAACTTTTTACAAGATGTATTAATTAAATTATATAATTCATCTTTTAAACCGTTATATTTACTTTCATCAATTTTTTCAGTTTCATTGTCATCCATTAAATTATATAATTCAGTTGCCTTTGCTTCTAAATTTTTTCTTATTTTAGTTAACTCTTTTAATTTATTAGAAATATCATTAGAACTATCATTATTATCTTTTTTAATAGTTTCTAAGTTTTTTTGTTTTTCTTTAATTGCTTCTTCAATTTTTTCTTTTAAATCTTTAAGACTAATGTAATTAATTAAATCTTCTAGTAAACTTTCACCAATAGAGCTTTTTTCAACAATTAATATTTTTTTTAATTTATTATAATTTGTTTCATTATAATTTTTTTTTGTTAAAATTTTTTTAATAGTACTTATATCTTTTTGAGAAAAACATATTATCTTCTCATAATTATCTCCTTTAATATATTGTAATGATATATTGCGTAGATTATCATTCATTTACTTTCTATTATATCCTTCTAAAATAATTAGAGATATATATATATATATATTAAAATTTTGTTGCTATTATACTTGTAAATAACCATATAAACATTGTAAATAATGATAATGATTTTGACAATTGTTTTCTCTCTTCATAATTTAATATCTTTACATATTCGTCTTCATTTTCATCTTTGAACTCAGTATTATTTTTAATATTTAATATTATCGGAATTATTATTAATAATATTATCAATGATGTATGAATTAGCAATCTTGTGATTCCATTTGTTCCCATATAAAAATAGTAAAATAATGTTCTTATAGTATTTATAATTCCATTAAAATTCATATACTTAACATCAAAACTGTTATCTATATTAATAAATAATACAATAAACCAAAATATTATTATATATATAACAGCATAATATATAAAACCTTCATAAAAATTTTTTATAATATTTATATCTATACACCACTGAACCATTATTATAGTTATATATCTAATAAAAAAAGTTGCTATAATAAATACTATTCTATCATCAAATGTTATTGCTAGTTCTTCAAGAGGATTTTTAGGGTCATTTTCAAAATTATTTATTTGTTGAATAATAAACATATCATTCTCTTTCTTTTTTTCTTTGTCTTTTTCTTTGTTTTTTGAATCATAATAATTATCAATATCTTCTGATAATTTTCCTATCTTATTCATATCATTGTCATCATCGTCATTTACATAATTTTTATATGGTTCTAGTGCTTCTATTCTTCCATCATCTGTTTTTTTTAATTCTTTGTATTTTCGTGTATTTAAAAAATTGTTTTTTAAGTCGTCATTTAAAGTACCGCCATAAATGACTTTTTTTCTAATATTAGTAAGTTCAGTTATTTCTGCTAATGTATTTTCTAATTCTGGTATATTAATTTTATCAGTTGTAACTTTCTCAACATTTCTTCCATAATAATCTATTTTATTTTTTAAAAATAAAAGTAAGATTTTTTTCAGTAAAAAATACAAACTAATATTATTAATATTATTTTTTAAATTTTTAATAAAATTTTTTATTTCTTCAATAGTTTCTGTATTATTCTGAATAAACTTAGGGATTAAAAGTGTATTATTAATATTTTCACTTATAAAATCAGGAATAGAAGAATTTTTTACTGAATTAAAAAATTCTTTTAAATTTGAAAATTCAAATTTAATTGGGAGTGTAATATTAAAACGTTTTAACATCATTTGTTGAACGAATGTTAATTTTGGTATAGTTAGATTTAAAATCTTTTTTTTTTTTGAAATATTGTAACCAATGTTAATATAACCTATAAAAATTGAAGCTAATTTATCAATAATTTTGATTAATACAATGTAATAATCTTCCTCTGTTGGTACATAATGCGAGTCATTTTCATTTTCTTCATTAACCATATGTGGTTGCTGTTGCTGTTGCTGTTGCTGTTGCTGTTGCTGTTGCTGTTGCTGTTGCTGTTGCTGTTGCTGTTGCTGTTGCTGTTGCTGTTGCTGTTGCTGTTGCTGTTGCTGTTGTGGTTGTGGTTGCTGTTGCGGTTGTGGTTGCTGTTGCTTTTGCTGTCGCAGTTGCTTTTGCTTTTGCTTTTGCCAAGATTTATATAATGAGTCCACCTTTTGTTTATAAGTTTTATATGTTTGCATAAAAGGATCAATATTTTGAAAATATTTTTTTAAATATTCTGTAATATCTCTTTTTTTTGTGTTGTAGTCTTTTTTTAATTGAAAATTTTCAACTTTTAAAAATTTGTCAATATTTAAATATATGTACTCTATTATATATATCAAATAATTCCTTTTATTTTCATAACCGTTTGAATCAGTTAATGTTTTATTATATAAATGTGCAATATATAATCTCTTTATAAAAATATATAAATTATTATTTATACTTTTATTTATCATAGGAAAAAGATTAATGAATTTAGTAATTAATACTTTTGATTCACCTTCTCCTTTATATTCTTTTATATATTCTTTTTCAAAAAATACAAAATAAATAATATAAATAAATTTAGAAAAATTTTCTACAAAATTTTCTAAATTTGAATAAACAATTTTATAAGTATACATATTATTAGTACAAGTAATTGTATATTTATTATTATTATTTGTAAATAAGTAAGTAACATTGGTTATATATAAATCATTATTTGGTTTGGTTATAGAAATTAATCCTTCAAAAAATGTGGCTAATAATTTTAATTCAAGCTTATCTCTTTCAATTTTTTCTTTTTCAATTTCTTCTTCTTTAATTTCTTCTTCTTTAATTTCTTCTTCTTTAATTTCTTCTTCTTTAATTTCTTCTTCTTTAATTTCATCTTCTTTAATTTCATCTTCTAAATCATGTTGTTCTAATTCATTAATTATTTCTGTTAGTTCAACTACTTCATCTACTCCATCTATTACATTTTGCAACCCGTCCCTTTCTTCACCTTCACTTTCTTCACCTTCTTCTTCTTCATCTCCTCCATCTTCTGGTAATTTTAATTTTTTTAATGTTTTTATCGCATTTTGTAACGTTTTATCTAATAATTTTCTTATATTAGATTGTTCGGTAGTTAGTTCATCTTTATTTTGAGCATTTAATGATGATGATAATTTATTAACCAATTTTATCGCATTTTGTACTAATTTGTTTGATAATTGTTCATCTTTTTGTGTTTCATTAAATTCTGTACTTTGTGATTCTTGTATATTAGAAGTTTGTTGATCTTTTTTAATTACATTTTTTACACCATATTTTACACTATTGATAGTAGATAATAGTTTAGTAACTATTTTTGTAGCATTTTGTTTATCAGTTTTTTTAAAACTATAACTATCTATATAACTATCTAATGTATTATCTTTTAATAAATTTAATAAAATTGTTAAATTTTTTTGTGGTGTTTCTATATCATTAGCTTTTTCATCATTGTCATCATCATCATCATCATCATCATCATTATCAATCTTTACTGCATCATCTGTGTTTTTTTTAAAAATATCATCCCTTTTTATTTTATTAGATATTTTATTTTTTAATTCATTATATAATGTTTTATATTTTTCTAAATCAGTACCACCGCGCGAATAACCACCATTATGATAATTAACTCGATAATAAGAATGTTTACCACCTTTTTGTTTTTCATCATCAATTGGTTGATCATTAACTGGTTGATTATCAGCTGGTTGTTTACCATCATCAGGGTCGGGATTATTTTTAAGCAATCTGGCATAATTAGATATATATTTGATTATTTTTCTTTCTTTTGATTTAAAGTTTTTAATATTATAATATTTTTTCAATAAATTATATAATGTTGCGGGGTCTTTATTATATATATATAATAGATTTGTATAATATTCATATCTTTTTATATCAAAGTTTTGTAAATTAATATCACTAATTAAATTAGTATTATAATCAATCTTTTCATCTAGATTATCGCTATTAATCTTGTTAAATAACATATTATAATTAAAAATTGATTTTTCATTTTCTTCATACATTATATTATACTTCCTTATTCGTATTATAGATAATAAATTATATTAATTAATATTAACTTACATTTAGTATATAAATCATTTTCCAAATGATTGCTATTAATATTACCAGTATTGTTATAAATAATAGAATATATGAATATATATCTCTATAATAGTAAAATAATATATTAAATGCTTGTACAATAATAAAAAACCATAGTATACATACTAAAATAGTAATTGTATTTGTATTATACGCATTAAATATTGATTTAGGATTATTTAATTTTTTTTTTAAACAATATTCTAAATAATTTTTCAAATCATCTTGACTAATATAATCTTTTTTTTCTGGATCCGGATATTTATTATAATCAAAAAAAATTTGCTTATAATCATCCTCCGAAAATATATCACCATTTGATAATCTATCTAAGTTCATTTCATAATTTTTATAGTTAAAAGGTATATATGAAGCAGGAAGTAATTCTAATGGTATTATTCCAAAAATGTCATAATACTTTCCATTTGTTTCGACACCTATTTTTTTTCCTGGTTTAATATTATAAGGTTGAAAAAATTTACTATATAATATTTTTATTCTATCAACATTTTCATTATTTTTATCAATATTTTTATACTCTAACATATATGTATCTGAATGTAAAAATTCTTTTATTTTACCAATAAGATCATAACAACATAAATTATCATTATTTTTTCCTTCACAATCTTTATTTACACAATCTTCAAGATTAGTTGATTCATCATTGCTCATTATAGTAATATCTATATTTAATAGTTAAAAAGATTATTTATTATTATTTATATTATCTAGTATTTTTTTAATATAAAATAATAATATAATATCAATATTAACATATTAAATCCATAGGCGCATCCAAAATCAATTGTAGATACATTATTTGCCATATTTAAAATTTCTTGATCATCATCATAATCATCTGGATTAGTCATTTTATCTATGTTATCACGAAATATATATTGTGCGCTCTTATTTACATTAATGAATGTTTTGTCATCATTGTTAATTTTATTATTAATACTCTTTATAATATTTGCTAAATAATTATTATTATCATTAGATGATATAGAAACATATTTTGTTTCTAAATAATTATATATGTATGTTAATTTTTTGTATTTTGATGTTATTTTTAAATTATTAATATAAATAAAAGTATCATCTATTTCATATGTATCTACATATAATGTATTTGAAAATAATTTATATAAATTATATGTTTTTTTTTCATATATATTTTTTAATTTTTCTTTTAATTTGTTTCTTAACATATTTTTATTTTCCTCAATACTTTGACTAATAACAGTATTGTCGTCTGTTTTAGTTTTATTATATTCAATTCCATTTATATTAATATGTCCTAAAATTAATATATATTTTGCAATTATGTTTATTAAATAATTATCTTGCTCCTTTTCCATATCTGATGCCTGACTTGCGTTATTAGTATCTTCTAATATATCTGGTAATATATTGGTTATAATACTATCATACTCCTTATCTTTATTTGTTGGTATATTGATAAATTCTTCAAATTCTTTATATGTAGTTAATTTTAATATAAATTTATAAGGTATTATCTTATCATTATCTTTATAAAATTTAAACTTATTATATATATTAATATTAATATCTTTATCCTTGCTATCACGATTATTATAATAAATTAAATTATTATTAAACTTATTTTCCTCAAATAAATTTAAACATTTCTTAATTATTTTAAAAATATTTTTTATATTATTTTTGATGATATCATCAAAATATTTATCAATACTTGCTTCATCTCTGATATCACTACTAATAGTAGTACTAAAAATATGCGGGAATACTTTGTATAGAGAGCTAGCTTTATCATCAGTATAATCTTTATTATATATATCCTTGAACTTTGCTTTGTAATATTCTCTAAATTCATTATCATTATTTAAAATATTGCTATTCATGCTAGCAAATTTTAATCTATTTGAATTTACTTTAGGAATATCGTAATATTTTTCACTATCTTTCAATTCATTGATGGGTTTAGATATGATAGTACTATCAACAGAATCGTTATTTAATTTAATATAACCACACAATATTGAATAAAATACATTTGAAATAATATAATGGTGTATATAATTTTTGTTCCCTTTAATAATTTTATTATCATGAAGTCTTATGTATGGCGTTACAATATTATTCAATTTATTTAATGACCTTTTGTAACTACAATCTAAACATTTATAAACTACATATTTATTAAACCATGTATTAAAACAAATAAATATTAATATATATATTATTAAAATAGCAAATGTAATTAATGGTAATAATATATTGTATAATCCGATATATATAGGAGATATATAAGTAAATATAAATACAACTATTAATATAAATACTATAACTAATATTAAAATTTTAAATAGGTTAGGCTTAATACCAAAAAATATTCTTGGTGTAAAATAATCATATTTTTGTAAAAATTGTGGTATTCCATACATATTTTTATCATCAATGTCCCAATATTTTTCATAAAATAAATTAATATTATCATATGATATATCCGCGGTATATATATATTCTTTATTTTTTGAGTTAGAGTTAGTAAGATGCTCTATTTCATTATAATATGAAGGTATTTTTACTTCCTTATCATATATTAATGATATTTCTGATAATTCTGATTCTGATGAAATACTATTATGAAAATTTTCATTATTTATATGAATAGCATCTTTTAATTTTTGTATATAACTTTTATTTATATCATTAAATTGTAGACTTTTTGATTTAATTTTTAATAATTCATCATACGCATTTAACATATTTAGTACATATTGTATATTTTCTTTTGTTTGTTTGCTATCTCCTTTATCTAGTTTCATTGACAAATTAGAAATAATACCAAATTCTTTTGTTAAATCTAAATTATCAGATTCTGTTGTTAATTTAGATAAAGTTTTACTATCATCTTTACTATCATCTTTCTTATATCCTTCTATTCCTAATTTTATTTTAGTTTCTGTGCTTATTTCATAAGGTTTTTTTAATTCATATTTTAAGGATTTATTAAGAGACCATAATAAATGTTTAGTTTTTAATATTGGTTTAGTATTATTCTTAAATGTTAATACAATATTAAGTAAATTTAATAGTATTATAATTGATAGCATGAAACAAAAAATTATAATATAAGTAGTATCAGATTTTTCCTTTTTAATTGAAAATATTAATAATATTAGTAGAAATATTCCAATTACACTACCAAGACCAATAAATAAATTTTGATTAGTATTATTAAAATAGTTTAAATAACCGGCTTCTTCATTTGGAACATATCTGAAAATTATTATAACAATTATGATAGCTAATAATAAAATATGTAAAAAAATCGTAATTTTTTTTTGCGAATCTAATATATCATGAATTAATATATAGTAATAATATATATATATTAATATTGATAACATAAATGTAAATATAATGTAAGTTTTTGAATTAAAAATATCATTAGGAAGTAATAATTTATAACTATTATTTGCTATATTATATCTATCTGTTTCTGCTTCACAATAGATATTATTACATTTTTGCTCCATTATTATTTTTGAAAAATCCTTAATATAATTAAAATTAAAGATAAACATAGATATATTTCTCATCTCATTTAAATATATTATAATCATAATTATAAATATTGTAAGATTTATAGTAGAAGTAATCATAATTTATAATTTTTACTTTAAACCTTATAAAGAAAAAAAGATATTGTAAGATATTTTGTAAAATATATAAATATATATATTTAATTATGTAATGTATTGTAAGTATTATAAAATGATATGCTTATTAATAGTAGGGTTATAATTAACATTAGTAAATATATATAGTTTCCTTGAAGCGATATTGAAAGTATATATAATGGAACTATTAATAAAAAAATATAAACATAAATAAATCTAAAAATATCATCTATCTTATTTTTTACTTTGTTTTTTGCTTCTTCGCTATTATAATATTCAATTTTATCAATATTTTTTAATGTTATCTTATAATTATTATTATTTATATATTGTTTATTTTTATTATTGTTGTAAATATTTTGAATTTCATTTATAATAGTACTATTATTTAATGTAGAATATGATATTTCATTTATTTTATATTTAGAGTACTTTTTAAGTATATCTGTTATCGCAGAATTTTTTGAATTATTTTCTTTCAAAAGAACATCTAATTCTTTCATTAACATTATATATTCATATGTATCAGTATCAGCATATAACTCCGTTAATTTCTTTAAAATTATAGAGAAAAATATTATAAATATCAATATATATATAAATAAATTATATAAATAATGTCTAAACCCATTTTCTATTGTAATATTATCACTATTTAAGCATATTTCTAAATAATTATATTCAGAAATATTTATATATATATATATTTGACTAAACGCAAATATAATAAGAAATAGAAAAAGTCCTAATGACATATGTAAATAATAATTATATATTTTCATAATATTATTAAATGAATTATTATCAAATCTACTAATACTTTCATAGCGATTTAAACTCCTATAATCATTAATATTACCACTGTTTATTTTATAGAAAAAATTTGATAAATTATTAATATCATATATATATGATGATATGTTCCACATATATGTATCTTTTACCCCCAGTTCATTTATTAAATTAATATCATTATTTAAACAATATTTATTAAATGTCTCTATGTTTTCATATACATCACTTTGATATTTCAATTCTATTAATGGTATCATAGATATTATGATTAATAATAATAATATCATTATAAATATTTCTAATTCAATATTTTGAAACATTTATAATATTATTAAATCTAATTATATATGGGATATTAATATTCTTTAATATTATTGTTATAATATAAAAATTGTGAAGGTGATAAAGTATCAAGATTACTTTCTCCTTCGCCATATTTATTTCCTTTTCCAATATTTTTAAATGTTTTAAAAGCGTAATTATTTCCTGACATAAGACCATTTGATAATCTATAAAATTCGCTTAATGATGAAACATTATATTTGCAATACCATCCTTCACATGGTTTTGGTGGAAATACACCAGCTACAATAACTGTTAATTCAGAAAGCTCATATGTTTTAATGGTCATTATATATTAATATATATAAATATAAAAATTAGTAGTTATTATATAATATTTTAGTTATTGTTCTTTAATTCTTTTAAAAGTGATTGCATTTCTATATCATGAGCATCGCATATATTTCTTATATTAGCCCATTTATTTACAGGGTCTATTAAATCATGATCATTATTATTGTCAATTTCGTCCCCTGTATCTTTTACAATATTTGAAGTATTTTTAACATCAATATTCCATAAATCTAATAATGTATCTATAACATTTTCATTATTCTTCTTAAATATTATTTCAATATCTTTTAACAATATATTATTAGGTGCTTGGTTAATAACTTCTTCCATTTTTCTAGCTTGTATAATAACTTCTTCCATCCTTCTAAATCTAATAGATATTTATATATTTATATATTTATTTTTATTATTTTTATAGAAATTTTCAGCTATTTCATATGCTATCTTTTCATATGGATGTTCTTTTGAAAGGTTATTATGTACAACATCATTAATACCATTCGGATTATCATTTCTATACATATATACCATTATATTATTGTTATCAATATTATTATCAATATTATTATAATATATCTTATTATTTGTATCCGGATTTGATCTGATATATTTAGTATATTTAAATGATTTTTTATCTAATTCTAATAAACCCATTTCTCTAATTATTTTATCAAATAATTTTGAATTATATCGTTGATATATGTGAATTTTTTCATGTATTAAAGTATTTGTTAAATTTAACTCATCATATTTTAAAACATGTTTAGATACAAATATAATATTTTCTCGCGTATGCGGAAGTCCTTCCTCATATTCTTTTATTTTATTATTAAAACGGTTAGTATATGTATTCGCAAATATCCATTTTATATTTGCCAAATCATTACCATTTATATATTTACCGTATTTTAATTCTTTAAAATCTTCCATTTTTAAATATTTATCAGCATTATTTGCGCAAGTTATCAATAATTCTTTTTCTTCATCAGTAAAAGATATAGCTGTATCTTCAATATTATTGATATATTCCATATATGTTTTTACATTTCTAGCATGTAAATCTAATTCAGACATATTGCGAACATATCTATCATTATCATTTCTTAAAAATGTAGAAGTTTCTTTATATGTCATAAAATAAATATGATCTTTGTTATCTTTAACAGTTTCTGTTATATTTATAAAATATCCATCTTTGTATAAATTATTATAAAATAAATAAGTTAGATAAATTCCATATGTTATAATAATAAATAATAACAATAAAATATAAATCATTTATATTTTATAATAAATACCTTCCTTTATTATTATAATTTTATTTTTTTATAATAATGATATATATATACATATATTATATTAGTTTATATTACTTATTTCTTAACATTCTTCTTATAACAAAATAAATTATTAGCAAGATCAGTAATATAACCTTTTGGATTTGTTTTAATATTTTTACATATAATTTTATTTTTGTATATAGGATTATTTATAAAATTATTTTTTTCAATAATTTTATTTATATATTTTATATCCATTCCATCTATTCCATCTCTTATTATTTTATAATTTAATTTATTAATTTTACCTTGTTTTTTATTAATTTGCGTAGATGCTCTTGATGTAGATAATGACCCTTTACGAAGGATATTTGCTTTATCTGATAATTCTCTATTTATATTATTATTTGGAGCTGATAAAGAACGCATTTTCATTACGTATGAAGAAGGAGCTAATTCATTTTTATCTGTTATAATTTGTTTATATAACACATCTATATATGTTTTGTATATATCTATGCTAACATATCCATATGAATTTAAAGCATATGCTGTAATTTCAAATAATTTTTCATCTTCTTTATCTATAATAATTGGTATAGTAGATTTAATTGGTGTTATAGCATAATTGCCCTTAATTAAATCTGGATCAGCTCCACCTGTTCCAGCTGTTATCTGTATTAATACCTTATCATTATGCCTTATTTTCATTATGCTAAAATTATGAGTATCCGCACATAAATATATAATATTAAATTGAACTAATATATTGTATAATTCAACAATTATTTTTCTATATCCTTTCTTTTTTTTATTAATATCATGTATTGTAATAATGTCTTTTTTATAAGTAAATAAAGGTATATGTCCCATTACAAATATTTGCTCCTTATTACTTTTTTTTCCTCTTGCTTCCTCTACTTCTTTAATTACTCTTTTAATATCTTCTAAGTATGCTGTACCTGTATTAAGATCTTCAAATAAATTTGTATTTATTATTATAATTATATTATTGTTATTATATCGTACCCCGATATTATCAATATATATATATATCCCTTTTTCACATAGGTTTGCTTCTGTTAATTCATTATTCATATCACGTAATTCTTCTAATGTAGGTATGCTAATTTCATCATAGTTATTTGCGTCAACAGCATTTTTAATTTTTTGTAAATAATATTTTTGTGTATTAATATTACAATTTTTTTTTAAATTATCTTCAACTAATGACATAACTTGATTAGCATTACTTGTTTTGCTTGATTTATCATTATCATTATCCTTATCTTTTATATCAGTATCTATATCATGATTTCCAACAGCTATATATATATCTTTGTTCATTCTATATAATTTGTCATATCCTGTACGCAATACCTCAGTAAAATATAATTTAAATTCATCTTCATTAATTTTCTTTTTATTAGTATACCAATTATCACCAGCAATATATATTTGTTTTATATCCTTTTCATTTTTACTAATATAATCTAAAATTATATTACGATATATATATTCACTTTTACAATTTATATTATTCCAACAACCAAAAAATATAAAATTACTACAATTTGTTGCTTTATCAATAGTATTATTACATTTTATACTCATACACAAAATAAACGCGCACACCGCTTATAAATACAATAGAAAAATTATTTACATATATATTGAATGTAATATATCTTTTCTAATAATATTATTATTATTTCCACAATATTTATCATAAAATTTTGTATTTATTTCATATGGTATATCAATAGATACATTATCAATAGATACATATATCATCATATTAATCCAAGAAATTATATTATTAATTGCTCTTTTTAAATTTCTAACCCCTTCTTCGCCTTCAATATTATTTATTATATGAATTAGTACATCATCGTTAAATATTATATCCCCTTTTTTCATATTATATTGCTTTAATATCTCTGGTATCAGATAGTCTCTTGCTAATACTATTTTTTCTTGATTATTATATCCTTTAACATTTATTACTATCATTCTATCTCTTAAAATTGGATTTATAAGTTTTTCATCATTAAAAGTAAATACTATCATTGAACGCGATATATCTAAATCAATTTCTTCAAAATATCTATCATTAAATTTATCATTTTGAACAGGATCTGTAATATGAATTAAAGTATTTATAATTTCTTGCCCTTTATATGTATTTGATACCTTGTCTAATTCATCAAATAATAAGAGAGGGTTCATAATTCCTGTTTTTATAAGAGATTCACATATTTTTCCATATGTTGCACCTTCATAAGTATATGAATGACCTTTTAAGAATGACGCATCATCAGTTCCACTTAAAGATATAAATGCGTTTGGATAGTTAAGAGCATTACAAATTCCTTCCTTAATTAATTTTGTTTTTCCAATTCCAGCAGAACCTTGAATTCCAATTATATATCCATATGCCTTAGGAAATGATATTAATTGTGCTAATACACGTATAATCTGTTCCTTAGCGTCTTTATGTCCATATATTTGGCTATTCATATTTTCCCGAATATTATTTAGAAATAAACATATTTTATCATTTCCATCAGTATTTTTTATTGGTATATTATAATATTTATTAAATGGTATTTCATTTAATGTATTTAACCAATTATTTATTTTATGATATTCTCCTGATGCTGATGACATACGATTAATACATTCTAGTTTGAATATTATGCTTTTTTTAGTTCTTTCATTTATATCTAATTCCAAAATTTTAAAACGCATAGGTATACTAATAATATCTTTATTTGATAGTTTTTTCTCTAAATTTATTACATTATTTTTTTCATTATTTGATAATGAATCAAAATACTTCTTTTCTTTGCTATTATATTTTTTGTAAAAATTATACCTTATTTTTTTTATTAGTTTATGTTTTTTTGGTATATTTTTTAATATTAAAAAAACATTCTGTTTTTTATTTTCATCATCATATTTATTAAAGTAGCCTCCTGTAGGAGCTCTTTTATTTAACTTATTATCTTCATTGTATTCTTCTTCATTGTATTCTTCTTCATCATACTCTTCTTCGTCTTCTTCATCATACTCTTCTTCGTCTTCTTCATCATACTCTTCTTCGTCTTCTTCATCTTCATCATCATATTTATCCTCTTCATCGTCTTCTTCATCTTCTTCATCATCATATTTATCGTCTTCTTCATATTCTTTATTATCTTTATTGTCTCCGTTATCTTTATTGTCTTTCTTTTTTTTAGTAGTCATTAAAGATATATAAGTTATACTTTTTTATATAATTTATGAAAAAATAAATAAAATAATAAAAAATTAGAAATTCTTTGAAGTTTCAGGACCCCAATATTTGTGTTTATGTACAGTTCTAACTCTTTTATTAGAATTTATTATATAATAAGCACTAATTATGATAAATATTATTATACTTATAAATATAATTAATGATAGATATTTCTCATTAATAATATAATTTATATATATATTGTAAATCCCTATAAATATAATTGATGATATTAACAAGGTAAAAATATATAGTTTATTATTTTCTATATCATATTTTACTGTATCCATATCATTATCACCTTGTGATCTATTAAATACTAATAAGTTATTAATATAATTTTTGTTTTCTAATTCAGTACTTATACCATCTTTAATTTCCCTATAAAAATCTATGCTATCAGCAGATGGTATAGTTATAATTATTTTTTCAAAATAACTAATAAACTTTTTATTTAATTCATTAATTTGATTAGTTAAAGTTGTTGCTTTATTAATATTATATGTATTATTATTTAACTTTTTATTTGTATAATAAGTTTTAGTTAAACTATCTAAAATACTAGTATAATCTGTAAATGTTTCTATATATGTTATATTTGATGTTATATATATAACAAATAATAATATTATAATACCAAGACAACCAAGAGAAATTGTTTTTACTAGTTGATTATCTATTTTCATTAAATTAATTAATAACAATATTAATACAATAATAGAAATAACTATATTATATATTAATATTTGACGTGTCAAAAAAACATTTTTATTATATTGACTATCATATAAATTTTTTTGACGTTGCACTTTGTTAGTATTAAAACCTATTTGTTCATTTAATTCATTAACATTTTTTTTATTATATTGATATTCATTCTTATAAGATGTAAGATCTTTTTTCTTAATAAAGAGGAAAGGTCCAGTAGTATTATCAATATTTCTTCCTGCTGAACTATCAGTTCCATCAGCATTTTTAAATAACTCTGTATTTTCATCATTATCTTTTGCTTCTTTAAGTAAAGTATTATCTAATATCGCATTAATTTCAATAGTAAATGATTTAGGACTAGTATCATAAGAATCAGTAATTGACAAAATATTATAAGTAATTTTATTTTTTTCGTCATAAACATTATAATCATTGATTAAATCATAATTAAAATCATATTTACTTAGTATATAATATTTAGTAGCATTTACAATCTTAATATTAACTTTCTTATCAATTGACAAAGAAATAATAGTATCAGATGATGTTGCTGTTGTTAATTCATATGAATTATCATCATTATTTAGAGAATATTTAGACATTTCACTAGTCATATTTGTAAGTGATGTGCTAATATTCTGAATAATTTTTTCTAATCTATCAATATTTTCATTATTAGTATGCCTATTTGTGTCTACAACTAATGGATAACTTTTTGCGGTTAATTGAACATCTGCGTTACCACTACCACTAGGTGTTATAATACCATCACTTGAATTTTTTAATGTAAATGATGTCGGAATAATGTTATTAGATAATTCATTTCGTGTTAGTATTTCAATTTGAGTGTTAATAGGTATTTCACCAGAAGCATTTGTCACAAGTTTTGCTCTTCCGCCTGTATTTATTATAAAAATATTTTGCGAAGCTGTATATCCAATTCCTGCTGTACTTACCTTTATTTCAGATACATATTCATTTTTTTTTGTTGTATTGTATATATTTATACAATTAATAGTATTATTCTCCACATTCGCATACATTACATTTGATACATTAATAATAAGAGTTGAATATAATTGTATAAACTTATAATAAAAATATAGAGCATATACAGTCTGTTTACGCGAGTGTATATTAATGCCTAATAACATTTTTAATAATATAACAACAAGAGCCTTATTTCTATCATTTAATGATAAATTGCTTATACTAGGGTCATTTACGTTTTTATTATATATTTGCCTTGCATAGTTTGTATTAGATTTTAATATAAGACCGATTATTTTATTTGGATCACTATTTAAACTAGCAGCATCAAAAATATCACTAGTTATATTATTATCACACGATGATCCACTAATACATCCTGTTGTAGTTAATATATTAGAGTAAGAAGCTTTATTAAAACTTTGTATGGATAAATATAATATGTTTTTTTTCTCAGCATTGGCATCAGTCCCAACATTTCTTATAAAACCAGCATTTGCGACAGTATTTGGAGGAAACATATTTCCAGTAGCATATATTCTTGTAGTTTCTGATACTAACTCAATTTGATCTATAATAATATCTTTTGAATATCCAGATAGTGATGTAGTATGTTGTTCATTTTCAATACATACTTTATACGCCTCTAATATATCAACAAAAACATTTATAACATTTAGTGTACTTACTATATTATCTTTCACATTATTGTTAAAACTAAAATTACTAACATTATTTCCATCTTTAACATTTTTTATAAAGTCCATATTATTATTTGTTGATAACAAATCATCACTATTCTTAATTTTGAAATTAACAATATTTCTTATAAAATCATTAAATTGACCTATATTATATGTATTAGCTGTTGTACCATCAGCAGGTATATTTAATAAATTTGGTTGTTTAGTTATGTCTTTTAATTCTGAAAGTAAAATATCATTTATATCAATTGTTTTAAAAAAAATACTATAAAATATCTTTAATTTTTCATCAAATGTACTTATATACTCATTTTTAAGTGTAGTACTCATTTAATTATATCCTCTATTACTATATATATTTTATTTTAGAAGCAAGATCTATAGTAAAACGATTCGCCACTATTTTCATTATAGCGAATGATTTTAACAATATCTCCATATTTTAAACCTAGCCATTTAGCAATAGGATCACTTGGATATATTCTAGACATATCTAATTTACTACGTATCATATATTTTTTCATAAATTCAACAATTTCATCTTCTTTTAATTTAATATGCTCAGGAACATATTCATGTTTTGTAGGGTTAAACATAAGTTGTTTTGTTTGAAAATATTGAAGCATTCCTCCATTTTTTTGGAATAATTTATCATATTTATTTAATTGTGATACAAGAGGTAATGATACAGAATCATTATTAAAAATTAATATTATATTTTGCTTTCCCTTATGTTTATTTACAAATGCGGTGATATTTGTATCATCATCTTTTAATTCATCAATAATATTTTTTCGTGTTTTTTTTGTCAAAGCAAAAATGAGCGTGGTATTCGATGTTTCAAACTCAATACAACAAGCATCACTATCATATTTTTCTTTTTCAATAGATGCTTCATGTTCTTCAAATAAAGTAATATCATCTCCGCGACTTTTGAGCATATCCTTTAAATTAGCAATAACAATATTGATATCCATTTTTTATCTTATATTCTATATTATATAAATCTTATATTAATATTTATATTAAAATTTATAAATCAATTTTTATTTATTTGCTTTTCAGCATTCGCAATTATTTCAGGATCTATATAACTTTTTTTACATATACTATATGTATTATGTAATTTTTCTGCTACCATTTCAATCGCTTTTTTAATATATTTTTTACCATCACTATTTTCTTTTCCTTGATTATCTTTTCTTATTTTTTTAAAATATTCAAGGAAAAGCATATTAGCATTCCATGTACGCAAATCTTTTGTAGTAATAATTATGTTATTAGATTTTGAATAGTATTTACTAATTTTTTTTAAATATTCATTAACATCATTAGATGTTACAATTTTTTTAGTTCCATAACTAAATATATAGTCGTCTATGTCAAATATTTTATATTTATTATTGAGATAATCATATATTTTCCTATGATTACAATATGCTATATTACGAACACCTTTTTTACCTATAAAATCTATTAATATTTTATTATTTTCAATTTTTAAATGTTTGTATTTTAATGTAGTTAATCCAAAAGAATTATTCTCTTTTTCATATTTTTTATTGCCAATTCTAAAACCGCAAGTAAATATTAGAGTAATTATTACAGCAATCGCTTTAATTTTTTCATCACTGCTATTCAAATCATTAGCTATTTTTTTCTTTAATTTAGAAAAAAAATTAATAGATCCTGAAATTTTTTTATATTTTATTATATTTTGTTTAGCTATATATTTTGGATTATATATAACTTGTTTTCTATTTTTTGAATCATATCCGTACGCAATTATTTTTTTATTATTGACAATTGTTACATTCTCATATGCTGGTGGTATTTTTAATAATTTAATTTTTTCTATTTCATCATTATTAGTTATCTCATCCTTATTTTTATAATATTTAAAACCAGTTGTATAGTTTCCTATTCTGATTATTTTCATTCATACATCTAATTATTTTATAATATTATAAATATATTATTAATATTTTCTTATAGCAAGTTGATATCCTTTATTAATTAATTCATATTGTCCATTATATTTTTCTAGAAAATCATCCATTGTTTTTTTAATAATTATACCATCTCCGCCTCCATAATCATCCATCCACATAATACCATCCTTCTCTAAAATATTAAAAGAGTTTTCCATATCTCTTTTTATAAATTCTATTTCATGACAACCATCAATATATATAAAATTATATGTTTTACTATTATTTTCAAAAAATTTGTCAGAGGTAATTTTATGTATTGTTATTCTCTCTTTATTTTTGCAATTAGTAATATTATAATCAAAATTTAATTCTTCTCCATTCTGTAAAATATTACCATGATCATTATTATCAATAGTTAAAAAAGGATCAACACATGTTAAACTTGAATGAGGATTATCAATAAAATTATCAGCAAAAAATACACTAGATAATCCTTCATAGCAACCAATTTCTAATATCCTATTTTCTTTAAATCTATCCAAAAAATTTAATAAACAACGTATTAATTCAGAATCAAAAAACCATGTTTTTGTATATTTATATTTTTTCATTCTATATATATTATACATTATCTATATTATATATATTTATATACACATATTATTATAAAACTCTTTTACATATGGATTGATTTTGAAAGAATTTTTTGAAACATCAATGATTTTAATGCTTTTTAAACTTTTTGCGCGCGATAAAGCTGTATATGCCTGTCCACAAGTAAAAATATTATCACCTAAATCAATTTCTAATGCGTCAATTGTCATACCTTGCGATTTATGTATGGATAAAGCATATGACACTTTTAATGGCATATGATAAATATGAGTTTTAGTAGCTTTATCAATAATATCTTTATAATATGATATATTATGTAGGGTTCCTTCATTATCTTTAATTATGACATAATCGTGATGTAAATATTTAATAACACCGCGCATACCATTTACTATACCTATACATACATCAATATTTCGTGTTACAATTATTTGGGAGTTTTCAACTAGTTCAATATCATATTTGCTAATGTTTTTGATATTATCATTTGATGCTTCTGCTTTATAAATTATAGTTTTATTACCCATTTCTTTTAATTTATTAATCTCAATCTCATTAATTTTATCTACATTTATATTTTTTGGATATAACTTAGTAGGTATTATATCTTCATTAAATTGTGTATCTTTTAATACATTTAAAACTTTTAAAATGTTATCTGTACATTTGCCCTTCCTAATTATTTGTAGTATTTTTTGAAATAATATATCATCGTTTTGTCTTACAAGTTCATCAAGTAAAATAACCTTAATATTTGCTGCTTTCCATAATTTAGATAAAAAGCAATATATACCATTAACAGGGGCGAGTTGGCAAAAATCTCCAATCAATATAATTTGTATTCCACCAAATGGTTTTTTAAGCAATTCTATGTCTTTAAAATTATGTGATTTAATATAACAAAATATATCTGATATCTTCTCAAATAATATAGTATCAAGCATTGATACTTCATCAATAATCAATACATCTAATTCAACAAGCCTTTTGTATATATTAGAATGTTTTTTTATATTAATAAAAATATCTGCTAGTGAGCTATTATTTATTCCTAAACCTAAAAATGAATGTATTGTTTGACCACCTATAATAAAAGCAGCTGTTCCTGTTGTTGCTGTCAATCCAACATTTTTTTTATTATTGTTTAATAATTCTATAATATATTTTATTGTATATGATTTTCCTGTTCCAGCAGGTCCAGTAATTAATATGTTTTCTCCATTTAATGTTTGATCTACCGCTAAACGTTGCTTACTATTCAGTAACTCCATAATATAGTAGTTTATATATTACTATATCATATATATTAACCTATTATTATCATTTTTTTATTTACTTATTATTATAATGTTATATAATATCTTATAACTTATTAATAAACTTTATAACTACATTATTTTTTTTAAAATAATTTGTTATGAAAATATTATGGTTTCTTTGTATTTTATGTATAATTTCATTATGGTATCTTTCCTCTTTTAATGGGGGATTATTGAAAAACCACTTAATTAATATATCTTTATCTATGACTTTTTTGTGATTATAGTCATATTCACGACACATATGTAAAATTGCCCTAGATATAAATCCTCGTGAATAATTATTAGGAGCAAACATTTTAGTTTTATGATTTACATAATTTCCAAAGTCTAATTCTACCCAATTCTTATCTTTTATATTAATATCTTCTACAAACATATAATTTGATCTATTTACATTTAACGTATTAAAAGTTTTTATAATATTATGCATGTCATTAGAATGTTTATTCATTAACATACACTGGGGATAAATATGTTCTGCTGAAAGAAACTTATTTTTAAACTTAGCATGATTATCACTATAAAAATCTTTTTCTAAATATATAGAAGGCATTTTAATATCATGAATTATTGTTTGTTTAATTATATTATGATAAGGAAATCCTTTAATGTTTACCATATTTATTAAAAATAATAATAAATATTTAAGCATTCAAGTTATATTCTTTCCTATATAATATTATCAATTTTTTTTGCAATATTTGGATATAATTTAGAAAAAAAACCATATATATTTTCGTGAATTGTTTTATTAATATTGGGTTTAAAAGTTGTAAGCAGTGTTTTTGATTCAAAATCACCATGTATCCAATAGTGAACCATTATTGTTTCTTTCCCATAATCACCGCTTTTTACTTTCATCCAATCCTCTACTGTGAATGGCATATTATCAAATTTAAGATCATTTATTGGATAAAAAAGTTCTCGGTCATCTATAATATATAGATCACTCTTTAAAGACCCTATATTAATATATTGATCTATTATAGTTTTAAAATATGCTCCTCCAAAAATATCAAATTTTTGAAAAATATTTTCAGTATAATTCCTAACATATATTGGTATATTATCTAATATTAATTTCAACATATTATTTTTTTTATTAGCAGCAAAGAAAGCATTACATATATATTTATCACTGTTATATAGAGCATTAGTTTGTCCACTGGGTTCATAAGTAATATATAATTTATTAGAATTCATATCTAATATTTCAGCAAAATCTTTTAAAATTAAAACATCTAAGTCTATATATATTCCTCCATAATGATAAACAATTAATATACGTGCTATATCACCTTTTTGTACACCTGTTCTTGCTAATTTATATATATTATAAAAATGGGGATATTCCTCAGATATAAATTTTAGTATCATTTCATCTGTCCAAAACATCAACTCATATCCATTTGCGTTTAATATCTTAATATTTTCACTAACCAAATTATATATAATTGGTGGAAGATTTTTATCTTTCCATGTTTGATGAATAATTTTTGGTATCATATATATATTTATAAATATATATATTAAATCTTATATAAAAATTTATTTATTAATTTATATGTAATAAAATCAATAATAACAACAAGATTAACTAATTTAATATTACATCCATTAAAAGATGGAACATATATAGATGTAATATTAAAATCACCAAAAATATTTAAAACCCACATGAATTTAAACATTATTATATATTGAAACATATCAACATTATTATAAACACATATGTCATTATCATTAATATTTTTAATTGTTAAAAAGTCCTTGTATACATATACAGGTAATATATGAACTATTAAATTACAAACAAAATATTCAAATCGTACTAAATGAAAATCAGTAAATTTATTAAATACATTATATTTTAAAATAAATGGTTTAGTATCCATAGCATAGAATAATATATTACTATCATATAATATGAATAAATGGAATAATGTCATAATATGAAATGAATTAATTGCTATAAACCTAGATATTAAATGATTATCAATATTGAAAAAATTATATATCATACTATTAATGATAATCATCAATATATTCCAATTAGTATATTGATTAATTTTTCTACGCAAAACATCAATTTTAATAAATTGAGAATATTTTTTGCTAATGGGCATCAATGTAATAATAGTTGCTAAGAATATTTCAAACTGATTATAGTTATTATTTATTTGAGAGTTATTAGATAAAATATGATTATGATATATATTAGATATATTATTACACGTTAAATTTGCCATTATATTATTTAAATAATAGTTAATATCTTATATATATTTATTTTTGATAAGTACTATTATAATTTATTACTTGAATATGATAAGCATGCTTTACAATGGCGATGATGTTATTTTAATACCACAATAATCAACATTTTTATTTTTGAAATCTTGCTTTATATATATACCAATATTAGTTGACTCTTCTAATATCCATTTAAAATTTGTCCAAAATTCTTCTGTATGGCCTATGCTTTCTGTTGCTAAATGTGCAAATTCATGTAATACTACAAACATCATAGTATTAATATCCATTAATTTATCCTTATTTCTAAGACATAATACAATTTGTTCTCCTTTATTAACAGAATAACTTGTATATCCTGGTGTATCAACACCTTCACTCAGTTTATCTGGCCTAAAGTTTTTATTAAGCATAACTACTCTGTTATCACTTTCGCCATATGTTTTCTCTAAATGTTCTAATAAAATATTTAGCTTACTTTTAATAGTTGCTATTAAATCTGCTGCTTCCTTAGCATCTTCTTTAATTTGCACAGTATATTCTTCATTATCTATATTGCTTTTAACTTTTATCAGTCCTTCATTAATATAATAATTATATATATAGTAAATACCTACAATTATAATGATTAATATAATCAAACCTTCCGAACCTATATCCATATTAATCTATTTTAATTTATTATAATAAATTAAAAATTGATTTGTATTTAAATATTTAAAAATATATATTTACTATAATGGAATTTCCAAGAAAAATTCATGAACCAATAAACAATTTTGAAAATGATATTGAGTTTCAAATAACAGATATATATGATCCAGAATCAGATAAAATTAATGTTCAAAAAGACGCAAATGATTTATATTCGCTTTTAATTTATGGTACATCTGCTGTTGGAGCTACATATTGTGTAAATGTTAAAAATTTTATTCCATATTTTTATATCAAACCGCCAGAAAATTGGGAGAGTTTAAATAAAAATGCGTTCAGGGCAAAATTAGATGAATTAAATGACACATTAATTAACGGTACTTATAAAAGTAAATTTAATAATAATGGTGTAATTAGTGAATATAATAAAAAAATTATTCCTCGTTACTTAGAAACACATTTTGTAAATATCAAAATAGTAAATAAAAAAGACTTTTGGGGATTTACAAATGATAAAATATTTCGCTTTCTAAAAGTATCAGTAAAATCTCTTAAATTATACAATAATTTAAAGTATTATTTCAAAAGTCTTGAAAAAAATGATTTTAAAATGTATGAGACAAATATTGATCCATTTTTAAAATATATTCATACGCAAAATATTAAACCATGTGATTGGATAAGAATTGAAAAAGGAAAATATGAAATAGGTGAAGATATTAGCAGATGCGACTATAATATTACAACTGAATATAAAAATATAATGCCAATACAAGTTAATAAAATAGCACCATTATTAATAACATCTTTTGATATAGAATGTTCAAGTAGTCATGGTGATTTCCCTGTTGCAAAAAAAAATTATAGTAAGGTAGCACAAGATCTTGCGTTAATAGCAAAATTAGGTTATAAATATACAGCAGAAAATATTGTTAAATGGTTGCAAACTATATATTACGAAGATGTTATTATTGATGTATCAAAAGATATCAAGATTAACCGTATATATGCTAAAAATAAATTAGCACATAACTATATATCATCTATATCTCAAAAAATTGAACCGCATATTCATAAAATAATAGATATATTGAATATTATTGCTTCATCTATTAAAAAATCAGATGAAGCATGTGATAGAAAAGATATAAATGGAATAGATGATTATGTAAATAATGATATCAATGAAGATGATGATGATGATGATGATTTTAAAGGTAATAAAATGACAGTTCGTGAACTGAATGCCCAAGAATTAAAACTAACTGATATTTTATCAAATATATTAGTTCCTCTTGAAGGAGATAAAATTATTCAAATAGGAACTACTGTTCATATATATGGTTCTGATAATATAATATATAAAAATATTATAACTTTAAACAGTTGTGATAAAATTGATGGGTGTGATGTGCAGCATTATAATACAGAAAAGGAAGTGCTAATTAAGTGGAAAGAACTTATGAATAACCTAAATTCTGATATTATTACTGGTTATAATATATTTGGTTTTGATATGGAATATATATGGCTCAGAGCTACTGAATTAAATATTCTTGATAATTTCTCGTTGGGATTTGGTAGATTAATAACGCGTAAATCTTCCCTTGTAGAATTAAAATTATCTTCATCAGCACTAGGTGATAATATATTAAAATATATTGACATAGATGGGACAGTACTAATAGATTTGCTAAAAGTTATGCAAAGGGATCAAAAGTTAGATAGTTATAAACTCGATAATGTAGCATCAATATTTTTAGGTGATAATAAGAATGATTTAAAACCACAAGAGATATTTGATAAATTTAAGGGGAATAGCGAGGATAGATGTGTTATTGCTAAATATTGTATTCAAGATTGTTGCCTTGTTAATAGATTAATACATAAATTAAAAATACTTGAAAATAATATTGGTATGGGAAATGTATGTCTTGTTCCTCTCAATTTTCTATTTCGTAGAGGTCAAGGAATAAAGATATTCTCTTTAATTGCGAAAGAATGTATGGAAAGAGAATATCTAATACCAACTATTAAATCATATAGTGAAAATTTGATAGAGTTAGATAATGGATATGAAGGCGCTGTTGTCTTAGAGCCAAAAGAAGGGATATATTTAAATGAACCAATTGTGGTATTTGATTATGGTTCTCTTTATCCATCATCTATGATATCTTGTAATTTATCTCATGATTGTTATTTGATGGATGAGAAATATCGTGTTGAAGATCCTAATATTGAATATAAAACAATATCATATGATTTATATGAAGGTGTTGGAGATAAGAAAAAGAAGACTGGTGAAAAAGATTGCGTATTTGTCCAATATAAAGATGGAAGAAAAGGTATTATTGCTGATGTTTTAGATATGTTGCTAAAACAACGTAAAAATACGAGGAAAAAAATTGAATATAAGACAATTACAACAAATGATGGGAAAATATATTCAGGTATTTGTTCAGATAAAGGAGATTATTATGAAGTATATAATATTGATGCGAATAGTAAAATATTAGTTCAAAAATTTAATATAGATAATATTAAAGAAACATATAATATATTTGAACAAGATGTTTTGGATGCTTTACAAGTCGCATACAAAGTTACCGCAAATTCACTTTATGGACAAATTGGTGCAAAAACATCTTCAATATATTTGAAAGAGATAGCAGCATGTACAACAGCAACAGGAAGAAATATGATTATGTTAGCAAAAGATTTTGTAGAAAGAAATTATAATGCTGAAGTTATTTACGGAGATACTGATTCTATATTTTGTAAATTTCCTTTAACAGATAATGATGGTAATGCTGTATTTGGAAAAGATGCTTTACAATTTGCGATAGATATTGGAAAAGATGTAGAGAAACATATTAATGTTCCTGATATTATGCCTAGTCCACAAAAATTAAATTATGAGAAATGTCTATATCCATTTATTCTATTTAGCAAGAAGAGATATGTTGGTAATTTATATGAAAATGATACTACAAAATACAAGCAAAAATCTATGGGTATTGTATTAAAACGACGAGATAATGCTCAGATAGTCAAGAAAATATACGGTGGAGTTATAAACATCATATTAGAAAAACAAGATTTAGATGGCTCAATAGTATTTTTACAAGAAGAACTAAATAATCTTGTTGAAGGTAAAACATCTATAAAAGAACTTGTAATAACAAAGAGTTTAAGATCAACATATAAAGATCCTTCAAAAATTGCTCATAAAGTGCTAGCTGATAGAATTGGAGCAAGAGACCCAGGGAATAGACCTGTTGTTAATGAGCGTATCCCTTTCGTATATATTAAAACAACAGGAAATGGTAGTAATGCGAATGTATTACAAGGTGATAGAATAGAGAACCCAGATTATATTGAGCAAAATAATTTGATACCTGATTATTTACATTATATTACTAATCAAATTATGAAACCTATATTGCAACTTTATGCTTTATGTTTAGATAAACTACCTGGATATGATAAATGCGATGAATATTGGAATGATGTAGATAAAGCACTATCTGAAAAATCAATGTATCATAATGAAATAAAAAGAAAAAATAGAATTAATAACCTTAAATTAATGATGGTTAAAGAGTTGTTATTTGACAGGTTTATCAATATACTATGTGAACCAAAAATTCCAAAAATTAGGAAAAGTAGTAAATCTATAAAGAATAGTGCGAAATCAACATCTGTTGCTATTAATGCGTCTGATAGCACTATTGATAATGATAAAGACAGTAATAGTGATATTAGTGATACATCATTACAAATTTTAAATTTAGATGCAACTATTAAAATTACTAAAAAGATTAAAACTGGAAGTATTGTATCAACAGCATTTATTCAAAATGATAAGAAAAAAAAGATATGGGTTGATAACAATGAAAATTGTAAGGACAAAGATTATGAAATAATAGACTTAATAAAAAAAATTATTAATTATAATAGTAATAATATATATTATATAACATTAAATAATAAAGGCTTCAAAGACGAATATAATAGAGCTCATCATCTATATAATGAGTTAGTAAAAGATAAGAAAATATATACAGATGATTCAATTGATAATATTATGAAAAAAATAATGGATAGTCATGATATTGGAAAACTAAAAGACATTAGCAACATATATAAATATTATGATATAATATTGCTTAATAGCAAGTTTATGTTTGTGTAATTATATTTAATAAAATTAATAAAAATATAGTTAATATTTGAGATAAATTAATATATAAAATATAAAAATTGATATTATTGGTTGTTTAATTGATTTTTAACATTATAATTATAATGTCTTCATACAAAGAAGAAATTTCGGAACTTACTGAAAAAGGTTATTGTGTAATAGAAAATATTTTAACAAAAGAAGAAATATCTATATCAATTGGATATTTTAGAGAATGGTTTTCTTCACATCCACAAATTGAAGAATTACATAGTAAAATAAGTCCTCATGGAATTATAAAGTATCATGAAGTAGGACAACAACGACATGCATGGTATATTAGAACAAGAGAAAATGTTCAAAATGTTTTTAAAAATATTTGGCAAACTGACGAAGTAGTTGTTAGTTTTGATGGTTGTTGTTATATACCAGCTGAATGTAAAAAAAAAGATAGTACATGGACACATACAGATCAAGCACCTACAAAAAAAGGTTTGAAATGTATTCAAGGATTTGTAGCGTTAACAGATAATTGTGAACGAACACTTGTAGTTTATGAAGGAAGTCATAAATTACATGAAGAATATGCGAAAGAATATAATTTAACATCTACAAAAGATTGGTTGCTAATAGAACAAAAATTCTTAGATAAAATTAGTGATTCTAAAAAGGTTCTAAATATTAAAGCAGGTTCATTAGTATTATGGGATTCTAGAACTTTTCATCAAAATCAATATGGAAATAAAAATAGTAATGAAGAACGAATTGTACAATATGTAAGCTATTTACCTCGTATTAATTTATCAAAAAAAATGTTAGAAAAAAGACAAAAATATTTTATAAATAGGAGGACAACTTCGCATTGGGCATATCCTGTAAAAGTAAATGGACAACAACCTCAAAATTATGGAGATAGTAAATTGAACATAAATTATAGCGAGTTGACTGAACCTAAATTAGATGATTTAATTGAAGATATTACTAAAATATTATAAGATTAAAAATAAATAGTTTATATATACTTTATTATTTAATATGCCAATTTTTATACATTTGGATATTTTTACATCCTTGAAGATTTAAAATGGTAAAAACATAAAAACATAAAAAATGATATAATAATCAAATATTATTATATCACAATGGTATATATTTATGTTCTTAAATTACAACATGATAAATATTATGTTGGTAAAACATCAAACCCATATTTTCGTATAGAAAGTCATTTTAATTCAGAAGGTTCAGAATGGACTAAAATACACAATCCCGTAAAATTATTAGAACTTATAAAAGGAGATGATTATGATGAAGATAAATATACAAAAATATATATGGATACATATGGCATTGATAATGTAAGAGGTGGTTCATATACTTCTGTAAAATTAGATAAAGAAACTAAAAACCAACTTGTAAAAATCAGCAACAATACTAATAACCGATGCTTCAAATGTGAAAAAGTAGGACATTTTGCTAATGATTGTAAAGAAGAAGACAATGATAGTAGTAGTAATAGCGAAGAAAATGTAATATTGTGCTGTGAATATTGTGATAAAGAATTTGAAGATGAAGAAAAATGTGAATATCACGAAAGATATTGTAAAAAGAAAAACAAACAGATTTCTGGTAATTCGTGTTTCAAATGTGGAAGATATGGTCATTTTGCGAATAATTGTTGGTTTAAAAAATCTTCATTTTCAAAATCAACATCTTCAAAAAAATGTGATATATGCGGAAAATATGGTCATTATGAAATAAATTGTTATCAATTTTAGTTAGGGTATCTGTGTATAGTATTTAAAATACCATCATCTTATATTCTTTGTGTCGTTTTAAATCTTCAAGGGTGTAAAAAATACAGATTTAATAGCAAAAATATCTAAATGTGTAAAATGTAAAAAGAATTAATATGTTCTATTATATTTAAAAAATTGTAAAAAATGATATTATATTTTTTTTAATAACAAAAAATTATGGCTCATACTGTTTTGCGAACATTCCTTAATTTGTTTGATGGAGTTAGAGGAGATAAAGAAGATTTTATTGATGAAGATAGTTTTGAAATAAAACTAAATGAATTAGTTAATGACGGATTTATTATTGCTGGTCCACTTGATGATATTACTGTTTATCAAGCAAAAAATGGACTGAAATGGGCTGAATTTGTTCATATTCAGGATTCTATAAAAAAGTCAATATTATTAGAACTTGTTGAAAATCCATCTACCTTCTTTGTTCTTTTAAATACGCAAAAAGGAAAAATGCGAATTACTTCACAAGAAATTAAAAATTGGGGTAATGATAATACTAAAAAAGTCGTATCATTTATTATTGTCGATAATGATAAAACCCTATCTGATCAATCAATAGATGGTATCAAAAATGTATTTTCTAATCAAAAGGTAAAAATATTTTCATTATCTAGTACAAGCAAAACAAGTTATGATGAAATTAAAACTTATATTGACGCTTATTCACACGGTATCATTGAAGATAATGGGGATCTAGAATATCCTATGCCAATCATTTGTGGCCTTGGAAATTCAAAACAAGCAGAAAAAATTTTAAAATTAATTAATCATATTGATAAAAAAGCATCAGCTAATAACTCATCCCTTAGATATGGCATTATTTGGGATGAAGCAGATAGGACGTATAAACAGTTAAGAGATAAACAGTTTAATATTGATGGTGAAAATATGTCATATAAAAAATTTATGGCTGAAAAAACAGAAGCACTATATCGTCTCGGATTTGTTTCCGCAACAGAAGGAGATCTACTCTTAGATGAAGAATATCCAGAATGTGTTAATGCTTATTTATATCCAGTTATTATTTCACAAGAAGATCAAGAAAATTATCGTGCTCTTCATCATCATGAATCTATATCACATAAAATACCATTTGTAAAAGACACATGCAATTCATATGCTGAAAAAGTGTTAGAAACTAATTTAGAACATTTTATTACACCAATTAATCTTGCAAATGGAGAGCTTTATTATAGAAAGATTATAGTAAATAGTAATGCTAAAACAGAAGAGATGAATCAATTTGCTAAATGGTGTAATAAAAAAGATATGCATGCTCTTATATTTAATGGTTATGGAGGAATAAGTATTAAAATATTAAAAGTTGAACAGCCTATTCAAATAATTAAGATGAAAGGTAGAAGATTAAATGAGGTAATTTATTATATCTATAAAAAACATAATCTTAATGATAAACCATTAGTTATTATTGGGAAGCGTAAAGTAGATAGAGGGCTTGGATTTCATTATTGTCCACGAAATAATGATAAAATAGAAATTAATGGCGATCTTGGTATTCTTACAACAGAAAATAAAGATGGTATAGTATTTACTGATATGATATTGGGTTATATTGAAAATAATGCTACCGCAGTACAGAAAGCAGGGCGCCTTGCTGGTATTATTGGAAATTCGCCACAATATCCAGGTTCAACACATTATTGGATGGATGAGCGTACAGAACAAGTAATAAGAAGACACAATACAGTAATTGATAATACTAATAATATTAATGGCTGTTCTGTATTTCAAGCTGTAAAACACGCGCAGAATAATATACCATTGGTTGTTGTAGATAATTCTGACCAAGATCCGCGCGCTTCTATTCCGATTGTAATTAATATTACAGAAGAAGTATACAAAAAAATTAAAAAGGATGCAAAAGGTTGGGATATTAAAACTATCCATTCTATTATTGAGCAGTATTCTAATGATGATACATATGATAAAATAAAAAATATGAAAAGAATACAAGTAGTTTGTCCCGAAGATGATGTTTCATATAAAAAATATATTACTACCTTTATTGATAAATCAAGGCTAAATGTAAAATATAAAATTCTACAACCTAAACAAAAGAAAGACGACCTTAAAAATACTGATACATATCAGATTTATCTTGATAAGCGCGAGTTTAATATAATTATTAGTATATACTATGGTATTACACCTACTGTATAAATATTATTTACATATTCTTATTATTATATAATTAGATTTAGGGTATATATTTTTTGTTATTAACTGAAAAACCATTAAATGTTGAACTAGGTGATACTGTATATGATCCAAAATTTGCTACATATAACCAATCACCTATATTAAGTTCTTGATACTGAATATCTTTGTATATACAATCTAAACTATCGCATGTAGGTCCAAAAAATGTTGTATTATATTTTTCTGTTTTATTATTAGTTGTTTGTAATGAAATTAATTCTGGTTTTTGATGATCATAATTAATACAATTGAAAGAACCATATATACCATCATTTAAATAATATTTAATTACATTTGCTTCTTTTTTCTTAGCAATTACATTAATTACTAGTGTATGAGTAGACTCAGTAAAATATCTTCCAGGTTCAGCAATAAAATTAATAATATTATTATTCTTTTCATATGAAAAGAATTCATCAATAGCATTGTTAATATTATAGCAAATATCAGCAAATATTATATTTTTATCAACACCCGGAAATCCACCTCCAATATCTATTATATTTATATTAAAACCAAAATTTTTTGCTAGATTATAAGCATCATAGCAATCTTTAATCGCATTATAAAAACTTTTAGCATCGCTACAACCACTCCCAACATGAAAACTAAAACCCAATAAATTCATTTGCATACTTTTTATTCTGTCAAATATAATTGGGAGATTACATAAATGGCATCCAAACTTAGAATTAAATTTACATTTACTATTACTATCATCAACACATATTCTAAGTATTAATTTAGCATTCGGATATAATTTGTGTATTTTTTCTAATTCTTCTATACAATCAAATGTCATTTTATTTATGTTATTTTCACGAGCATATATTAAATGAGATGAAATTTTACAAGGGTTCGCAAATATTATTTTATCAGGATTATTTACAATATTCAACGCATTGATTAATTCATTCTTAGACGCACAATCAAAATTACATCCTAACTTTGCTAATAAATTTATTATTTTATTATCTGGGTTAGATTTCACAGCAAAATATGGTTGTATATCTGGTAAATAATTAATCCATTTAACATATTGCTCTTCTACTTTTTCTAAATCAACAATATAAAAGGGTTCATCGTCGTATTTATCTTTCTCATTAATATATTTTATAATAATATCCTCTAATTTTGGTTTATCAATACATTCATTTTTCATTTATTTTTAATAATATTTATTTTTTAATCTTATATATTAAAAATTAGAAAATTAATTTTCTAATTTTTAATATATAATTAAAGATGGGTTAGTATATCTTCGTTAATATTTTGTTTTTAAAATTATTATGTAATTATATTAAGATGAAAAAAAATATATTAGGTTTGATTGCTTGTGGAGGAACAGCAAGTAGAATTTTCAATATCCCAAAGTTTATTTTGCCTCTTAAAAATAAGAACTTGTCTTTATTGAGTAATTGGTGTATGTTAATGATTGAAAAGGGATGTAATAAAATTATTATTGGTTCTTCGGCCGCAAATAATTCATTTATAGAGCATATTATTAATACACAACTAAATGATCACAAAAACTTAATAATTATCAAGATCATTCAAAATACTTCGACTATGAATGAAACAATATTAAAGATGGTAGAAAACGAAGATTATGATTTAGCAATTATGGGAATGCCTGATACACATGTTGATTATATTTCAGATAATTTAATTAATAAAGTATCCAACAATAATGATATAATTATAGGCAGCTATTTATGGAATATAAGAAATACACAAAAAGAAAAGATAGGATTATGTAATATAGACGATAATTATATTATTGATATTATCGATAAGAATAAGGATTGTGATTATAATTATGGTTGGGGTGCTATAATTTTCAAGAAAGAGTTTGAGAATTATATTAAAAATGATGATCTACATTTAGGATATTCTATGAAATTAGCATTAAATAATTCTATTAAAATTCCATATGAAATTATTAATGGACAATATTGGGATTGTGGAACTGTAAGTGAATATAAAGAATATCTTAATTTTTTAGATGATAATAAACCTATATATATAAAAGGATTATTAATAATTGCTGCGGTATATATAGAGGATGATGAGTATAAATTAAATGTTTTGAAAAAATGTATAGAGCAATTTAGAAATATTTATAAAAATGAAACGATAGTTATTGTAGATAATAATTCTAAAAATGTCAAATGGTATGATTTAGCAAAATCTTTGAATATATATATAATAAAAAATAATTCAAACTTATATAGATACGAAATAGGTGCATATAATTTGGCATTAAAACATTTTCGTGCGGATAAATATATATGTGTTCAAGGGAATACATTTTTAAATAATAAAATTACAGAAGAACTCGATGATACCAAAGCTGATGCTATTGTTTTCAAAAAACATTATGAACCTGACTTAATATGGAATGAAAATGACCCCTTTATACATCAAGGAAAAATTTTTGATTATATATCATCTATTAATAGATATTTAAATATTTTAGATATGAAAGATAGGGATAAAGAACAATTAGTTTTATGGAATTGTTTTTATTGTAATAAGGCATTTATGGATAATATGATTGAAAAAGGCATTTTAGATTTAATATGTAATAAAAAAGAAATTTCATGTTCATATGAAAGAATTTTAGGAACATATTTTCATCGTAATTTAGTGAATGTTAAAGAAATAAATCCTGAAACATATAATAAATTTCACTTCGGTCAACTTTAATTATTGATTTATTTACTCTAATATTAACATACTGTTATAATAGTCATCAATAAACATTTTGATTATTTTATATTTATCAAAACTAATATTTTTTCCCATATTAGTTTTTATGCTATTCATTATTTTATTTGTGCGCTTTTCTATGTTATCTATTATATCATCAATATTACTCTTTTTTTTTATAATACCATAAGTAAAATATCTTGATATTCCTATTGAACCTAATGAATCAATACGATCAGCATCTCTAACACAATCTAATTCAATACAGTTATTACAAACATTATAGTTATTATAGTTATTATAGTTATTATTATTAAATAACTCGACTGATAAACTTATATTACATGAAATATTTATAATAGTTTCTAACATATCCTTGTCTTCAATTAAATTATTAAAGAAATTTCTAAGAATATTTTCTTGTGTTTCATCAACATATCTGTATTTACTATCATTAATATCATGTGTTAATGCTGCTAATTGAATTATAAATATTTGTTTTTCACTTAAATTCTCTGATATTGCGATTTTAGTTGCCATGTTTTTAACTCTTATAACATGATCAAAACTATGTGAATCATCATAGTTTTTCATATAGTCCTTAACAAAATCTTCTGTTCTTCTAAGTAATTCTTTTTTATTTATAATACTCATGTTTAATAATAATTATTCTTTCTTTTATATTATTATTCAACATTTCCTAAAAAAAAGTTAATTATTAGTAAAAATAATTGAGAAGTGCTAGTTTATATCTAATATATATCATATAATTGATAATAGATGTCTTACATATCAAAATTTTAATAATATTGACATTTAAGTTTATAAATCAGAAAAAAGAAATTTAATAATTGAAGAAGCTTTTTCCTTACCAACTCCATCAATTTTACATAGTTCTTTAATTTGTTGTTCTAATGTTTCAATATTAGCAAGAATTTTTATAAGGTTTGCCATACATATATATTTAGAATAAATATTTTTAGCAATTATATTAGATATCATTGGTATCTGAGATAATTGCATGATAAAACATGTTTTAGTATCTATATTATCTATTTTTTTCTTTTTAAGTTTTATAAAATCAGCATAGCACTTATCTGATGTGTATTCTTCATATAAAAATTTATCTGGTTTATCTATTATTTTTGTAGATATTAGTAATATTAATGTTGTAGTATCCACTATGTTTTTAGTATATAAAATACGGATATTATCTCTAAACAAAGTATGGAGATAAGCACTTTGTATCATAGATTTATTCCTATCATATGTGGTTGATGATAATATATTGTCACCTTCAATAATATATGTAATATATTTTTGCGAAACATTAGATAATAATCTAGCTTTCTGTTCTTTATATCTTCCATCTTGTATAGATGCTTGTAAATCTTGTAGAGTTTTTCTTTCAAATATATGTGTAAGATTTTTATATGTTATATGAATATCACCTAGATTTAAATTTTCAGATAATATTTTAATTTTATCTTTGTAATTATCAAGATCTCTATTAATTAGATCATTATAGAGAGTTGTTTCTCTTGCGTCAATAGTAATTAATATTTTATCATCATTATCCATGTTAATTATAATATCTATTATAAATATTACTTATATATAATTTTGGAATAAATTAAAAAAATAGATAAAATAATAAATAATATTAAAAAAAATATAATTATGATATTGGTATTACATTGTATATTGTAGTAATTTGTATCATTCTTCTCATTTTGAAATGGTTCATCTGGTGCTTTAATGTAAATATTATATTCTTTGTCTAAAATTTTATCGCTTATATCTACTTCTTTTGTAACACTCTTAGTTTGCGAAGCACCCATTATTAATATCTAATATATATTATTTATAATATATATTTTAATTATTATGTATATACGCCATTATGTTTAGAATATTTCTTTTCAATAACTTTGTAAAAGTCTTCAAACTTTGTAGAAATATCTTCGGCGTCGCGATTATTAAATAGAAATTGTATTAAAGTAGCTGGTTCAACAGAATATTTTTTGATATTATCCCACATAATATCAAAATGTTCTTGATTATTAAAGAATGATAAAAACATATTATTTGCCTGATACTTATCGAGATGTGTCATTTCAATATCTAGATCAATTCTTCCTGAACGCATTAGAGCATCGTCAAATTTATCTGGGAAATTAGTTGTCATAATTACAATTAACCCCTCGGGATTATTAAATCCATCAAGACAATTCAATATACCATTCATAGTAATATTATTCTTTAAACTATCATTTGGTTTTCTATCAATAAAAATACAATCAATATCTTCAAGAACAAGAATTGATCTTTTATCATCTTCATTAACCTGAGAGATTGCTTCAATCATAGATTCTTCTTTTAGTTCAGAGTTAATATTTAAAACACAAATATTAGCAGAACATTCAGAAGCAATACTATGAATAAGTGATGTTTTACCTACTCCTGGGGCACCATGTAACATAATATTCATTTTATAAGGTATCCCATGTTTATTATACTCTTTATAAGTATCTTTGCTTAAAAATCTTAGAACTGGGTCTTTAATTTTATTTAAATGATCCTTTTTCAAAAAGATACTGTTAAAATTTCGTTTAGGAATTGAAGAATCATAAGTCCAACAAAATCCAGACCACTTCTTTTTTATAATTTTATCACCAGAAACTTCCGCAAATTTTTCTTTCTTTTCTTTAAATTTTTTATTAAAAGCATCCTCAATAAATTTAATTATAGTATCTTTTGATTGACTATTCAAAACTACTTTTTTAATTTGAAAAAATTCATCTTTAAAAATTAATGTTTGCACCTTATCATTTAAAATGAAATCTGATATTTCAATATCAATATCATTAATAGTATATTTACCATTTTTTGGAATAAAATTATGTAAAAAAATATAATCTGATTGTTCTTTTTTATAATCTCTATAATGTTTCCTGTCTATTTCAATATATTCACAATCAATATTTTTATTTTCTTTGCTCAATAAATCATACAAATATGATAAGATAACTCTTGTATCAGCATTATGAGAATATAAGGTAATAGACATCACTAATGTTCTATTTCCTATTTAGATATATAATTAACTTTAACCTTATATCATAACGCACGTAATAATTACAACATAATCATCGTTTTGATGGTTCAACATAAACCATATCTAAGTATTTAAATATGTCTTCTTCACAATGAATAATATCTGTTGTATCAATAATATTTTTTGAATTATCTTTAAATCCATATTCAGATAATGATAAACCTTTTTTTAATGCTATTTTACGCATATATATATTAAAACTATATGATCCAGTAAAATAAAGTAGAGCAAAATAATAATAAGATGGGTCCGCAATTAATATATCAATTCTTCGTGCTGGTAAATTTGGAGATAATTTACATATTCCCATAAATTTATTAGTGCCTAATGCTAATTTTTCAATTATATATGATGTTTCTTCTAATTGAGATATTATATCTTTTAATACTAAACCAGGTTTATTTTTAATTAATATATCTATATCTCCCATATCTTTATTTTTTCTTCTATAACTACCAACAAATTCAAACTCAATATCTTTGTATAAATTGATTAATATTTTATTGACTATTTTCAAATGTTTTCGTCCTTCTACAATAGGAATTCTTAAATTCATATCATCATAATATTTTAACCCTATTTTTTGTTTATCATTTAATAATTCTGGATGTTCTTTTAATTCATCAAAATTTTTAATTTTAGTCATTAATTCAGTAATTTTTGAAGGTCCTACGCCATAAATACCTTTTAATTTATTTCCTAATATATATCTAGGGTCATTTAAAGCATTATCTACTTCAACAATATTTCCGGTATTAATAAACTCAAATAACTTATCTTCTATTTTTTTTCCAACACCCTTAATCCCTTTAATATCTTCAATTGTTTCAATATTTTTATCATATAATTCAATAGATTCAATTACCTTTTCATAAGCCTTTACTTTGAATGGCTCCTTATTTATTTTTTCATAATCTGCTAATATTTTTAAATTATCAATAATTTTTTTATTATTATCATTAATAATTATTAGATCTTCTTTTTCTTTTTTTTTATTTTTTTTATCAAGAGCATCCTTATTTATACATCTTCCAGTAGCAGGATTAACTACTTTTCCATCTGTACATATTTTATTCATTATTTTCTAATAATATGTGTTTATAAATATATAATCAATTTTTTAATACATATTTTAATATTTCAAACACAAATTTTTTATGTCATAAAGATAATACTTGATTGGCTTTAATTACTTTAAAATAATTAAGAATATATTATTATATATATTATATATAATATATATAATAATATATTATTCTATAAATTATTATGAGTATTATATGCGATCATAATGCTGGTTTCTTTTCATGTTGTTCTGTAAAATTAGAACAAATTATTTATTATATTAATGATAATAATTTAAAATTTCCAATTTCGGTTGATAGTTCACGGCAATTTAATTGGTATAAAGAATGTGAATATGAATATGAAGATATTACATTTAATTATTTTGAACATTATGATAATATTAATGAAATAATAAAAAAAAAATCCCTATTGGTATAGAGAATAATATATCTGAATACCAATTTTATGTTTATCAATTATTAGATTTTGATAGTATTAAACCAGTTATTACAAAATATTTTACTCCTTCAAAAAATATTTTAAATATTATTCAAGATATGGAAAAAAAATATAATATAGACTATAATAATATTTGTGTATTATTTTATAGGGGAAATGATAAAAATAGGGAAACATTAATATGTGATTATAATGAATATTTAATTTATGCAAATAAAATATTAGAAATTAATCCTAATATTTTATTTTTGATTCAAAGCGATGAAACTGAATTCATAAATTTTATTAGTGAAAGATTTCCAAATAATTCAATTTATTTTAATGATGAAATCAGACATGTTCCTAAATGTGATAGTACTGTGGATATTATTATGAAAGATAAGAATCCAATATTTTCTAAATATTATCTCGCTATAACTATTATAATGTCAAAATGTAAATATATTATCTGTGGTTCTGGTAATTGTTCATTTTGGATTATTTTATACCGGGGAAATAATAATAATGTTATTCAAAACTTAAATAATACTTGGATATTACCAAATTATTTAATAAATGATAATAATAATAGGAAAAAAGATAATTATTGATTTTTAATATAATACTAATTTAATGCCTATATTATTTATAGGACTTTCAATCATTCATATATATTGTTATTAATTATACTGTATATAATATATAAAACTTAACTATAATAATATTAATATATAATATGAAAATCAAAAGTACACTATTATACGTATTTGTTATTCTACAAACTATTAGTTGCTATATATCTAATAAATCATTATTTAATATGAATCTAGATGGATCAGATACTAAACTAGCGTTATCTAAGCGAAGAGATATCATATTTTATAGTGTAGCATTAAATACATTAGGAATAAGAAGGGTATCGGCGGAGCAATCTATTATAGATATTGAGAAGATAAGTTCTAAGGATATTATCAAATGTATAGAAGAAGAGCAAACAAATATTTTTGAAAAATCAATATCATCTGTATGTTTTATTAGTACAGAATACACAAGTATGGCTGATAAATATAATTTGAATAAAGATGATTTACCAAAAGGTGTTGGTACCGGATTTATTTGGGATAAAAAAGGGCATATCATAACAAATTTTCATGTTATTAATAAAGTTGATAAGGCATTTGTAACAATAACTGACAAAGATAGCAATAAAAAAACGTATATAGCAAAATTAACAGGTGTTGACCCTGATACAGATTTGGCTATACTTAAAATTGATGCAACGCCAGCTGAATTACAAATAATTAACTATAATCCAAATGTTAAAACGCGCATTGGACAATTTGCTTTTGCTATTGGTAACCCATTTGGTCAAGATCATACATTTACAACAGGAATAGTTTCAGCAATAAATCGAGAGATTACAGCTCCTACTGGTAGAAAAATATATGGTATTATTCAAACAGATGCCGCTATTAATCCAGGGAATAGCGGTGGTCCATTATTAAATAGCAATGGTGAAATAATTGGAATCAATACAGCATCACTTGGATTAGGAGTATCGGCAGGTATAGGTTTTGCGATTCCTATATCATCAGCTTTAAAATCAATAAATGATATTATTGATACAGGGTATGTTCAAAAAGCAATACTTGGAATTTCATATATGGAAAGAATTCCTTCAATTGTCGAATCTGAAAAAAGCGGTATCCCCATTATTACCAAAGGGATACTTATATTAGATGTTCCAATAAATTCACCAGCATATTTTGCTGGACTTAAGGGTGTAGAAAGAGATGAAAAAACCAAACATGTAACTCAAATTGGAGATATTATATTAGCTATTAATAATATACCTATAAATAATCCGGATGACTTAAATACAGTACTTAAAAAATTTAAACCAGGGGATAAAATAAATATTAAACATTTGAGAATTAATAAAATGTATAACACAGAATTGATACTTGGTAATTATAAAGGTGCCACTTTCACACTACTTGAAAATGAACGAGGAAAAAATTTCGAAAAAGAGAGAACACCTGTTAATATACCACTTAAAAATTTAGAACCCATAATAGAACCTAAATTAAATTAAAAATTAAATTAAATTGTTATTTATGATTTTATAATAGGAGGAACAAGATAGCAGCCTTCTAAATATAAATTATCATCTTCATATTTTTTAAAAGACCATCTATATATTACATAGCATATATTATTGTAATTTCTATTTTTTGGATAATACATATCATTAAATTGAATGCTATTTTGCAACATTGTTTTATATTCCGCATTTACTTTCATGTCAACTATGTAATATAAATTATTTTTTTCATCATTATTATTTACTATATCACTTTGATAATTAATAATTTCATAATCAATAAACTTACCAAGTAATAGCGCATATTTTCCATCTTGAAAATAAGATGTTAGTCGTTTTGTATTTTTATATTTAATTATATTCGATTTTGAACAATAATTTTGTAAATTACTTATTGCTTTATCAGGATCAATCTTGCCATTTTTTTTAAAATTATTCATAATATTATTTAAAACAACATCAATCTTTATTTTAGTATTGCTATTTAATGAATAATTTATGTTATCATTATTATTGTTATTATCACCATTATTGTTATTATCACCATTATTATTGTTATTATCACCATTATTGTTATTATTTTTTAATGAAGGTAAATTAATACTATTTTTTTGAACTTCAATTATTTCAATAATTTTCATTGCTTCATCTTTTAATTCATCAATTGTTTTTTCTTTTTTTAGACTAAAAGCACTAGCATGTTTAGTTATCAAAAAAGGCAGTTGTATATATTGGAAAATACTAAATAACCCACATATTTCACGGCGATTTAGATTTAATTTTACTAATTCAAAATTTTTATTAAATTTATGTAATCTATTATTAATGTTAACAGTATTTGCGAATGCTAAGGCCTCACAACTAAATAAAATTGTAATAATAATTCTTTTATATAAACTCATATATTTTGTATAAATATATGATATTATTTTTATATAATAATTAAAAAAATAAGGACAAATTATAAAATATCATTAGAACGCAATACATTAATATCATATTGGACATAAACATCTTCTTTCAATTCCTTTAACATATCCGTATAATTATTACCTAAAACTTCTGTACCTGAAATAAAGATTGATCCTGTTTGAGGCATCTTCATAATTCTTTCCATAGTTAAAGGTTCAGTTTCGTTATATCCTTCGCCAAAGAAACATTCTTTAATAGAATGTCCTAGTTCTTTACAAGTTTTAAGAGATTTATACATATCAACCGGTTGAGCTGTATCTTTATAATATACTTCAAATGTTTTTTTTGAACCATTATCTGTTAATGCCGATGATACTAAAATATCAGCTAAATCTAGACGAGATATAATACCACTTTTAGATATTCCTTGATTGAATTCTACTTCTCGTGGACCTCTTCTTTCACCAGGCGAGAGCATACCAGGTCTAATAATAGTATAGCTAAGATGCTTAGGTGCTTTTTCATATAATATACGTACTCGTTCCTCGCCTGTTTGTTTTTTATAACAGGCTTCACAACTTGCGAAGCCTCTATCAATTGCTTCACCATATCCATTTCCTGATGTATCATCATTTTTTTGACATTTAGCACATATAGATGAAACAATTATTAAACGTTTAACATTTGATCGTATTGCTTCTTCGGCAACATTTACTAATCCAATATCTTCAACATTATTACTTGGTTCTGCTGTAAGTGAAAAATTTGTATTAGTAATTTTTTGATATTTCATATTTTTTTTTGAAATATCAATTCCAGGAGTTGTTGTTACTTTTATGGAGGGTCTTGAAGCAGCACAAAATATTACAGCATCCACATCTTTCATTATACCATTAATAGAATTTGAATTAATGACATCGGCTATAATACTTGTAATTTTCTCTTTTTTATTAAGATCATCTATAACAAGAGAATTAAATTTAGCATTCTCTCTATTAACAATTTCAACTTTTCTTCTTGTAACCGCAACAACACTAATATTTTTTTCTAGTAACGCGCGAATTGTATCACCGCCAGTATATCCTGATGCTCCAAATACAACTACTTTTTTTGGTATATTCAATTTATCATTATAATTTGTATTAAAAGCACCTGAACTCTTTGATATACTATACACGCTAATTAACGGAATAACTTTAATTGCTTTACGTCTATCAATATCTATATTCATTTTCAATTGAATAATATTAAGAGGCTTATATGAATGTATTGATCTTCTAATATTTATTCTATAATTCAAATCATTATTAATTACAAATGTATTAGATGTAATAATATTTGCCATCGCAACTATAATAAGAAAAATATTTATCATTATTTAATACCTTGTATGTATTATAGATATATTTTTTATATAATTATATCACAAAGTTATATAAGGATTTGATTATATTATAATATAAAACAAATAGATCACATTATTAGGTACATAGTTAACTTAACTTATTTTTTTAATTAATATTGCTCTGATTTATGAGCTTTGCTACCATGGCCGAGTCTGGTCCAAGGCATGACACTTAAGCTGTCACGTGCTTAGCACTCGCAGGTTCGAATCCTGCTGGTAGTAAATTCCCTTTTTACTAAGGCAATATTTATTTATCTTATTAACATTTTATTGTTATCCATAACTTTCATATATATAAAGAATAAAAAAGAATAAATAATATATATGCCTTCAATTGATAAAACTTTCCTATTATCATTACATGACGAGTATACAAAATACACATGCTTTATTGAAACAGGAACATTTTATGGAGATACAATATTTAGTATAGAACCTTACTTTAATAATATTTATACAATTGAATATAGTGAGATATTATACAAAAAAACAAAAAATAAATATACAGGAAATAAAATAAATTTTTTATTAGGAGATAGCAGTATTGTATTTGAAACATTATTACCGACAATTACCGAACCAAGTATTTTTTTTCTTGACGGACATTGGTCACATGGAGATACTGGGAAATCAAATAAAGACTGTCCACTAGATGAAGAAATTACACATATAAATAATTTATTTAAAAATGAGGCAATTATAATAATTGATGATTATAGATTATTTGGTTTAGATAGAACCAGTGAAGATGGAGAGGACTGGAAACTCATAAGTAAAGATAATTTAGTTAAAATTCTTACAAATCGTATTAATAAAGTTTATCATTTAGATAGTTCATATGCGAAAGATGATAGATTGATAATTCATATTAACCCAATTCATCCTATGACTTAAAATATCAAAAAATTTTCATTATAGTATTTTTGATATTTTACAGAACCAATTTTGTTTTTCATATTTTATTTCATATTTAATATTACATTCACAAGATACATTCTTAATTAAGATACTGAATGTATTATAATCATGTATATAATAATACCTATCACATTTATTATTCCATTTAAAAAAATTATGTCCTATTGTAAAATTGCGATAATCTTTTTGTTGTTTATTGTTTTTCCTTTCATTATCTAATGTAATCTCATAAGACCATACAGATATTAGCAATTCTCCTCCTAATACTAATTGATTTATAAGATTTATAATAGCTTCTTTTTGCTTATTGACATCGTTAATATGATGTATTACAGCAATACATATTATCTTGTCGTATAAATCATTATTAATATTTAAAATATTATTATAATAAACATCTAAGTTTTTTTTTCTAGATATTTCTAAAAGATTATTAGAAATATCAAAGCCTTTTGTAATATAACCAAGGTTATTAGCATATATCATATTTTTACCATTACCACATCCAGCATCTAATAGTTTTAAATTATTTTTTGTTGGTTGTAGAAAATCTTTTACAGAATTCCAAATTCTAATGCGAGATCTATCAAAATCTTTTGAAATATTATCATATTGTTCTGCTATATTAATGAACTCATTCATTATATTATCATATTATAAATATGATATATCATTTATATAGTTTCTTAAAATGTATAAATAATAATAAACATAATAAGTTATAACTACCTTAAATATTCTAAATTATCCAATTTAGAATTTATTTCATTAATTTTATTATCTAATTGTTTTAAATATTCTAATATTTGTTTATTAGTTGGTTGATCGTTATTTATATGATTATGTATAGGTTTCTTTTCACTTACAGAGCTTTGTTTAATCATTTCCTTGTTTTTAATTTGATCTAATTTCATTATAATTTGTTCTTCATAGATTTTATATTTTAATGATAAGGCTTTAATATCAAATTCAACATCATCTTTTATTTTTGGATAAATTATATGAGATATAACTCTTAATCTAATACTATTAATTGTTCTCTTATGTTCTAAAGCTATTTCTTCATAAGTTTTATTATCAGCAATTTCTTGAACTAATTTATTATCTTCTTCAATAGTCCATTTAGTTCCACTATTCAATGTTTCTTCTTTGCTTCTTAATTCTTGCATCATTGTACCAAAAGACGATGGCATTATCTTTTATTATTGATTGTATATTTTTACATATTATATCATTTTTTATTGTATAATAGTATTAACTCAATTATTTTTTAGGTAGTTAGTGTAATTGAATTTAATTTATTCTGTATTTGTATGTAAATATTATAAAAACTACTTTCTCGTCCCTTATCTTTATCTATTATAAATTCTATATAATCTCTATAAACACATATAATATCTTCTTTAATATATTGCATGTATATTAAATATAATAATATAAAATATACAGTAAATATTATATCATTATTTGTTATTTTATTATTTACAATTATAAATAATGGTATTATTTTAGCAATTGTATTAATCATTATATAATATAATAGAAGCGAATTTTCATTTAAATTATATATTATAATAAATAAGCTAAATACAAAAAATGTCAAAGCAATACAAATGAGTATTATTGGATTATATGGTACTATTTTAAATATATATGCTATTGTATATATAAATATCCAAATAGAAATAAATTTATCAGCTCTTATTATATCTGCCATCTTCTTTAATATTAAGCCATTTTTTTATTAGGTAATCCATTTAAACCTAAATGTGCTGATAATCCAGATTTAATACCAACAGACCTGTGAATTATTATTCCTAATCCTAATAATGTTATTAATATTATTGATAATGACGCAATATATTGAATAAACGTTCTATTAGATTGCTCTTCAATATCTAATTCAAGAGGATATAACCATATATATGAATGAATTATAAGCCCTGTAATTAACGTAGGTATTAAATCAATTAATGTTAGATTTAAAAATCTATATTTTCTCAATTGTTCCATTGTCATTTATATTATGAATATATAAATATATAAGAATATTTTTAATAGAATAAATATATAAGAAGATACATCATGATACATCTTATTACATATGGCAATGATATATATATTAATTCAAAAAAAAGATTATGTGAAGAAGCTAAGCGTGTAGGTTGGTTTGATACAATAACTTCATATGGTCCAGAAGATTTAGATTTAGAGTTTCAGAATAAATTTAAAGATATTTTAATTCGTCCGAGGGGAGGTGGTTATTGGATATGGAAGCCATATATTATTAACAAACATTTAGAAAAAATAAAGGATGATGATATATTAATATATTTAGATGCTGGATGCTCAATTAATCCTAAAGGAATTGATAGATTTAAAGAATATATAGAAATGCTTAATAATAGTGATCATGGAAGTATTTCTTTTCAGTTAGGAACAAATGAAAAGCTATGGTCAAATAAAGAAATATTTGACCATTTTAATGTAGACATAAATGGCGATATAGCATATTCAAGTCAAATTATGGCTACAATTATAATATTAAAAAAAAATACAAAAAGTATTAATATTATAGATTTATGGTTAAAAACTCTTCATAATAACCCATTATTATTTACAGATGATTATAATAATAATCCATGTAATAAATATAGTAGAGAATATATAGAAACTAGACATGACCAAAGTGTATTTAGTATTATTCGTAAATTATATGGAACTATATTATTAGAAAAAGAAACAATCCCTATTGCTGGTAATGTTCCCTTTTTAGAAACTAGAATAATTAATTAGAATATAATTATTTAATTTCATAGTTTAGAGTTTTATTTTTGTACATATGCTTTACAACTTTATGAAGATTATAAACATCATACAGTGAATTATGCGCATTTTCAACATCTTTATTAAAATTATATTTATAAATTTCGTTTAGCGAAGGATTTTTGTAATTTCCATATTGATTAATAATTTTAAGAATTGGTTTCATATGTTTCATTGTACATAACAATGTTTTTTTATCTATTTCATCAATAATATATTGAAGTTTTCTTCTATATAACTCTGATTTAATAACGCCAATATCAAATGCTACATTATGCGCAATAATATGCGATACTTTTATTAGTTGCTCATAAAATATTTCTATTGCGACTGTATCAAATGGGATACCTGATTTATCTGATATATCATTTGTAATACCATGAAATTTTTCATTTGTAATATCAAATCCTTCGCGTTTAATAATATAATCTTTTACATCTTTAAATTCAAATTGTTTATCAGTTATTAACATTGAAAATTGAACAATTCGCGCATTTGAATATTTTTCTAAATTTTTATAATAAGGATAAACACCCCATCTTAAATTTTGTGTATCTGGCAATCCTGATGTTTCAGTATCTATAAATAATGCCATATGATATATATTATATACTATTAATATAATTATATTGTCATTTTTTTATATATTAAAGTGATATATAAGAAATATATATATAAACTAATTAAATATTATACATAATTTATGAAACATTATTGGATTAATATAGAAGAATGTACTGAAAGAAAGGCATATATGGAAAAACAATTTACAGAGAAAAATATGGAACATTATCGTATTTCAGCGGAAACACCAAAAACAAGCAAAGACTATTCTATCATTCGTAATGAAGAATCTATTAAAACAACAACACCAGAAGAAATAAGCTGTATATTATCTCATTTAAAAGCAATTAAAAAAGGTTATGATGATGGAGACCCATATTTTTGTGTATTAGAAGATGATTTAGAGTTAGCAAATATTGATTATCATAAGATTTTTAATTATATAGAAGATTTTCAAGATAAAAATAATGTGATAATTGATATTTTGCAACTTTATACAAGTGGACATCCCGTAGTTATTAAATTATATAATGAACATTTTTTAAAAAATGAGCTAATTATTAATAGAGTTGAATCTTATCCAGGTGCTGTATACTATTTAATTTCAAGAGAAGGAGCGCGTAAAATAATAGACAAATATATATTGTCAGAAAAAAATTATGATTTATCTTATTCGTCATGGACTGCGTCTGACAATATATTATATGCTAATGTAAACTCATATATATTAACTTATCCTATAATTGTTACAAATATAAACTATGGTAGCACTATTCATCCTGAGCATTTATCAAACCACGAACAATGTAATAATATTATTAGACTTATATGGAATGTTAATAATCAACTTAAAATGTTTGTGCTCTCTTAAATTCATTTATTGCTATTACAGAACGTTCCTTATGATCTATTATTTTTTCAATTGAGTATGATTCATGTGAAGGAATCCATGTTCTTATATATTCATAATCTTTATCGTATCTTTTTAATTGTAATTCTGGATTAAATATGCGAAAATACGGTTGTGAATCAGTACCTGTACTTGCTGACCATTGCCACCCTCCGTTATTACTTGCTGGATCATAATCAACCAACTTTGTAGCAAAATACTTTTCACCCCATCTCCAATCAATAAGAAGATCTTTTGTTAAAAACATTGCTGTAATCATACGCAATCTATTATGCATCCAACCAGTTTTATTTAATTGGTTCATTCCTGCGTCAACCATAACATACCCAGTTTTACCTTGACACCATTTTTTAAACCACTCTTTATTATTAGTCCATTTAACATTATCATATTTTTCCTTGAATGAATTCCCTAATACATGTGGAAAATAATATAAAATATTCGCATAAAATTCGCGCCATATTAATTCTCTTTGTAATTCTTTGACATTTTTATAATTATTAAAAACCTCTCGTATACTGACACATCCAAATTTAATATAAGCACTTAATTTTGTAGTTTTATCTAATCCTGGATAATCCCTAAATTTTGAATAATCTGTCATTATCTTTTTAAATCGTATTAATGCTTCATCTCTACCACCTCTAACTGCTATATCATCATTAACTATATAGTATTTATGTTTATCAAATGTTTTAATATGTTTAATAACATTTATGCGATTTACTATTAACGGTTGTATCTTATTTACTTTTAATGAAATAGTTTTTTTATAAAATGGTGTAAACACTTGATAAGGTTTATTTGAATTATTCTGAATAGTTCCCATATTGTAAAGTGTATAATCTTCTTCGGTAATAATGCTTATTTCTTTATTTTTAGCCCACTCTTCTATTATACTATCTCTTTTAATAGCAAATGGTGAATAATCTTTATTATATGCTATTGATTTGATTTTGTATTTACTAGATAGATCTGTTAAAATATCAATATCATTTCCTTCATAATAATTTACATGTATGTTTTTATCTAAGTCATCTAAACTTTCAATCATAAATTGAACACAATTATTACTAAAATACTGATTATTCTTTGGTAAAATTTGTTCAGGATTAAAAATAAACATAGGGTATATTCCCTTATTTCCACATTGTTTTATCAAACTATTTAAAGCATAATTATCATTTATGCGAAAATCTCTGCGAAATATAAAGATATTTATATCCATATTATATTTATATCTTAATAAATTAAATCATTTTTTAGAATTTAAAATATCAAAGCATTATAATTTAATTAATATATAAATAAATATTTAATAATATTACTAATATAATGCGAATAATTAAAAGATTTATTAATATATGTGGTTCGGATATTAAATATAGCATAATGGGATTAATGTGTGGATGTATAGGTTCGTATTATAATGTTTATGCTCAATCTTATACATCAAAAGTAATGATGGGTGATTTTTCAAATGAAAAATTATATTTACTATTTTATACTAATTTTATATCTATGATTGCTATATCGTTTAGAGGTGCGTTATTCGTATATTCGCAAAAATGTATGAACCATAAATTAAGATGTATAGTATATAAAAAAATTTTGAATCAACCATTACAGTTTTATGAAACTGAAACTGTCAATTCCTTATTAGAAAAGGTTAATAATGATTCAAGGATAGTTTCTGATATTATTTCACTTAATATAAATGTGTTATGTCGTTCTATTATTGAAGTCATAATAACATTTTGGTTATTATCAAACATATCATGGAAACTTACTATTATTGCTTTAATATTAATCCCTTTTAATTATTTAATATCAGAATTTTATAATAAAATTCATAAAAAAATAATGACAAATTATGAAGAATTAACCAATGAATTAAATACATATACACATGAAACATTATCTCATCTATCTATTTTAAAAACATATGCAAATGAAATTACAGCATATAATAAATATAATATATTATCTGATGAAATATCATTATACAATAACAAAGAGTGTTTTTTATATGGTAGCAATTTATTAATAGTTAGCAATATTCCAACTATAATAACAATTATTATCATATTATCAGCAAATTATTTGAATTCTATTGATGGATTAACTATATTTATTCTTCATAATCAAGGATTATATTCAACAATAAAAACAATATTTGATATGAAAAACGAGTTCATAAAATGCAAGGAACCTTATAAGAGAATTACAAATATACTAGATACTCCCGAATATATATATGGTTATTATATACCTAGTGATAATAATTTTTATGGTGATATATCATTTAATTCTCTATCATTTAAATATGAAAAATCTAATGAGCATATCTTAAATAATTTTAATTTCAATATTAATAGAGGCGATAAAATAGCAATTATAGGTGATTCTGGTTGTGGTAAAAGCACTCTTTCAAAATTATTAGTTAATATATTATCTCCAACCAGTGGGAATATAACTATTGATAATATAAATATTTGTGAATATGATAGTAGATGGTTAAAAAAACATATAGGATATGTAGCACAAGAAAGTATATTATTTTCAGATACAATCGCAAATAATATTTCTTATGGTTTGAATAATGTTAGTGATTTTGATATTGTAACAGCCGCAAAAATTGCTAATGCTCATGATTTTATATCCAAACTTCCTAATAAATATCAAACAAAACTAGAAGGAACAGAATTAAGCTCATTGTCAGGAGGACAAAAACAGCGTATATCAATAGCAAGAGCATTAATTAGAAAACCTCAAATAATAATATTTGATGAAGCAACTTCAGCTCTTGACCCTTATTGCGAAGAACTTGTTCAGAATACAATAAAAGACTGCTTTAAAAATCAATTATGTACAATGATAATAATAGCACATAGAAGATCCGCGTTAGAAATAGCAGATAAAATATATGAATTAAAAAATTCACAACTTATATTATCAAATATATAATAGAGTATATAATATTATTAGATGAGTATATATATAATTAATAAAAATAATAAGAATGTTAACAATATTATTGTATCATCACATAGAACAGATAATGCGAATATAATAATAAATAATTCATTAGATATAATATTAAGATCTATTGATATTAAAACAATAGTTAATAATATCAATAATAAAAATGATATTATATTTAACCTAAGTAAATTAAATAAGAAATTTATTAAAGCTTTTGTTTATAGAATTACGCAAGGATTATATATATTTAATAAATATAAAAGTCGTGAAAAAATAAATAATAAAATATTATTTAACATACCACAATTAAATAAAATAAATAAAAATAATTTATTTAGCATTATTGATTACTCTAATTTTTCGCGTAATATTATTAATGAACCATCTAATATTTTTACACCTGAAAAATTTACTTCATACGCATGTTCTTTATTTATGAATACACTGTATGTTAAAGTGAATAAATATAATCATATTGACATAAAAAATATGGGTTTAAGACTTATTGATGCGGTTGGAGGATCTTCTAATAATAAACCATATTTTCTAGTATTAGATTATACCCCTCCTAAGTATAAAAAAACAATATGTCTTATTGGAAAAGGAGTTACAATTGATACAGGAGGGTATTCAATAAAAAGCAGTAAACATATGGAAAAAATGTATATGGATAAAGAAGGAGCGTCAATATCATTAGGATTATTTAAATACTTAGTAGATAATAATTGTAAACATCGTATTGTATGCTTATGTCCATTAGTAGAAAATATAGTATCTGGTATATCTCTAAAACCAAATGATATTATTAAATCTTATAATGGTACTAGTGTTGAAATTGTAAATACTGATGCGGAAGGAAGATTAATACTTGCTGATACACTAGCATATGCGTGTAATAATTATAAGCCTGATTATATATTTGATTATGCCACATTAACTGGGTGGTCTGAACGAATACATTGCCATACGAGTTTTACATATTTTACATTAAATGATAAATTAGCAAAACATATTGAAGTATTTAATGAACAATATGCTGAAAAAAGTATTAGAATACCTCCATGGGTTGAATATATTAATTATATTAAATCAAATATCGCTGATGTTAAGAACTCGGGTTATAAATGTATTAATAGCGATGGTTTAATGGCATCATTATTTTTAATGAATTTTGTTCCTATAAAATATAGAAAAAATTGGATACATTTTGATATTAGATTATCAAGTTATAACAATGTGTTAAATATTGCGGATGGGTTCGCAACATATCTAGAAATTATAAAAAATATATAATATATACATCCTATCATTTTAACTAATTGATTTTTTTTAAATTATTTTACTTTTTTCTCTTTTTTTTTTACTTCTTTTGTTTCTTCCTTTGCCTCTTTTATTTCGCTAATATCATCTACAATATTTTCATTAGTTTCTTTTTTTGTGTCTTTTACAACTTCTGTGTCTGAATTAATAACATTAACAGTTTTTTCTTTTTGATTCTTCCACATATTAGCTATCTTAGAAAATACTTCTGCTCCTGTTAATGTAGGATTTTGCTCCTTAATATTTTTAATATTTTCTTTCATGAATTTTTGATAAGGGTTTAGTTCCTTCTTTGGTTTATTATCTTTTAATAACTTATTATTATCTAATGTGTTTTTCATTGCTTCTTTATAATAAGTATCAATCTCTTTTTTAGTATTCAAAGTATCGGGCATATTATTCATAATCTCCTTAATTTTGATAGAAATAGTCATCTTACTATTAGGTTTTTAATAATGTAATTAAACTATATATTATCAATTTTTATATTTTTAATATATATTTTTAAGATTTATTATCAATATCATAATAAATCTTAAAAATATATATTAAAAATATAACATTAGATACTAACACAAGTAGTTGTTTTATTAAATATAATTTCCTCTTTTGTTTGTTCTTTATATAGAATATAAATTTATTATAATTATATAAAAGTTAATTATTAATAATAAACAAAGAAACGAACAAATGAATAATATAAGTATTATAATATCTGCAGGGATTGGAAACCAGATGTTTAAAATTTTTGCGGTTATATCATATTATATTGATAATTGTCAAAATTATATATTATATGTAAAAAATAATAATGGATATCGTAAATATTATTGGGATACAATATTTAGTAATATTAGTCATAAGGTACATGATTTTGATGAAGCAAATATTGAAATCTATCAAGAACCTTATTTTCATTATAAGCAAATACCTATTTTTGATAATGATATATGTTTGGAAGGATATTTTCAAAGTTATAAATACTTTGAACATAATATAAATAAAATCAGAAGGATTATTGGTATAGATGAACATATTAATAATGTTTTAACAAAATATCCTGAATATACTGTAAATAAAACAATATCTGTTCATTATCGTATGGGTGATTATATTAATTTACATACATTGCATCCTGTTAAAAAAACAACCTATTATATTGAAGCATATAAAAAATTAATTAGCAAAGGCGTTGACATATATGATTATGATATTTTATATTATTGTGAAGAAAATGACAATGATAGAGTAAATAATTATAATATAGAAATTAATAATGCCCTTTATGAATTGTATGGTAAAAATTTAAAATATAAAAAAGTTGCAGATAATGTTGCTGATTGGGAACAATTACTAATTATGACATCTTCAAAACATTATATTATTGGCAATAGCACATTCTCATGGTTTGGAGCCTATCTTTCTTCATCAAATGACCCAAATATATGTTATCCTGAAACTTGGCTGGGTCAATGTTATAATGGAACAATTACAGATGATTTATTTCCTGTTAATTGGATCAAAATTGATGATAAGTAATATATTTACATAATTGAATATATCCATTTAATCTCGTCTGAATACTCTTGTGAAGGAGTTTCTAAAATTATCATAGGTATATTTTCATTATCTTTAAATAATTCTATAAATTGTTTAATAGATTTAAGAGGGATTGTTCCTTTTGTACTATCAAATAATGTAGCATGTCTATCAATATTACTATATTTATCAGCATTACTGTTATTAAGATGTATAGCAATTAAATCATTTGAATTTTTATTACATATTATATTATATGCTTCACTTAATTCATATCCTGCTGCCCATATATGCGCTGTATCTAGGCAAATACCCAAATATTTTTTTTGTTCTTTTGTAAAACTATTGTAAAAGTTTATGAATTCATCTAATTTGGTTAATAATTCTGTACCTTGACCAGCTGGTGTTTCAATTATTATTTTTGCTTTAATATTATTATTTTTCATTTCATCTATAATATATTCTATAGAAATACGCATATTTTCTAATCCATACTCGTATGATAAAGTCGTATGTTTTCCAACATGAACAATAACACCCGCAGAATTAATTAATTGTGATATATATAACTCGTGTAATAATATCTTTATCCAAGCACATTCATTTATAGGAATTGCGCGCTTTCCATTTTTAAAATCACGTGCCAGATTAATAGTATATGAAGAATGAATAATAGTTTTAAAATTATATTTAGAAATATAATCTTTAATATCTTCGACAATATCTAAATAGTTATTAATATTAACTAATGAAGAACTTCTAGGATTTGAAACAAATAATTGTAAACAATTACCTCCATTTTTTGTAATTGTTTCCATTGTTTTTACAATTGTTTTTTCGCGATTTATATGTGCTCCAACATATATATTAGTCATCTAATAAAAATATATTAGCTATTTGATTTATATATAATCAATTTTTTAAATTATATATAGATATATATTAGAACAATATTAAAATGGAAAAAGTATCATCTCGACGAAGTCAATCACCTTCTAATGTCGCCAAAAGAAAAAGTCAATCACCTTCTAATGTTGCCAAAAGAAAAAGTCAATCACCTTCTAATGTCGCCAAAAGAAAAAGTCAATCACCTTCTAATGTCGCCAAAAGAAAAAGTCAATCACCTTCTAATGTTGCCAAAAGAAAAAGTCAATCACCTTCTAATGTTGCCAAAAGAAAAAGTCAAGCGCATAAAACTTTAAAAGCTGTAAAAGATAATGATCCATATAGCACGCCTTTTTGGCCACCATCAGACTATTCTGTACCAGCAAAAATAGTATTAAATAATCCTGATCCATTACCAAAAACATTAGAAACATATAAATTATTTATAGAAAAGTTGAAAAAAATACTATTTAATGAAAAAATAATAGATAGGAATAATCCGCAATTTAAAGAATTACTAGCAGAGCAACAAAAATGGAATCATTTATTTTATAATTTAAAACCATATAATATAGTTTGCTTTGTTAAATGTGATTATTATCTATATGATAAAAAAGCAAAGCGTGTATTTCATAAAAATAATGAAGAACCTTTTTATGGTAATTTTTATTTTAAAAATTTATTAAAAAATAATAAAATGGATATGAAATGGTTTGATAATAATATACTATATATACATAAAAACAGATTCTAATACAAATATATAAGAATATATTTAATAATTAAAAATATTATATTTAATATAATAAAGATGTTTAATATAATATTTGGTCTATTTTTATTAAAATATATATGTGATTATGCAATAGTTAATTATAATTATTATTTTTTAGATTCTTAATGTCTTACTGAACCTCTTTCTAAATTTATTAACAATATAAATCAATATGCGTTTAGAAGATAATTCAACAATTTCATTATTAATTTTATTCAATAAATAATCAAGCTCTTTGTTTATTGTATATTTTACTATTTTGTTTTTATATGACAAAATATTACGCCAAAATTTTTGTATAATTATTATAGCGTTTTTTGAATCATCATTATAAATATGAGCAATATATTCATTATCAATAATATAGTTTAATTTAAATTTGCTTAAAATTATAACAAATAATAGACTTTTTGAAGTTGTATTAACAAATTTTTTTCTTGTATTATTATAATCATTTAGTAATAATATAGCATTATCTATTCCGTAATTATATATATATAATTCAATCTTGTTGATTTTAATATTATTTATATATTTAATAATATGCTCATCTAATATATTATATAATATTTTATAATCTTCATTGTATTTGACATCTATATTATCATATATAATATTAACATCTTTATCTATTAATTGACCACCTAATATTTCATTTTTAAAATTGTCAATATTATTTGACAATTGAATATACCACATTTACAAAATAATATTATATTTATAATAATATATTAAATCAATTTTTATTTATTACTTTTATTTTATTTTTAGTTTGATAATCATATAATTTGTAACTATTTATATCATTCTTAAAAGTATCGCTAGAATTATATTGATCTTTCCAAATACCATTATCATACTCAGTACGTTTATATATACAACTTTTTTTATTTATAGAGAACCCTTTTAATAATTCACTTTCATTTGTTTTTATTTCTTCAACATTTAAATTATAATTATTTTGATAATTACATATATCCATATTTATTTTATCTACAAATAAGTCATTTTGCTGTTTTATATAAGTTTTAGATAATAATGACATGTTTTCACAACACACCTTAGCGCTTAGGAGTTTTGGATTATAATCTGTTTCATAATCTAATTCATAATAATTCATTATTTATACTCTTTTTATATTCTTCTTACTTATTAATAATAAAAATAATATTTAAATATATTAAAAGATAATATGTTATATTTATTAACATATGAAAATAAGGATATTATTAATGATATCATTAATAATTCACAAAATCTAACAATATTATTTTATTGGAATATGTGTGGTCATTGTGCTGCGTTGAAACCTACATGGGATAAAGTATGTAATAAATATAAAAAAGATAATAATTGTAATATATTAAATGTTGAGTTATCACAGCTTCAAAATTTAAAAGCAAAATATAAAAAAAATATTAATGGATTTCCTACTATTTTAAAATATAAAAATGGAAAAAAAATAACTGAATATAATGGAGAAAGAAATATTAAAGATATAAATAAATTTGTAATATCATAAATATATATAAAAAATATATAAATATATGAATATATATATACATAATGAATGAAGATAATATCGTAGATAATATTATTAATCAAGAAAGAATTGAACCAACAGAAGAAGAATTAGAAACATTTAAAAACTTAGTAAGTGACTGGTTTAAATATGATGATCAGATTAGAAAATTAAAAATAGCAATGAAGGAAAGAAAAAATTATCAAAGAGTACTTAATAATAAAATCGAGGACTTTATGTTTAATTATAAATATAATGATCTAAATACACAACATGGACGTATTAAAACAAGTGAGAAGGAATGTAAAGTTCCTATTAAAATGAATGACATTAAAACAAAAATTATTCAATTTAAAGAATTATCAGGCGAAGAATTATTAAAACGTATTTTTGATGAAGATAGACAAACATTTGTTAAAAAGAATATTAAGAGAATTATACCAAAGGTATCTCTTACAATTTAATTATATATTATTACATTACAGCACATCCTCTAATAATATCATATTCATAATTTGTAGAATAATATGCGTTTTTTATATTATTTTTAATAATTGTATTACTACAATTAGTACATGGTCGTGAATATTTCAAAGGGTTATTAAAGCTATCTGGTCCAATTCTTACAATATATATATCGCATTCGCTAAGTATATGTTTTTTCTTTTTATTAACACTTGCGATTGCTGAAACTTCCGCATGTATGCTAAAATCAGCCATATAATAATTATATCCAGAACCAATAATTTTATCTCTATATACAATTATAGCACCATGCTTATGGTTATACATTGGTGATTTGATAGCTATTTTTGCTGCTATATTTAAATAGTATTTTTGTTTTTCATTTGAATTACGTACGCATGCGCTATCAATACATTCAAAATAATTGGATGTGTAGTATCCAGTCCTATCCATTCTTCTTTTATTGACGGTAGCACCACGCTGCGCATTACGAACATCTACCATATTTTGCTATAAGTTTATTTTATATAACCTAGTTTAATATATTGGTAAATATTTATATGTTAATTGTGCTGTTGTTTTTCCAATATAACTTATAAGAACTTACTGTTCTTAGTTTTAAAACAATATTAACTATATAAGTATTATCAATTTTTATGATAATATATATTACACCTTTTAACATTTCAAATACTAAATAATTTAATTATATAAAATATATAAAGCATCACCCCATCCATGACTTGTCATATTAGTTATAACCCTTTTAAAATTATATTGGGATAAAAAATTATCAACATCATTAATTAATCCACAATCTTTATATAGTTCTTTTTCATTAACCTCTAAATATATTGCTTTTGCATATTTGATAGATTTAGTAGCACCTTTTAATGCCATAAGTTCTGCTCCTTGAATATCAAAATTCCAAAAATTATATTTAGATACATCAATATTATTTCTTTCAAAAAAAGTATCAATTGTAATACTTTTTTGTTTTATTTTATCTACATAAATAACATCTGGGTGTTCTTGTGAATGAGTACCAAATTCTAATACACTTGAAGATTGAAAGTTATTTGAAATATTAAATATAATTTCTTCATCATCTTTATCTATTATTACAGCATTATACACATTAGGTATTCCCTTATTTATTGCTTCTGTAACTTTTGAAGGAATAGCATCAATCCATATAACATCTTCTGGTTTTAACCCTAATTTATTATAAAATTCTAATTCTTCACAGTTGTGAGCGCCTATATGAAAAGAACCTTTGATATTTATATTGTTTAATAATAAAATTTTTATTATTATTTCATTAGTAATAAGCATATTATACAATACAATTATAATAATAATTTTTATTTTTTAACGCATATAATTCCGCATTTGTAATGTTTAAAACAAAAAAAATGATAACGCATATATATTATGTAATGAATTATATAATATATAATTAATGTTGCTAGTATTCGCATTTCTTATTATTATTATATATATGTTAGATAGCAGGTAATTGAGCATTTTCTTCTAATTCATGTTCAAAACATAAATTATGAACTATTAAATTATTTGTTCTTCCTACTCTTTGTGCTCTTCCAATAGCTTGTTGTTTATCTACTGCCATAGAGTGAAATATTATTACATCAGTAGCATAATTAATATCAATACCATAACCAGCATATTGTGTAGTTAGCAAAATTACATTAATTAATCCATTTTTAAAATCTTTCAAAACATTCATCATATGTGCTGTATGTCCTTTTAATTCAGCAAAGGTAATATTATTTGATACTAATAATTTTATAATTTTAGTGAATACATCAACTCTGCTAAATACTATAAATTTTCCATCAGGCTTATTTTTAAGTATTTCTAATAATGTTTCCTCTTTATTAAGAATACCCTTTCCTATTTTATTAGGAATTTCTTTAACAGGAATTATATCATTTGTATTATCTTTACTGCTAACAATAGCTGTTAAGTTTTCCGTGCTTTTAATTTCTGCTCTACAATCAGGGCATTTTTTAATATTTGTAGAATTATATGTATTAGCATTTAGAAAATTGAATAGACAAGAACCACAAAATATATGTGTACATTCTAATATAATAGGATGTGTTACATTATCTAAACATATTGAACATATTTTAGTATTGATTTCAGTAATACGTTCTGTCAAATCTTTAATTTTTCCTTCAATAATTACAATTTCACTATTAATTACTTTTATACGATTTGCTTTTGTTTCTTCTAAAATATCAAGAAGCATCGTATATTCGCGCTCTTTTTGCTTATTTGATAAAGTTTTATTCATATCTGCGCAAATTAAAGCAGCAATTCCTTCCTCTGTTTCATTTTTACCTCCTAAATCTTTGATAGCTCCAGAAATATCATTTGCGTTAATTTTATCTAAAATTGAGCTATTAATATATTTTTTTATTACTCTCAAATATTTAGACATTTTACATAAATGATAATATTCAATAATATCAGGTATTTTAAAACTTTCTTTCACAAAATCCTTATTACATTTAACTAAAATATAGTTAATATAATCTTCCCTTAGTATATCTTTAATATTATAATATTGCGAATAAGATCCTGACGAAATCTTATTACACATATTGAAATACGTTCCACTAATTAACCATATAAATAAATAATCAAATATTTCAATTTTATTAATAATATCATGACATTCATCAATCATAATTCTTTTCCAGCTATATATAAAATCTTTTTTATTAGAAGCAGGATAGTTATAATAATCTAATAATCTATCTAATGTTGTATTCTTAATAAGGACTACATCAAATTGATTAAAATAATCAATAATTTCTTGTTCATTATATTTCTTAAATGGTGGTAAATTTTTCTTAATATAATTCAAATCCTCTATTGCTATATATTTTAGCTCAGTAGATTCTTTCAACGTTTTTTCCCATTGAACATATACTGGACCTCTTGGTACTATAATAAGCGTTGAATTAATCATATTATTGAGATTATTTAAATTCACATTTTCAGAAACAGCTGTAAAATAATTATATGCCTTTGTACTATTAAAACTATGAATTTTTGTATTATTAATATGTATATTATCTAATGGATTGTGAGCAATAATTGATAACGCAGTTAGAGTTTTACCATATCCTACAATATCTCCAATAATTCCAATATTTGTAGAAATCTTAATAGTATTTGGAATATTCCTTAAATTTACATCTCTATTATGAGAGTTATTTTTATAAGTTATAGTTCCTATATTTTCCATATAAATTGCTTTATACAAGCATGCTAACTGATGAGGTTTAAGCGATTTCTTAATCTTTGTAGGTTGTCCACAACGCATTGAATTTGAATCAATCTCAATATCATATGTTAAGCAATCGTTTTCAATAGAAGCCATTAATTATGTTATTATTATTTATATTAAATATATTTTATATCAATTTTTATATTTCCCTTTTAAAATTGAATGTAAAAATATATAAGAATAATCATTATATTATTAATTATAAAGATGTCAGAAGTAATAGATAATGCGGTTGTAGATACTGCGGTTGTAGATAATGCGGTTGTAGATAATGCGGTTGTAGATAATGCGGTTGTAGATAATGCGGTTGTAGATAATGCTGTTCCTGATACTGCTGTTCCTGATAATGCTGTTCCTGATACTGCTGTTCCTGATAATGCTGTTCCTGATACTGCTGTTCCTGATAATGCTGTTCCTGATAATGCTGTTCCTGATACTGCTGTTCCTGATACTGCTGTTCCTGATACTGCTGTTCCTGATACTGCGGTTGCTCATCCAGCACCTCCTGTACCTATAAATACTAAGAAGATTGTATTCGCACTTCCTGGTGATAATTTTAGTTCAAAATTTTTAATTTCTTGGACAGCAACACTTAGCAAATTATGGGAAACGCGGCGGTATGATATTATGATTTCGCCTGCGACTGGTTCATATGTTCCATTTGTAAGAATGTCTACACTTGGATTAGATGTTCTTAGAGGTTCAGAACAAAAACCATTTGATGGACAACCTTTTGATATTTGGATTACTATTGATAGTGATATTATATTTACATATGAACAAGTTATCCAATTAATTGAATCAACTGATTCACACCCAGTTGTAGCAGGAATGTATAGAATGGTTGATTTAGTAAATTATGCTTTTGTAAAAGATTGGGATGAAACCTTTTTTAAAGAAAAAGGGGTTTTTAAATTTATAACTCCTGAGGAGATTGAAAAATGGAAGAAAGAGACTGAGTTCAAATTTTTCCCAGTTGTTTATAGTGGAATGGGTTTTATGGCTATTAAAAAAGAAGTTTTTGATAAATTAAAATATCCATATTTTGATTCAGAGATTTTAACTATAACAAAAGAAGATGGAACTGTAATCCGCGATATATGTAGCGAAGATGTAAGTTTATGTAGAAAAATCACACAAGCTGGATATCAAATTATGATTAATACTGATATTCGTGTTGGACATGTTAAATCGCTAATAATTTAAAATATTAAAATTATTATAGATAATGCTAGACTATTTATATTGGCTAACAGAATATTTTGGATATTATTATTCTATTATATTTGCTATTATTATATATATAGCATATTATTTACTATCAAATACATTTATGTTAATGATTTTTTTAAGTATTGGTATAATTATTGGTATATATATTAGTAATTATATGAAAAAATTATAGTTATATGTGTAATATTTATTCTTTTTGTATTTTTATATTATTATCATTTTTTATATTAGATGATAATAATTTAGGTAAATCATCATCTTCATTTATATTTTTAGTGTCTAATTGTTGTTTTGTAATTGATTTTTTTATTGATTCCAAATATTCTTCCGCTTCTAATTGTGCTTTTGATTTTATTTCTGTTGCGGGCTCATTTATATTATCTAATTGCTGTTTTGTATTAGATTTTTTTATTGATTTCAAATATTCTTCCGCTTCTAATTGTGCTTTTGTTTTTATTTCTGTCGCGGGCTCATCTATATTATCTAATTGCTGTTTTGTATTAGATTTTTTTATTGATTTCAAATATTCTTCCGCTTCTAATTGTGCTTTTGTTTTTGAAATTGCTTCTACGTCCGATATATTTTCTTTTTTACTAAATGGCGATAGAAAAGAAAATATTGAACCCTCTTTCTCTTCAACATTAGTAGGCTCTATATATTGATTTATTCTATTTGTTTGATTAGTAGGCTCTATATATTGATTTATTCTATTTGTTTGATTAGTAGGCTCTATATATTGATTTATTTTACTTGTTTGATTAGTAGGCTCTATATATTGATTTATTCTATTTGTTTGATTAGTAGGCTCTATATATTGTTTTTCAATAGGTCTTATATTATCTTCATCATAATTACCACTACCGTATAATCCCCAATATATTAAAGTTCCTACAAATATTAAAAATATTAATATACCAATAGATATAAATACCCATTTTAAAGAATCCATAATATTATTTTCAAACTTTTTAACTTCATCAGTAGGTTTTTTAACTTCATCAGTAGGTTTTTTAACTTCATCAGTAGGTTTTTTAACTTCATCAGTAGGTTTTTTAACTTCTTGTTTTGTTAATTCATCTTGTTTCTGTCTTTCCAATTCTCTTTTTTTTAGATCGTCTGCTGTTATTTGGTCTGTATATTTTTCTAATGCGTATATTAAATAATTATGTTTTATATTTTCAAGCTTTTTAATTATATCAAAATTATACATTATAAATTAATAAGTCCTCTATATTAAGATTTCAATAAAAAAAATATGATTTTCTTCATATTTTATTAGATATATAAAATATTAATGAATATTGTAAAGCCTATTTATGTTTATAAATGGGTAAGTAGTAAAGAATATGTTAAATATGTATTTGATATTAATGATAATAACAACTATAATAAATCAATCAATATAATTAAAGAATATATATATCAAGATAGTAGTAAAGAAGAAGCTATAAATAAGATTGCTTATTATATAAATAATAATAGTAATAATTCTGATGATAAAATTCCTTATTATGTTTGGGTAAATAACAAACCTTTTTTATATGAGTTAGAGACTATTATATGGAAGGGATATGATGTTAATCCATTTAAATCTACTGATAGAAAATCAGAAGAAATAAATGAGAATATTATTAAAAATTATAATAAATCCTTGGAATTATTTAATACAACCGAGATAATTAATATTGTTTTTAAAAATGATTTTGATTTTAATAATAAATATTATTATGATAATTTTAAATTTAAAAGTAATAATTATAAGTTAAATAGCGATCGTGAAATTACAGATTTATATAAATTAAATATTATAAATAAAAACGATACATCGGTAAATTATTATGATGTAATATTTAACGCATATATAGATGATATACCTTCATTGATAATATTATTTGATAAAATATCAACAAATAATAAAATACAAATTATACAATATATTAATAATAATAAGGCATATTATAAATTATACAAGAAACATACCTTTAAAAATAGAAAAGAATTAAGCAGATTATTTAAAATAAATAATGAAGGTAAAGAAAGCATTAATATTTATTATACTAAAAATATTGTAATAACAATATACGCAGGTGGTAGTATAAATCTTAGATTTGATTATAAAATAGATAATGGAGTTATTATTAATGATATACTAAAATATAAAGATGAACTTAATAAATATATAAATGATGTTTTAAATATTAATATTGAATTTAAAGAAAATAATATAAATGCTCGTATAAAATACAATGCTTATAAAACTAAATTATCTGATTTAAAAAATGAATTAACATTATCAACAATATTTACCGAATTGAATGAAAAAGAATTTTACTATAAAAGAACAGCAAACTATATTGATAGAAGTATTATTAATAAAAAAGATGATGTAAAAAATAATAATATTAAAATAAACACAAAATATGACTTAGATGTTTTAGATACCAAAATTATAATTAAAAAAGAAAATAGAGGGTTTATGATTGATATTAAATCCTCAAAATCTTTTTTTGAGTTTGAAAGTTTAGAATTTTGGATGTCAAAAATAATAGAAAGAAGTATAAATGGTAAAAATTCGCCAGCAGATATGTCAGATGGTCAATATTCACCAACATATTCAACTTCTAAGGACTCAACAAGTGGTGGAAATAATAATGAAAATAAAAATTATTTAATAAATAAGTTAAAAAATGCTGATAAAGAATTATGGAATGATAATAATAAATCACGTAAATGTCAAAAGGTAAAACAACCAATCCCTTTATCAAATGAAGAATATATAAATTTCGAAAAAAAAGGGTTGAATAAATATTTTGACAATTCAATTAAACATAATAATAATTATTATATTTGTCCGCGATTATGGTGTCCTAAAAGTAATATTCCGCTCGAAGAAGGTAATTTGCAAGCAAAATGTCCTATTGCTGGTGAAGAACCTATGCGATTAAATGATGAAATGAAAAATAAAAATTTACCTAGATATGTATATTTAAAAAAGAAAGATAATATACCTTGTTGTGGAAAAAAATTAAGCGTAAATGCTACTGAAAGTAAAGATAGTAAAGAGAGTAAAGATAATAAAGATAATAAACAATATAAGAATAAAAATGAAAAAAAACCTAACAACGCAGACAAAGCTGACACAGCTGATAAAGATAATAATTATATTATGAAAAAATATCCAATATATGAAAATAATAGATATGGAGATATACCAAATGAATTATATAAAATATTATATCCAACTAATTACAAAGAATATTTAGAAAGCTGCAGTTCTATTGATAATAAACCTAAAAATATTAATAAACAAAAATGTATATTAAGAAAAGGATTAATAAACATTCACGAAATTCCTCACAAATATGATAATAAATATGATAATATAATAAATACAATAGCTTATTTAGTTGGAGAAAAAACAAGAGAAACCTTTATAGAAAATATTAAAAATAATTTAGATATTATAACATATTTATCACTAGATAATGGTAATACTTGTAAGGATTTTGGTGATATTGAACCTGTGTTATATGAATATAATAAAGATCTCTATAAAGAATTAAAAAAGCATATATATAATATAAATAAAAAGAATAATTCAGATATTAAACTAATTGAACTACCTAAATTTGATAGTAAAAAAGAAAAAGATGTTTTTAAAATATCACGTCTTCTATATATTTATAAATCATATAAAAAATTCATAGCTTATATCTCTACTGATAATTATCAAGATGATAAAGGTATTCAGTATCTATATAGTTTAATTGCGTTAATATATAAAAAGTTATTAATTGTATGGGAATATACAATCAATTCAACAAGTATTATACCAAGTATTAATCTGTTAGTACCAGATTATATAAATGATATTATATCATACTATGAATTACAGAAAAAAACTGAAATAATAATGATATTAAAAGAAAAATGGAAAGAAAATGGTAATAAGGATGAAAATAATAAACATGGAGATAATTTATTATATGAAATAATGAAAGATCGCGATGATATATATTTCTATGAACCTTTAATAATAAAAAGTATCAAAATGGAAAAAGGAAATATCAAAGAAATAAAACATATGGCTCTAAGCAAATATCCCAATATTACAAAAATAATTAATTACCAACCTAATAATAATATTTTTAAAAATTTAAAATATATAAAAAATTTAATTAAAGATGAAAGTGAAGAGTATAGTATTAATACAATTATAATCAATGATAATTATACAATTGACAAAATAATGTTAGCAAATAATATTTTAATACGTTTCAATCCAGAAGGAATTATTATATTACCATATTTAATTAAAGAATTAAATATAAAAAATGTCGTTTTTTTAGATGATCTATATGATGAATATAAAATAAACATTATAAATGACGTATATGCTAAGTTTGAAAATAAAATAAATAAATTAAAAGACTTTGGGTTCAACTTAGATATTGGTGTAAATATTAAAAAAAATAATCAAAATAGTGAAAATAAACTTATAATTAGAAAGGATAATAATTTAAAAGGTAGAGTAATTCTTTTTGGAAAAAAAAATGAGTATGAAGAATATAATGAAAGAAATTCTAATGTTATTAATAAATGGTCTGAATTAAGATTATTAGTAAAAAATAAATTATTAACTATACTTGACATAAAAGATAATAAAATAGATGGTTCTAATAAATCACGGCATGAATTTATAGAAAGCTTACTAGATATATTTTATAAAGATAAGGGTAATGATAAGAACAAAAGAAAAATACAAATAATTTTAGAGGAGATACCAATATTTACAAAACAAGGTATAAATAATTGGTATACAAGCATGCTTTTACATACAAAATATGATTATATAAATACTTTATCTGATAACTTTGAAGATAATGGAGATGAATTTTTATTTACAGATTTTTTAATTAAAAAAAATATACCTAAAAATATACTATTTTATCATGAAACAAATCCAAATATAATATATGATAGCACGGATGATGCTATTATAAATTATGATAATATATTAGATGATAAGAAAGATAAAAGTGCAAGTAAAAGCACAAAGGTATCTAATGTTAGTGTAAAATTACCAAAAATGTTTGAGGGAGATATGAAAGATTTAAATTCTAAATGGACAAAATATAAGAAAAAAATATGGTCTAAATTAAAATATGTTAAAAATAATTATAATCCAGATAATATTATAGAATTATTTAATTATTTTAAATTATTAGATAATAATATAGTAAATGATTATAATGATATAATTAAAAAAACATTTAAATATTATAAATACGAGTTTGATAAAAATATACATAATTTAACTAATATCAAAAAAATTAAAGATATATTTAAAGATCCCTATTTTTATTACACTTATTTGAATGTTATGAATAGTATCAATAAAACTAAAAAAACATTTAAATCATTAGAAATTTTTTTAACCACATATTTTTATAATAGTTCAACTGTTGAAAGATACAAAATATTAAACTATATTGAAGAAAATTCTGATGAGTTTGTTTATCATCCAAATGAGATTACATTTCGCATGATGTCAGATATTTTAAACATTTCAATTTTAATTATACATAACCGAGCTGACTATGGAAAAGCTGTCAACATAAGTAAACGCGCGGATGAAAAAGATTTATCTGTAACTACGACAGTTTACAAAGCATATAATGATGAATTAAATAGACCATTATTAATGCTTTATAGAAAGAATGATAAAACACATCTTAGTTACTATATTGTACGTAATATTAATCATGATAATTTTATATACACTGAATTAAATGGAATTCAAGAAAATGATGATGATACTAACGATAAAAAAACAAATGAAATTATTACTATTATACAAAATACAAAAAAATTAAATTCATTTTCATCATCAAGTAGCACACAAACAATTAATATTTTATAGTTTTAGTTTAGTATCATATACTTATTTAATAATTATTTTTTGCTGAGGCAGTTTATAACATCTACTCTTTTTATTTTCTTTTTGATTAATTATAATTTGTAAATCATCATTTGAATATAATTCACTCTTATCTTCGTCTTCTTCATCCTCTTTAATTATATTTAATTTTGTAGCTTTATCTCCTTTATCCCCCATATTCTTTAATAATTCCATCATATGTTCCTCATCTATTAATATACGACTATCTCCTGTTCCACAAGGTGGTTGTTGTCCAAGCATCACATTAGCAGATACACCATTAACTTTATCATATTCGGCAAATATACTAGCATTTATTAGCATGTCTGTTGATTCTTCAAATGAAGACTTCGCAAGAGGTCCAATATCACCACGATTAATACCATGTCTATCAATAGACATTAATTGACCTTTGTAAGTCATCGTATCAATGAGAAGAGACATATGTCTATAATTCATGGAACCTTCTGTAACAACAGCTAGCAATTCTTTGTATAAAGCATGTCGCGCTGCTTCAATACCTAATGTTTCATATATTTCACGAATATCATTTGATATAGTTCGCGTTGTATCAATATTGGTATTTGCGAGAATATCTATTAGATTTGTTCCATCTGTATCTAGAACCCATTCTAATACAGTATCAAATTTGTTAGTTTCATCATTATATTTAGTATAATTTTTTTTATTTAACGATACCTTTCTAATTCCTTTATAGCCTTTTAATAATACCTGATATACTATATTATGCTCAATTGCCTTAATTGTCGCGATTTCATCTTGCTTCTCTGATATTTCCTTTAATGCTTGTTCAGTCATTGTAATTCTAAATACACATTCATCCGCATTATCATCGCTATAAACACAATCAATATATTTTTCATATGATATTTTTAGTTTAGTATAAATATCAATCATTTTAAGACCAAATGTATTCATTTTTTCTTTATCAAATACAAGACGCAATACCCAAGGGGAAGTTGCTCTTTGTTTACATAGATTTTCTTCTATTTTCTCAAATTCTTTGTATATGGTCATAATTCCTACATCTTGTTCAATATTTGTTTCATAAACATCAACACTATCCCAATATATTTCACTATATTTTAAGATATCTGATAATTTAGTTATTTCTATTGAATTTTTAATATTAATAGCATTATTTTTTGTAATATCAATGCGTGGATCAACAAAGTCCCCATTTTCATCTTTTAATGGATTAATTACACATGATACATCGGGTTTCATATATATAATTAAAGTAGGTGTCTTTGTTTTCTTTGTAGCCGAAAGAATTTCTTTCAAACGTGGAACACCTGATGTTGCTTTAACAGCTGCTGCTGTTCCAGATACGTGGAATGAATCAAGTGTCATTTGTGTTCCAAGTTCTCCAATTGTTTGAGCAGCTACTATTCCAACCATATCTCCTGGCTGTGCTAATGCCTGATTAAAATACTCATATATTTGTGATACAATCCAATCAAATGTTTCTATTGTAAAATGATAGTGAACTATTAATTTTTTAGGATTTAGATGAAGTCTTAATAATAAATTGAAATATAACATTCCTTGAATTTTATCTTTTACATATAAATCATCCTTAATCTTTTCAATCTTATCTAATACATAATCAGGATATAAATCTGTCTTTATTTTCTTGATATTTAATGTTAATAATCTTTGATGAGCTATATTTATTATTCTATCAAATGGAATAGGATAATTGATAATATATTTTTTCTCACCATTAAAAACCTTTTTAATTAGAAATTCTTTATCACGCAACATTTCTTCAAAATGTTCTGAGCATCTTTTATAGGTATCCGCATCAATAGTTTTATACGCTTCATCTGTCATATGAATATCAAGATGTTCGGAACTTTTTAAATTATATTCATTATCCAACTCAATAATATTTTTGTTGATAGTATTAATAAATTGGGTTTCTATTTTGCATCCATCCATACCATCTTCGCCATATATATATTGAATTATTGAACCGGTTGCTGTTCTTACTGTATTGTCATAATTAATTTTAGAATCTTCCATTGCTTTTACTAATCTTCTCTGAATATATCCTGTTTCTGATGTTTTAACAGCTGTATCAATAAGTCCTTGGCGACCACCCATCGCATGAAAGAATACTTCCTGTGGAGATAAACCACTAATAAAACTATTCTTTACAAATCCTCGTGCTTCTGGCCCATCATCATATTTAGTATAATGAGGTAAAGTTCTATCAGTAAATCCATATGTTATTCTCTTACCATCTACATTTTGTTGCCCTACACATGCTATCATTTGAGCAACATTAATTTCTTTACCCTTAGAACCTGCTTTAACCATATTAATCATACGATTGTTTCTATCATCAATTTGATCTAAACTAATTTTACCAACATTATTTGTAGTTTTATCAAGAATTGCTATAATTTCACGTTCAATATATTCTTCGTTACTAAATATACTATTATTTTCAATAATACCTCTTCTAATATCATCTAATTTATCATAAGCCAAATTTTTCATTTCTTTAATTTTATTTTTTAAAGTTTCTTCTGTTTTTTTATCAGGGACTAAATCGCTAATTCCAACACTAAATCCAGATGTTAATAACCAACGACATATTAATCTTTGAGTATTATCTAGAAATTTTCTAACTTCAAATGGTCCATAATCATGATATATAACAGGTATTAACCCAGTAGAAATATCATGAAATATTTTTTTATCTAATGATCCTGAATTTGTTGCTAGAATGCTATTATTTACAATAAACTGTTCTTCTTTTTTATTTTTTAAATTAATAAAGAGACCTGGTGGTAATATTTGTGAATAGGCATCTTTTCCTGAATACATATAATTATCATCAGGTTTATTTAATTTCCCTTTAAAATAACTATTAACCATTTGAATATTTGCCAATGTTTTATCTTGTATTTTTGTTATATCCTTTGTTAATCTGTAAGAACCTACTAATGTATCTTGAACTACTTCAATAATTGGCTTACCATCACGAGGTGCTAAAATCATATATGGAACAGCAGCAATATCCATCAATTCACTCATAGTTTGAATATTTTGAGGACAATGTAAATTCATCTCGTCTCCGTCAAAATCAGCGTTATATGGTGGTGTATCTAGTACATTTAAACGAAATGTTTGGTATGGCATAATAACAACTTTATGACACATCATAGACATCTTGTGTAATGATGGCTGTCTGTTAAATAAGATAAAATCACCATTTGTTAAATGTCTATGAACAATATCGCCATATACTAATTCTGCCGCATTTTTTTCTCTTTCAATTGAATGTTTTAGATTAATAGTTCGCGTGCTCTTCTTAATATATTTTGCTCCTGGCCAAACATCTGAGCCATTTTTAATTAATTCGCGCATTTTATCTATATTATATTCATTTACAACTTCTGGAAATGTAATATTAACAGCTACTTTAATTGGAACTCCTAATTCATCAATACTAATATATGGATCAGGAGTAATTACAGAACGCGCTGATTGGTCTACGCGCTTTCCATTAAGATTACCGCGGATTCTACCTTCCTTCTTTTTCATACGATCAGATACTGATTTCAATTTTCTCCCATTTCTTTGTTGAGCAGGAGCTAAGCCAGGCATTTGATTATTAATAAATGTAAATACATGATATTGTAACAACATAGCAACATATTTAATCGTTTCTTCTGATGCACCTTTACATATTTTATCTGATAATTGCTTATTTGTTTTAATAATATCACTTAATTTATGCGTTAAATCATCTTCGCGACGCTGACCATTTTCTTCAATAATACTAGGACGTACAGCAGGAGGAGGAACGGGTAAAACGGTGCATATCATCCATTCAGGTCTATTCCACTTTGGATTAAATCCCATCATATCCATTTCTTTTTCAGTTATACGTGAGAATATTTTAAGAATATCTTCGGCAGTAAATTCTTGAACAACTTTGTCTATATTTTTATCGCCATTTTTATTTAATTGTTGCTTTCTATCTTTCCATTCAGCAATTATTTTCATAGAATTCTCTTTAATATACTTTGTAGGTTGAACAGCACCGCAACCAATTGTTCCATCGTCTCCACAAACACGAATCTTAGTTGTTGTATTACATAATTTGAAATACGCCTCCCATCTTTTTTGATTATTTTTAATGGATAAAATTCGTTGCATGTCATGTTTAAATTCTTTGTCGGTATCAGGAGATATTAAACATTTAGAACATTTATAACATACACAATTTAATAATTTTTTTACAATATCAAAGAACATAGCATGAAATACCGGTTTTGCCAGCTCAATATGTCCAAAATGTCCAGGACAAAATATATTCTTTTGTTCACATGTACAGCATATTCGGTTATGTTCTAAAACACCCATTCGTGAATCAAATAAACCTCCTACAATAGGTTCGCTACCGGCATATGTATCTGTTTTAGTAATTTCAACAACTGATCTATTTCTGATTTCTTGCGGTCCGAGAATACTAAATTGTATTCCCCTCACATCTTGAATTTCTACTTTCTGATCATTATAGGAAAGTTCAGGATAAATTGACATATCTCTTATTAATAGTAGTTAAAATAAGTAGTCTTATGCTTAAACTATTTTAATAATATAAAATATCAATTTTTATAAATATTATTAATATTATCAAAATTATTGATATTATTGATATTTTTTTAATTTATTATGAACATACTTGAAGCTATCCTCTCTAATTGTCCAATCATTTAATCCATATGGTATAGATGCTAATAAAATTTCACATGGCGAATGATGTGGAGGGTTGCACATATTAGATATACACGCAAATATTGCTAAATTAATATCAAAATTATTAAATAATCTTAAAATAGATATATTAAGGTCAGTATTACCAGATGGACCACAAACAACCATTTGCTTATGATATCTCATTAATTTTATATAAAAATTTTTTTCATTAACCTTCCAATATTGTAATCCAGATATCCATGGTAATTTATTATTTTTTATTTCATAATTACTATCTCTTATATATTCAATTTCACGCGTTGATAATTTAGGATAAACATCTTCAATATTTATAAAATAATCTTTAATATTTTTAACCCGCTGTTCTCTTAATTTATCATTAAAAGGAGATGATAATCTTGATGCTATTACAGAACCATTTGAAGATGTAGTTATAAATTTACAAGGTAATTCACGTCCGTCATTTTCATAATTTTTAATATATTTATTAAAATTTTTTATAGAGCTTATACCAGTTAAATTATATAATCTTTTGCGTAATATATTAATTCCTTTTTGTGTTAAATGAACCTTTTTTTCAACAGCCCATAATATTACTGTACATCCATTCATACAAAAGTTTGTTATTAATGTCATCCTCTCTCTTATATTACCATTATCAATAACATAATTAATATATTTAGTGTGTATTTGTCCTGAGTTAAAATTTTTAGGTAATGTGTCATGTCCTAAATATTTTTCCAATACCTTGTATTCTGTTTGTTTAGAATCTTTCGCATAATTTATAAGAAGTTCCCTTATTTGTAAGCATACATTGTGAACATATTCTTGTGTTTTTTTATTGTCAGAACATTTCTTAGATAATCTTCTCAATTTATCTAAATTTAATTCTGACATTAATTACCTATTTATATTTTATATATAATTCTAATTAAATATAAACAATTGAAAAATAAGATTTAAATTAAATCGCAATTATTATTTAAATCAAGTTCCTTTAATTCAATATCTACCATATTAATATCTCCAACCTTTGATTTATTTTTTTTCATATTATAATATGCTTCTCTAAATAATGTCCCTGTATCTTTTACTTCTTCTTTTGTAGTTGCATGTGAACTTCTTGTATTATACACTAATGTATTTAATCTTTGGCGTAAATCAGTTTCTTCATCTTTTTTTGAATAATTAGGAATTATAGGATTATTGTATTTATTTATTAAATCTGTTATAAATATATATTTATGCTCTTGTTTTTCATTAGTATTAAGTAAATAATTATTTATTAAAACAAATAGATTATCATTTAGAGATATATAGTAAGATTTATTTGTATATTTAATATATGATGATAAAATATCATTCTTGCGCGTGTTCATATATGCTCTAACTAACTCAATAATACCTATAATTAGTTTAATATTGTGTGTATATTTCTCTTGTATTGATATATTTATCAAACATTTTATAAAATTATCGTTTAAATTAGAAAGTATAATTTCGACAGTTTTTTTTACAATAAAATACTCGTCCATTATGTATTATATATCTTAATTATATTTATATAGTTAATCTAAAATATAATATGGATTTTCATTAATTAATTTTTCCCGCAATTCCTTTTCTTCGCAATCCTTATTATATTTTTCAATCTTTGATAAACAATGTGAAAAAAAACTCTTAATTATTATGTATATAAAAGTACACATATACAAAATATACTTGTCGCCTTTATTAAATAATATTAATTTATTATTAATGCTTATACTACAATACTACTACTGCTACTTTTACCACTTTTGCCACTTCTACTATTTTCATCTGAATCAGAATGTACACCTTCAAGTCTTAGAGCATTATGTGCTTGAAATTTTTTATCTCTAATTAACATCTTTAATTTGCCTAAAATTTCATCTTTATTTGATTCATTAAATTTATCAGGTGCTATCTTAGAAAGTAATAAATATGAAGCATATATCATATGCTTCATATATCTTAATTCATTATTTACTATTTTATCATCAGCATATTCATTTTCAAAGAAACGATGTCTTATTTTATTATATATCGTTCTTAATGTTGAAGCACCTTCTTCATAAAATCTTAAATTAATCCGATTGTATTTGCTATTTTCATCATCATTGTCATAAGCTCGTTCGTATGGATAACAATTACCAGATTCAAATAAGATATCATCTATAATACTTTTATTAATAAATGGTAAAGCATCTTCATGTACAACTTCAAATAATAATATTTTTATTAAACTTTCATATTTTTTATCTTCATCTCTCAACCAATTTTTAATAGGTATTAATTCACGAACATCTTTACGCATAGTTAGGTAGAGATTGCTTATTCCTATTCTATTCTGTTTTGAAAACCATAGATTATTTTGATATATTCTCCTTGCGTGATTTATATCATGCCAGAAAAAATTAGAGGGTGTTTGCAGATCTTCATCTACAAATGCTTCATCAAATATTATTTGGCATGGTTGTATACGTGAAAATCTATTTTTTATTAAAGTTGTAGCACCGACATTTTGTATTATGGGTAATATAAATATATTAGGGGCGTTATCTAGTAAATAATCTAAATAATAATGATATCTTTCTTTGAAATAAACACTTACATAATCTTTATTCCATATTTGCTTGTCTTTTTTATGTTTTAAATCGATATTTATTAAATCAATCATATGTAATGATTGGACCATTACTCTTATACAATAGGCATACGGATAATTGTTGCCATGATAGGGTGTTTCATATACATTATATTGGCAATATTTTTGATTGTGACTAAATATAACATTCTCATTTTTGATTTTGAAAAATTTAAGATCTTTAGCATTTTTGATTGTAGATATAGTATCTTCTGGGGGACACTTGTCAAATTTAATATCTGCGCAAATAGTTTCTTGTGAAGCATTTTTAATAATATTAATAGTTTGATCAATTTGCCAACGCATTTTTACATCTGTTTCATAATTATTATCTCTAAAATATATTAATACATCTGATATACAATCTAATACATTCTTAATTTCAGGAAATGGAAAATTATTAGATTTATTCTTATTATATCTTTTAATTAATTCATCTTCTAATTTTAATATATCATCAGATGTAATACTTAGGTTTGTTACACTTTTTTCTTTTTTAATATATTTATTAATAATTTCTGTTATACCTGCTTTTGTTTTATCATCATAAGAGGACGGTTTTACATTATGTTGTGATGATTTTACAGCATGTTGTGGTGAATTCCCACTAATTCCTATTTTTGTACTATCAAAAATTGTTGATATATTATTAAAATATGTTGTATATATATTCATATTCTAATATTATAATATATATAAATTTTTATAATCAACAAAATTTGATATATAAAAATTGATATTATATAAATATAAAATAAATATATAATGAATTCAAAAGAATATATACTATCTGATACTAATAAATATGTTGCTGGCGTTGATGAAGTAGCGCGCGGTACTTTGATAGGCCCTGTTATAGCAGCATGCGTTGTATTACCTCATATATTTCCTGATGAAATATATAAAGAAATTAAGGATTCAAAAAAACTAAATGTACATAAACGTGAATTTTTAGCAAAATATATCAAAAATAATGCTATTACCTATGGTATAGGCACCGCATCTGTTGAAGAAATTGATAATATTAATATATTAAACGCAACTATGAAAGCTATGCATCGTGCTGTTGATGAAGCATATAAAAAACATCCTTTTGAAAAACTTATAATTGATGGTCCGTATTTTAAGGGATATACACCACCTGGAATAGACGGAGAATTATTAGAATATGAATGTATTCCTAAGGGAGATATGCTTTATTTATCTATTGCCGCGGCATCTATTATAGCAAAAGATTACCATACAGATTTAATATATAATTTAATTGATAAAAATCCAGTACTTAATTTATATGATATACAAAAAAATAAAGGGTACGGGACTGCTAAACATATCGCAGCAATTAATACATATGGAATAACTGATTTTCATAGAAAATCATTTGGTATATGTAAATATAAATGAATAAATATAAATAATTATAAATTATTTATTACAATTTAATGAACTCCATGATATGCCACACTGTTTTGCGTATTCACAACTAATACCATTTCCTTCCCGGGTTTTACTATCTAGAATTCCTAATACTTGCGGATATACTACATTACAAATTAATGGAGCATTAGTTTCATAATTATTTAAAATAGCACCAATATCACTGCCATTATATGGATTAATATAAGATATATCACCAACTTTAAGTACATTACTATTAGTATTTTCAAATATATTAGAATTATTAGCACTATATGCTCCTGAAAACTTCGCATATTTTTTTAATTCATTAAAATATTCAGAATTTTTATTTGGTATATTAACAATATAGTCAGGAATTACATTTGATCTTTTACCTGCGTTAGTGTATGCTTGTGCTATATTGCTAGAATTAAATCCGGATTCATATTTTGTATTTGATAAATAATTTTTCATTTTTAAATTTTCCCTATTATTTCCATATACATTAACATCTGATATACAGCGATATTGTATATTTGTACTTGCCTCTCTATTTATTTCAGGAATAATTTGCTTTTCAATATCAATATTATTATTTTTTATGATTTCTTCTTTAATTTTATTTGGGACTTTTTCTAATTTCCAATATTCAGGACATTCTATATTAGTGTCTACCTCTTCGCCTACTCTACGCGGTTTAATAGTATATATTGAAGACAATAGATATATTATTATAATTATTGAACCTAAAATATATGTTATTACAGCAGGAGCAAACTTGTCATATATATATTCTTTCCCCCATTTTGTAAATAAAATAGCAATAAGTAAGAAAAAAGCAGATAAACCATATGTTATACATACTACAAATGTCCCTTTATATAATTGTATTTTTTCTTGCTCAAATAATTTTAATTCCTTCTCATTTGGTTTAAAAACTGTATCTTCGGACATTATTCTATTATTCTATAATATTATATTATATATTATATATGTTGATTATTAAATTTATAAATTTATAATTTCATAATCTCTAATGTTCTTAATCCCTTTTGTGATGGCAATGTTGATCTATCCAGTGGTATTGGTAATGTGCTAATATCCATTATATAATGTTCAGATTGCTTTATATTTGATAGTATTTCAGGAACACACCAATCAATAACACGTGTATTTAAATCAAGAACTTGTTCATTAATATTATTAGGTGCATTTTTTCCATGTTGAAAATATATAGATCTCATTATAATTTTTAAGTCAATATCACTTTGCTTCCCTATATTATATTTACCATTTGTAGTATTTAGTATTTTATTACGGATACCAAATTGTAATAAATCTATATTTTTATCAGAAAAAAAGACTGATGAAACATCTGTACAATTTATATTACGTGATATAATATTTGTACTATTTTCAGATGATTTATCTACATTAGATTTAATTGTATAATTGTGAACAGGTGTAAGCGCATTAACCCTTCCATTTAAAAAATTCATTTCCCTTCTTAATATATATAATTATTTTCATTTTATATAGTAGTAAGGGAATATGGATAAATGTAAAGAAATTACATATTGTGCCAAAGAATTATTAAAAACTCATAAAATACAAATGAATGACAATAATAAAAAAGAGGTTATTATTATACTATCTAAGTATATTGAACTATTAATATTTAATATAGTTGCTATTGTATCAATAATATGCTTACAAATTGGTATTAAAAAAATATTATTAGAGCATATAATATATGTATCAAAATATATTGATAAAAGATGTTCATTATCAAAAAGAAAAAATATTAAAACTAATAAAATGAAAGGAGGCGCGTTTAATACTGCTGCGTTTTTTGGTGTGAATGAACCTCAGTATTCTAAATATAATGATACAAGCGATTTACTTAAAATAAATTTTGAAGTTGCACGTAATGCTATACCGTTAAAAGGGGGGGGATCTTCCAACTGTATTAAACTTGATAAAATAATACTTAAAAAAATTAGAAATGTATTTAAATTTTTTAATGTTAAATATGATAGCAATGCTCTTAACCATATTAAATCTAAATATGATAGTATTATAGAAACTTTATTAGAAAAAATTAAGAATATAAAAGGAGAAATAACAAGTAAAAAGGTTGATTTATTAATACATAAATCTAGAATAATGAAAAAAAAATGATTATATAAATAATAATTTATATATATATATAAAATGCCTATTATTACAATAGATGGAAATATTGGCTCTTATAAAACAAGCATTCTAAATTATTTTCATAAAAATTATAAACTAGCAATTGATTTAGAACCAGTTGATAACTGGGCTGAATATTTAGCAAATTTATATAATACACCAAATAGTAGCTATGATTTTCAAATAAAAGTATGGGTTGATAGATGTTGGATACAAGAAAAAACGAATATGTCAATTTTAATGGAAAGAAGCCCATATTTTATTAAAAATGTCTTTGTAAGAAAAGCATATGAAGATAAAACTATTAATGATAAAGAATATGAAAATATAATTAGACTACATAAAACTACTGATGATTTATGGAAACCTAATGGTTACATATATCTTCGTTCAGATCCAGATAAATGTTTACAACGTATTAATAAAAGGGGCCGTTTTGCTGAAAAAAATATTAAATTAGAATATATTCAAAAAATACATGAACTTCATGAAAAAAATTATAAATTAGCAATTGAGAATAATATGAATATTATTGTTATAGATGTTGAAAATAAAAGTATATCTGATATATGTAATGAGATACTATCATCAAAATTATATAATGATATTGTTAATTGATAATATCTATATTAATTAGATTTAAATAGTATTACATCTAATAATAGGTGCGTCTGTACCTAAAAAGCAACTGTAATAAAGACGTTCATAACTTTCATACTCAATAGATGGTGATGAAGTATGAATTAATTTTCTATTATTAAATATTAACATATCATTCATTTCCCATTTAATTTTAACTATGTTATCTTTTGTTAAAATATATTTATTCATTAGTTCTCTATATAAATCATAACTTTCTTCACAAGACATTTTATCAAATTTTGAGAATCTAAATGGTGAAATCATTAATGCTTTTTTATTTTTACATTCATCTGTATAAATTACAAGTGGTTCTCTGTTAATAATAGTATTTCCTGACTTCTTTGTAGGATTGATATCATTATTAATATTGATTTTATTATATCCGGTGTAATCATAATATGTATTCATTACATCATCATCCGCATTAGAATATATAACATTATAATTTTTAAGCTCTTTCTTTAAATTAATATCTAAATTATCGTATGCTGTTTCCATGCTAGCAAATAGAGTTTCACCTCCAATAGGAGGCGTATTTAACATATAAATGCTAGATACAATAGGAGGTCTATGTTCATTAATACCTACAATATCTTGATGCCATACAGCTGTATTTTTAAATGGACCACTATATTTTAGAGTAACATCTTTAAGTCCATAAAGATCTTTAATATAGCAATTACCTCTAATTGCTACTTGTGGTACATAATCAACTTTTGAATGATGAAATGGATGTATAATTCGGTCATTATGTTTACTATCAAAAATCTTACAAAATTCATAAAAATCTTTTGGATTTAGATTTTGATTTTTAAACATTAACATAGGAACAGCCTTAAATAATTTAGTCAATTCATCCTTATCATATTCATTAATTTTTTTTATATCTATATTATTGATTACCGCAATGTTTTTATTTAGTGTTGGAAAAGATACTTTCATACATAAGGTATGATTTAGCATTATATTAATTAAGCATACAATCTTAGCAACATTATTATATTTTATCATCTCTGATGTATTACAAATATTATGTAATATAATCAATTTTTATTATTATAGTAAAAAAATATATTAACTATTCATATATAGCCCTCTATTTAATTCATTTGAATACTTAGTATTATTAGTATTATTAGTAATTAAACTATCTAGATATGGATAAATAGCATTTGATAATTTTATAGATGCTTCTATTGGTTCTGTACTTGGTATATTTGGCACACAATATATTTTTGTATTCTTATATTTAATTAAAGGGTTTAGCAAAGTGGTTGGTGTAGATTGCTCTGTTGTTCCTCCTTGATCAATAGCTACATCCATGATTATAGATTCCATACTAGACATCAAATCAAGAAGTTCATTGCTAATAATTTTTTTAGCTTTCATGCCATTAATATATATGGAAGATATAACAATGTTTGAAAATATTAAAAGTTTTTTTAAATTTTTATCATTCATTTCATAAGATTTATATACATCAGGGTTGCTTTGTTCTATTTCTTTTATTTTTTCATAATTACTATCTATTAAATTAATATTTTTATATCCGAGTTTAATTGCTTGTTCAGCGGCTGCTTTACCTACATTGCCAACACCAATTATTGTAATAATTGTATATTTGTTTTTCTTTTTTATTAGTTTATCAGCTTCTATCATTGATTTTTTACCTGCAATTATAGACATTGGAGATAAAATAGGATAGAAACCATTATCATCTTGAATAGTCTCGTAAGCATAGCATTTTGCTTTACTATCAATCATTGCTTTAATTAATTCATTATTTCCAGCAAAGTGAAAGAATGATAATATTGTATGTTTTGATGTTATTAAAGAATATTCTCTTCTTTGTGGTTCTTTGACTTTGACAATAATATCTGCTTTTTCATAAATATCTTCAATATTATCTAGAATAAATGCTCCTTTTTCTATATAGTCATTATCACTATACCCAGCATTTTTTCCTGCGTTTGTCTGTATATATATTTTAATATTATCATTATTTTCTAATAATATTTTAATATCATCTGGAACTATTGAAACTCTTTTTTCAAACTCTTTTATTTCTTTTGGAATGCCAATTATATACATAATAAGTAAATAATGTTATTTATATATATATTATATATCTTATATATATTTTAATTTATGTATTATATATTCCCAAACTGTACATGAAAATATGTAAAGTTTAATAAAAAATTAAGTAAATATATAGTGATTTATAGTCATTTGATTAATAAATATCCTAAATACCTGTATCATTTATTAAAGTTGATATTGCTTCATATATTATTTTTTTATCAGTTCCACAATATGAGTTAATTTCATTACTATATTTATAAAATTTAAAATAAGGTATTGAAGTAATATTATAATGATCACTAATTTTATATCCATTTTCAATATCTATTTTTAGAAATACAATATCTGGATATTCAATAGTTAATGTTTCAATAAATGGATATATCTCTTTGCAAGGTTTGCAAAATGATGCTGTAAAATTTGCGATGACATAAGTATTATTATTTAAATAATGTAAATAATCTTCTGTAGTTTCAACATTTATTATTGGCATTTATCTTTATTATTTAGATAGAATTAAAAATATTTAAAATTTTTCGCACGTTAAATATTACTATTACTAAAATACTAAATATTAAATATATAAAAAATTGATAAATATTATATATATATCTTATAAATACACCTATATAACTGATGCCTTTAAAAAAGATTGATGATAAAGGCGCCCCTGTTCAAGACAAAAAAGTAGAGGATAAATATAAAAAATATGAGCTTCTTGAACATATTCTTGCTCTTCCAGATACATATATTGGGTCTATTGAACCTCAAAAAATTACAAATTATATATATGACGATACAAATAAAAAAATGGTTCTAGATGAATTAACATATATTCCTGGCTTGCTTAAAATTTTTGACGAAGTTATAGTAAATGCGATTGATCATTCTATGCGTCTTAAAGCAGATGAAGAAAAAGGAAAAGAAGATATTAAGCATGTTAAGAATATTAAAGTAACAATAGACAAAATATCAGGAAGAATAACAATAATGAATGATGGTAATGGCGTTGATATTAAAAAACATAGTAGTTACGGAGATTTATGGATCCCCGAACTTATATTTGGCGAACTTTTAACATCTACAAACTATGATAAAGGTGAGGAGAAAATATGGGGTGGCAAGAATGGATATGGTAGTAAACTTACTAATATATTTTCAAAAGAGTTTACTATCGAAACAGTTGATCATTATGCTAAAAAAATTTATTCGCAAACATTTAGCAATAATATGACACAGAGAACAAAAGCGGATGTTAAAGCATCTTTAAAAACACCCTATACACAAATCAGTTTTATTCCAGATTATGAAAGATTTGGTATGAAGAATATGTCAGAAGATATTTATAAGCTTTTTAATAGACGTGTTATTGATGCTTGTGCTACAACACCAAAAGATGTGTCAGTATATTTCAATGGCGAAAAATTAATGATTAAAGATTTTGAGAAATATTGTGAACTATTTCTTGATAAGAAAGAGCAACCATTTGTATATGAATCAGCCGGCGAAAGATGGGAAGTTGTTGCTTCTATATCAAGTTCAGGTTCATTTGAATTTCTGTCATTTGTCAACGGTATTAATACTATTAAAGGAGGCAAACATATTGAATATATTACAAATATGATTACTAAAAATCTTGTTGATATGACACAATCTAAAAAGAAAAAAACTGTTAAAGCACAACATATTAAAGATAATCTATTTGTATTTGTTAAAGCATTAATTGTTAATCCAAGTTTTGATTCGCAAAGTAAAGAAACACTTACAACTCCTGTTGCTAAGTTTGGCTCTAAATGCGAACTTAGCGATAAGTTTTATGATAAGCTATTTAAGATTGGTATTGTTGACAAAGCATTGAGTATTACAGAGTTTTACGACAAGAAAAAATTAGTTAAAACAGATGGCAAGAAAATATCACGTATTATTGTACCTAAATTAGATGACGCAAATTTAGCAGGAACAAAAGATAGTGCTTCTTGTACTATTATATTTACAGAAGGAGATTCCGCAAAAACAATGGCAATTTCAGGACTTAGTGTTATTGGTCGTGATAAATATGGAGTTTTCCCTTTGCGTGGAAAGATATTAAATGTAAAAGATGCAACACTACAAAAAATTACTGACAACAATGAAATTACAGCAATAAAGAAGATCCTAGGACTTGAACAAAATAAAAAATATACAGATATTAGTCAATTAAGATATGGTTCTATTATGATTATGACAGATCAAGACCATGACGGAAGTCATATTAAGGGACTTATATTTAATATTTTTCAAAGTATGTGGCATGAACTTTACGAAATACCTGGATTTCTTACATCTATGCTTACGCCTATTATTAAAGCAACAAATAATCGCAATACTGATGTTATTGAATTTTATAATATGTCAGATTATGAACGATGGTCAGAAACAGATATTGCTAAAAATGGTTCTTGGAAAATTAAATATTACAAAGGATTGGGTACTTCAACAGATCAAGAATCAAAAGAATATTTTAAAAATATGAAAAAAATTACTTATAAATATGATAAAAATGCTGATGAAGTTATTGATCTGGCATTTAATAAAAAACGTGCTGATGATAGAAAGGATTGGCTAGCAAATTATGATAAAGATAATGTATTAGATTATAAAAATCTTGAAGTTGATTTTAAGACTTTTGTTGATAAAGATTTAATTCATTTTAGTAATCGTGATTTACAAAGGTCTATTAATCATATTTGCGATGGGCTCAAAGAAAGTACAAGAAAAATCATGTTTGCTTGTTTTAAAAGAAAATTATATACAAATGAGATAAAAGTAGCGCAATTATCTGGATATGTTAGTGAAGTATCGGCATATCATCATGGAGAAACTTCGTTACAACAAGCAATTGTTGGTATGGCACAAATATATGTAGGAACTAATAATATTAATTTACTATCACCAAATGGTCAGTTCGGTAGTAGATGTCAAGGAGGACAAGATGCATCATCAGCAAGATATATTTTCACATTATTGTCAAAATTAACAAAATTAATTTTTAAAGAGGAAGATAATAATATTCTAAATTATCAAGATGATGATGGACAACAAATAGAACCAGAATTCTATATTCCTGTAATCCCTATGATACTTGTAAATGGAGGTATTGGAATTGGAACAGGATATTCTACAAATATTCCTCAATTCAATCCAAATGAAATTATCAATGCTTGTCGTTTTATATGTAAAGCAATTAAATTAGCTGATTTGAATGGAGATACAGAAGATGGATTAGATAATATATATGAAACAATTGATATATTAGATATTGAAGACTTAGTTCCTTATTATTTAGGGTTTAATGGACATATTAAAAAAGCAGAAAATAATTCTTATATTAGCAAAGGAATATATAAATGGATTGATAATGAAACAGTAGAAATAACTGAATTACCTATTGGAACATGGACAGAAGATTATAAAGAGTTTTTAGAAAATATGATAACAAATGGTTTAAATAATCTTAAATATATTGAAAATCATTATACATCAAAGAACGTTAAGTTTATATTACATTTTAATGCGAATGTTCGTGAAACTCTTGAAGATAAGTTTGAACAATTATTTAAAATATCTTCAAGTAAAAATCTAAGTATTAATAACATTCACTTATTTAATAAAAATGGTGCTATTCAAAAATATGATAATACAACAGAAATTATAAAAGAATGGTCAAAAACACGAGTATTAAAATACTTTGAAAGAAAATCTTATCAAATTAAAATATTAGAAAAAGACTTTCTTGTATTATCAGCAAAAATTCGGTTTATTATTGATGTTATATCTGGTAATATTCAAATTATGAATAAAAAACTTGTTGATATTGCCAAACGATTAATAGAACTTAAATATCCTCGTATAAATACAGATACTAATATTATCGTAGCTGGTAATATTGACAATGATATTAAAGATCCTAATGATGATAGTGATAATGAGAAAAATAAGGATGTGAAAGACTTTAATTATCTTCTTAAAATGCCTATTTCGCAACTTACATATGATAGAAAAGTCATATTAGAAAAAGAGGTTGATGAACTTAATAATAAACTAACAAATTTACGTAATAGTAGAATTGAAGACATCTGGATGTCTGAGTTAATTGAATTAGAAACAGCATGGAATGAACATAGAGACATGATATTAAAAGAATATGATAATGACCGTAAAGGTATCATAGAACCTAAGGCGCAAAAAAAGAAAGCTAAAAAATAAATATTAAGATTATTATTTAATTATATTTACATAACCAAATTATATATTAATTTTTTATTTTATTATTTATATATTATTTATCATATATATACCTGTTTAATATTATATAATAATCTATAATGTCTTATAATAAACTCTTGTTTATCTTATATGCTGCTACTAATATTTTAGTAGCAAATGATGTTTCAATGTCATAATTATATATTGATATATATTCTTTTTTATTTATTTTTTTATTTTTTAATAATTCAGCTGTTTTTTCAATATCCTTAGTAAATTGTGATTTGTTATATGTAGTATCTTGTACTTTTAGTACAATGTCATTAATTACTAAAACAGTAGATTTTTCAGGTAATTCAATACTATTATTTTGTTGATAGTTCTTATTGCTTTTAGCAATTATCTTTATAATTTTACTATTTGTTTTCTTAATATCAATTATCATCATCATAGAATTCTTATAATATTCATTAATTCCTTTTTTGGTATTAATACTATCAGGCATATTTGTCATAATTTCCTTAATGCGCATAGCGAGAGTTGTAGTAGACATTTTTTCCAATGTAGTTTGTTTTATGTTTGTTTTATGTTTGTTTTATGTTTGTTTTATGTTTGTTTTACTAAACTATCAAATATATAATTATCATTTTTTTAAATTATATTATATGAATATAACATATTTATTTATGCTGCTTTCTAGATGGTGCTAATATATTTCCAATAGATATACCATAGGTTATATAATCATGTATTCCAAAAAATTGTGGATTTCCAGAAATAATATTGATATGATAATACCATTTAAATGGTATTATAATAACCTTGTTTCTATTTAATAAAATTGTTGTTAGTTTTTGATTATAATTTTGTATTAGATCTTGTGATATTGGAATATTATTTTCATGTCTAGTTAGAGGATTTCCTAATGTTATTTCAATAGAGTTTTCTTCGTGTGTGTCAGCATATATTATAAGATATTTATAATTATTTATGTTCCAACCCCATATATTTGGAATATTTATATCATATTCAACTATATTATAATTAAACCAATTTATTAGTAACTCATCAATATTTGTAATACTATCTTGAATAATTATTGGTTGTTTTTTATATAAAATATCAAAATTAAAATGTTCTATTTTGAGTTGATATATTATTAATTCATCATCAAATATATAATACATTGACGCATATAATAGTATTATTAATAAAATAAATATATATATATACATTTATTAATAAATAATATTATTATAATATAATAAAAATCACATAATTATTACATACATGTAATAATTATTTTTATATATTATAAGAGTAATATAAATATCTAATGGAAGATTTACTTAGTAAAACAATTTTTACTATAATAATTATACTACTTATTATATACGGATTACCTTCAATAGTTTATTTTATAATTTCTATGTTGATTAAAGGTTCTGATGGTAGAAAAGTAGATAATTTATTAGAAGAATTTGAAATGAAAAAGGAGGATCTAAATATGAATTATAATTCCTTATCTGATGAATATCTTTTATTTTGTACTTACATGCCAATAAAAAAACTTGTGTTTTGTAATGATGGAAATAATAAAGAAATAAAACATCAAAATTTAATGGATTTAAAAAATGTTAAAAGAATATTTGATAAAATAATTAAGATTAAAGAGTATTGTGATTCTGAATATAAGAAAATAAAGGCTGAATCAGATGAATTAATCTATAAAAATAAAGAAGACCGTGAAAAACGTGAGCATGATGAAGATTTACTAATAAAGAAGGAAGCGGGTGAAAATAGTAGGTTTGATTCAACATCTCGTAGAGAATGGATTAAAAATATTTTAAGTGGCATTTTTAATTTTATAAAATTATCAATAGCTACTGGTATAGATTTAAGTAAAATTTTGGTAAGTATTGGGGCAATATTTGGTCAATTGGGTAAAGCTTTATTAGGTAACTACGTAGTTATGGGATTTTTAATACTTATATTTTGTATTTTGGTTATATTATCATTGTTGAAATATAGATCAATAGATACAACAACTGGTGGAGGTGGTGGAGGTGGTAATTATAAATCTAACGACGGAATTAGTTTTTCCCCCTTTTCTATATATAATGATTTATTAGATACATATTCTTATTATTCTAAAATTGCTAATAATTTGTCTGATTATACTAACAACATAATAGGAAATAATAATAATGGAATTAATGGAGATGAAGATAATGATGATACAATTGACAGAGAACAATTATATGGTGGTAAATATGATAATCTATCATATATAAAATTGAATAATTTAAAAATTAATAATATATTTGATGGTAGTAAAAATATTATCAAAACAGAGAAAGATAAATATTATAATATTTATTTACCATCAGAAAAATTTAAAGATACAGATACAATAGATACAGGAAAAACTGGTTTATTACCATGGAATATATATGAAAATTCTAAAAAAGAAAAAATTTGGGAGCTTGATTGTGAATCTATTGATACTATTTTAGAAAATGGTAAACCAGCTTTTATTACTGATGACGATAAATGTATAATTAATAAAATAGGGTTAAATCAAGTTATCGCACAACATCAAGATATAGATACTGATACCCTTTCAACAATATTTACAACAGAATATATTAAATAATTTTGTTATATTTATTATCTAATATATTTTTAAAGGTATATATATTATGAGTACATGTGAACAAAATAATATTAGAATAACAAGTAATTATTATATATGTAGCAATGTAATTGAAACAAAATATTTAAAATCTAATAAATATATAAATGTTGATAATGATAAAGGAGAAATTTCATTAAAATTAACTGCTAATTCATCTAATCATTATTTACAGTCAGATAAAAAAGCGCATTGTAAAGGAAAATGGCAAGATTGGTTTTGTATACATAACTATCACAACAATAATAATATTAATAATTATCCAAAAACGGAGACAATGTCTATTGGTGTTTGCTATAATTATTGTGAATTACGAACTTCTCAACCTAAAACAGGCGAGACAATAACAAAATATAATAAATGCGCTGAATATTATGATGAAAATGATATTATATACAATCCACTTGCTCTTATCGCAATATTTGGTACTCACTTTAATAATAAATTAACAAATTTTCAAGGACAAATGCCATATTATAATACAATTGAGAGTACTATTGGTATTAGAGGTTCATATTTAAATGATTTATATAGAGTTAATAAAAATAATGATTTTATCAATCTTACAAACTATAATACAAATAGTCCTTCAAATAATCAAGACAAATTATTATTTGATATAATTAAACATATTGTAAGTAATGATAATTATATTATTGAAGAAATTAAAGAAGATATTAGAAAGGCATGTAATAATATAAATAAATTATATTTAAAAAAAATAAAAGATAGACCAGAAGAGAGAAGTGATTTTTTAAATAAAATTAAAAATTATGTATTTGATATTGACAAATTGGAAAAAATTTATGGCAAAGATAAAACTGAAAATCAAAAACTTGTAAATATTATAGCATATTCTTATAATATTATGAGGTTAATATGCTATGGAAAAGATGAAACCATTAAAACACAACAAGGATCATCTTCATTGTCTTTTGCGTCTTTTAAATTATTGTCTTATGATAAGATAAAATTAAATATAAAAACTATTCTAATTATTAATTATATTAATAAGGAATTAATTGATGATATTGATATTATTGTAGATATATTTACAGCAGCATGTTATAATTGTTTTAATGTTAATTATGATATATTTAATAATTATAGAAAAATATTACCTGAAAATTCTATACTTATTAGATTTAATAGCGAACATTTTAATAATTTTAATAAAAATGAGTTTATTAAATGTCATATAAATAATGCCTTTTTTATAGAACAAAAAACGTCACAATATAAATATGAATTAATATATTATAATGATATTCCTTTTTATGACCATAATGTATTATCTGAATACAATGATAATATAAAAAATATTGATAAAATTTTATTAGGTATCCTTGTGTTTTTTATTGGTGTTATAATTATAGTAATTTTATATTTAATTTTATTTTATTCAAAGGTAAATGAATCTAAATATAAAATTGTTGATGGGTTTATATATTTAATAAATTTTAGTCATTTATTTTATAAACGCTTAACATTAGCTCTATTAAATTTTAGTTGCAGAGTATTTTACAAATTAATATTTACGTTTAGAAGTAAAAATACTATTTTATCATTAATATATAAAATAATTAATATAATTTTTATTGTATTCTTGATTATCTATTTACTTAGTGCTTTTCTAGAATTGCTAAATATTGATTATTTCACACTATTAAAAAATATGAATTATTCAAGCTTTACAGCATCACCAGAAGATCAAATTTCATATATTAATATACCCTATTATATATTAATTATATATTTAATATTAATATATTTATATAGTACGTACATTATAAAATATTCTCTTGAAGATAGTAAATTTGATATTATATCTAATATTGATGCGGATGAAACTACTTCTTCTAAATTTATAGATTATTTATTATTATCAAGATATGCTGATGAATTGCTAAAATATAAATCATTATATAGTGAAGAATTAAAAAAAAATTTGAATTAGGTAATAATGTTTTCTAAAATTATAGTAAAGGGAGTATATAAAAACATATTTAAAGGAATAAACAATAAGGATTATTAAATGGATGATAATAATATATATTTGCTAAATATTAAAACAATTCAAGCATCCACATTTAAACAAGTTATTGATGCGTTGAAAGAAATACTCATGGATGTTAATTTGGAAATAGATGAGACAGGTATTAAAATAGTAGCTATGGATAATACACATATTGTTTTAATACATTTGAAATTAGAAGCAGATAAGTTTGAAATATATGAATGTGAAAAAAAAATATATGTTGGAATAAATATGCTAAGATTGCATGCGCTTATAAAAACTATTACTAATAATGATATATTGTCATTATATATATTAAAAGATGATCCTAACCATTTAGGTATAACAATAGACAATAATGATAAAAATTATAAGACAAATTATAAATTATCTGTTCTAGACATAGATGTCCTAAATATTCAAATACCTCCTGTTGATTTTCATACAATTATTAATATGCCTTCATCTTATCTTCAAAAGATTATTCGTGATATGCACAATTTGGCAGAATTTATTGAGTTTAGAAATATTAATGATAAATTAATTTTAAGTTGTAAAGGTGATTTTTGCTATCAGGAAACTATTTTAGGTTCTGAAAAATCTCAATCCATAACAATAAAAAAGAATAGTGGCGAAGAAGATCAAGAAATTATTCAAGGAATATTTAGTCTTAAATATTTATCTATATTTACTAAATGTACTAATCTATCTAATACTGTTGAAATATATCTAAAAAATAACTACCCAATTATTTTAAGATATACAATTGCGTCATTAGGTGAAATTAAACTATGTCTATCTCAACAGGATATTAGTTAACTGTTAACTATAATGATATGCTTTATATTTTCAAAAAGAATATATATATCTATTATGATATTAAATTTGTTATATTTTTTATTATATTATTTTAAAAATGATATACATACATTATCATTTATCTATTTATAAGAACTTCGCAAGAAACTTATGAGCAAACAAGAAGATATTCGCATAAGCGAACTCAAAGTCAAAGGAATTGAATGGATAGAAAAATTTTTACAGAAAGACTTGACATGTACAAAGCCAGGCTCTATATCACATTTGTTATATGGTGATAAACCAAGTGAACAATCCATAAATATTAAGCTCGGTCGCTTTGGTGAGTTTTTGGCAATGGAGCTAATAAAAAGCAATGATGGTTTTGAGTTGCTTGATTGTGGTGTCCAAATGATAAATAACAAATACAAGGATGTCGATTTGATTTTTATAGATAAAAATAAAAAAATAATATATTACCGTGAATTGAAAGGAAATATAGAGTTGGATACTGAAAAAATGCCTGCTACAATAGCAAAATGTAATGATATTACAACCTTCTTTACAAATAAATATAGTGATTATAATATAGATTGTGCTATTTTAAACTGGAGCATATATGATAGACAAATTTTAACTGCTGGACTTTCAAATATAAAAACATTCGAAAAAGCAGGTTTGAAAATAGAACATATGGGTGAATTCTTCGCAATATTAGGAGCTACATGGCATAAGGAAGACTATTACTCATATTTTAGAATGATAGGTGCTAAAATAATTACACGGTTTGTAAAGTAGATTGCGATATTATCCTATATTGACAGCTTAATAATTCTTAATGATTAAATGTTTGGTATTTATTTCGTCACCAATACGATTATTATATAATTTAAATTTATATTTTTTATCATATTCAGCTACAATATAGCCATTATATAACTCTTCTATAAATTTAGTCTTACCAATTATCATTAGGCATTTTATTTTTGTTTTTTTGAATAGAGATGCTAACTTACGTTGCTCTTCTTTACCAAATGAACAATATCCATAATCAGTAAACTCACTATCATATGGTGGATCTAAGAACATAAAATTAGTTTCGTCATCAAATTTTTCAAATATAACTTCAAATTTCTCATTGTATATTTCAGTCCTATTTAATAATGTTTCATAATCTTTGTTAAGTAATTCAGTATAATTAATACTTTTATATCTACCAAACGGTATATTAAATTTCTTATCTCTGTTATATCTTAACATACCTCGAAAACAGGTTTTCCTCTGATAATAAAATCGCTTTGCTATGTCAAGTGTTTCATTTATCACCATAGCATCTCTTATATTATAATAGGTTGCTTCATCATTTGGTGAATTTTCCATAAACTCAAAGATATCTTTGGCTTTTCCTTCACTAATGCATTTATATAACTCAATTAATTCTGAATGGACATCGCTTATAACTGCCTTGCTAGGGTTTAAATGAAAATATACAGCACCACCACCTACAAATGGTTCAATATAAATATTATAATTCTCTGGAAAATATTTGTCAAACATTTTGATTTCATCAACCTTGCCACCACTCCATTTAATTAATGGCTTTAGTATTTTTCTTGTATTTGATACACCATTTAATAAATCTATCAAATCACTTTTATTTTTTGATTTATAATTAGTAATTCCATATTCATCACATTTAACAAGAAGCTCTTTTCTTGATTTATTTGCGTATTCCATTATGAATACTTTATATTATTATTTTATATATAAAAGTCAATTTTTATTATTTTAATCTATAAACAAATTATATAAAATATAGCTTTATAATATATAAAAATAAATAGTTATGTGTTATTTTTGAATTGTATAATATAAGATTATTATGATATATATATATTAAATAATAATGAATAATAATGAAGTATTAAAAAAATGTGATACATGTAAAATTATTAAACCCAAAAAATTATTTCATATATGTAAATACTGTAAGAGATGTCATATAAAAGATTATATAAAAAATCAATTATTAAATGCTCGCATTGCTAATCATTTTAATTTATCTATTGATGAATTAAATAATATTATGACTTCAAATATGAATAATTCTTCGAGAAATGAAATAGTTGAACGCGAAAGATATGATGAAATTATGGTATATTATATTAGAACACAAAGTTATGTTATTACAGATAATATTATTAATAATTTTTTAGACAAAATATTGTAGTAAAGATAATAAGGTAACCTAATAAGAATATTAGATGCAATAAAAAAAGTTATAATGCTCTTATTTTTGGAAGCAAAATATATTTAAAATATATATTTTGTATTTTATACAATGTATTTTCTAATACAGTTAATATTTCATTCATACATAATATATATTTTTTTGAGAATATAATATAATCATCACATATTACATATTTAATATATTTATTAATTTCATTAAATATATTTTGAAATCGGTTCATTATAAATAAAATTATATTATATTTCTTTAAGTACTAAGAATATTAAGTAAATAATAATTTACAATTAAAAGTCAGCATCAAGAGTAAATTTACGTATATCTGTGTGTTCTTGCTTACTTCCTACATTTGCTTTACTATACTGTGAAACACGACTTTCAAAAAAGTTTGTTTTTGATTCAATAGATATTCTTTCCATAAAAGGAAATGGATTATTTGAGTTCCAAATTTTATCATAATTTAACTGAGTTAATAATCTATCAGCAACAAATTCAATATATATTGACATTAAATCAGCATTCATACCTAACATAGAACAAGGTATGCTTTCAATAATAAAGTTTTTCTCAACTTCAACAGCTTCTTTTACAATATTATGAACTAATTCTTGTGGAAGACGATTCTGTATTTTTGAATATAATAATACCGCAAATTCTACATGCATGCCTTCATCTCTGCTAATTAATTCATTAGAGAATGATAATCCTTGCATTAATCCTCTCTCTTTTAACCAGAAAATACTACAAAAAGCACCACTAAAAAATACACCTTCAACTAGCGCAAACGCAATTAGACGTTGAGAGAATGGCGCACTTTCATCATTAATCCACTTAAAACACCACTCTGCCTTTTTCTTAATACATGGCATATAATTAATAGCATCAAGTGCTTCATGTTTTTCTTTTGGTTCTTTAAAATATGTATCTATCAATAGAGAATAAGTTTCTGAGTGAATATTCTCAATAGACATTTGAAAAGCATAGAAAAATTTAGCTTCAAGTACTTGAATATCATTTAAAAAACGCTCGCCTAAATTAATATTTACTATTGTATCACTAGAACTAAAAAATGCCAATATTTGTTTAATAAAAAATCTCTCATTATTATTTAATTTATTAAAATCTGCTAAGTCTTTACTTAAATCTAATTCTTCGGATGTCCAAAAACAACTTAGAGCTTTTTTATACATATCCCACATATCATAATGCTCAATCGGAAAAATAGTTAGTCGTGTACTAGGTTCAAGAAGAGGCTCATTATTATTATTATTAGACATTATATTATAATAGCAATATATATTTATATAATAAATATAAAAAAATAAAAAATATATAATTTATATTAACTTAAATACCATTAAGCGGAGCATAACACACATGAATCCGCATTTTCTTCAATACATCTTCTTTTTTTTTTAGCAAACTCGGGATCAATTGTAAATTGCTGCGTCTTTGCTTTTGGTCTTGTGCGAAGATAATATGAACCTGTTTTTAATCCTTTTGAATGTCCGTAAAAATGCATAGATGACAACTTTTGAAAATCAGGTTCTTCCATAAATATATTAAGGCTTTGTGTTTGACAAATATATTGCCCTCTATCAGCAGACATATCAATAATATTACGTTGTTTAATCTCCCAAGCTGTTTTATATATTGCTTTCATTTCATCATCTATTTCTTGAATATTTTGTACACTACCTTCGTGTAATATAATGGTATCTTTAAGTTCTTTGTTCCAAAGCCCTTTGCTAATTAAATCATTAATTAAATATTTATTGATAATAATAAACTCACCGCTTAATGTTTTACGTTGAAAAATATTATTAGTGAATGGTTCAAAGCTTTCATTAAATCCCATTATTTGTGAAGTTGAAGCAGTTGGCATTGGGGATAATAACAGACTATTGCGAAGTCCATACTCCATTATATCAGAACGAAGTTTATCCCAATCATATCTTGAACTTGGTTCCGCATTCCATAAATCAAATTGAAATAATCCCTGAGACATTGGACTACCTTCAAATGATCTATATGCTCCAATATATTTAGGATTTGGGATATCTTTTTCAAATTCATTTATATAATTATTAATATCTTCATCTAATATTTTGTTATTAATATTTTTAATATTATTAATAATATTAAAGCGTTTTTTTGATAATTCCATAGAAGCCTCAACAGCCGCATGATAAATAGTTTCAAAAATTTCTTTATTTAATTGTTTAGCATTTTCACTTTCAAATGGAAATCTCAATTTAATAAATACATCTGCTAAACCTTGAACACCAATGCCAATCGGGCGATGTTTCAAATTTGATATACGTGCCTTTTCAATTGGATAGAAATTCTTATCTATAACTTTGTTTAAGTTTTTTGTAATTACCTTTGTAATTTCATGTAATTTATCAAAGTTAAATACTCCGTTTTCAATATATGTAGGAAGACATATTGATGCTAAATTACACACTCCCGTCTCTTCTGGTGAAGAATAAATCAATACTTCTGCGCATAAATTACTTGATTTAATAGTTCCAAGATTTTTCTGATTGCTCTTTCTATTTGCTGCGTCCTTGTACAAGATATAAGGAACACCTTGTTCAATTTGTGCTTCTAAAATTTTAAACCATAGATCCTGAGCATTAATTTGCTTAGAATATTTGCCTTCACTTTCATATTTTTCATATAATTTTTTAAAGTCATCACCATATACATCACTTAATCCTTTACATTTATCAGGACACATAAGAGACCATTTACCCTCGTTTTTCACTCTTTCCATAAATAGATCTGAAATCCATAAAGCAAGAAATAAATCACGACATCTATCTTCTTCACTTCCATGATTTTTCTTAAGTTCTAAGAAACTTTCAATATCACTATGCCATGTTTCTAGATATACCGCAATGCTACCTAGTCTCTTTCCTTCCTGATCTATATATCTTGCTGTATTATTGAAAACTCTTAACATTGGAATAATACCATTTGAAGTTCCATTCGTTCCTCTTATTTGACTTCCATTTCCACGTATTTGATGAATATGTAGACCTATTCCTCCTGCGAATTTAGAAATTAAAGCGACCTCTTTTAATGAATCAAATATACCAGCAACACTATCATCATTAATGCTACATAGGAAACAGCTACTTAATTGAGGACGATTTGTGCCAGCATTAAATAGTGTAGGTGTAGCATGTGTAAAATATTTTTTACTCATTAAATCATATGTATGTAAAACATCCTTAATATCATTACCATGAATACCAATAGCAACTCTCATCCACATATGTTGTGGTCTTTCAATAACCTTCTTATTTACACGCAAAAGATATGCTCTTTCTAATGTTTTAAATCCAAAATAATCAAATAAATAATCTCTTTGATAATCTATATATGTGTTTAACTTCTCTTTATTTTTATTAACAATATTATATAATTCATCTGAAACTAATGGAATTTGATTATCATGATTATCTTTATTGTTATATAATATATGAATAGTTTCACTAAATGAAGGTGATGTATTTTTATGATGATTTGATATTATAATTCGCGATGCCAATACGCTATAATCCGGATGTTCAATAGACATACTACTACATAAATAAGCAGCAAGCTCATCTAATTCATATGTTTTAACACCATCATAAATGCGCGAGCATACTTTTTGAGCTATCTCTGATACGTCAATTGTTAATCCCGATGATAGATTTTTCAATCTATTTAATACCTTATCAAAACTAACATCCTCCATTTCGTCGTTCCTTTTAATAACGCGCATTTTTTAATATCTTGTTATATCTATATATATGTTTTGTTTTTATATATCTTGACAAAAAAATAATATTGCTTTTATAGTATTTATTATCATATACTATCATTATTAATACTATCAGTATCCATACTATCATTATTAATACTATTAGTATCCATACTATCATTATTAATACTATTAGTATCCATATTTTCATTGTCTATACTATCACTATCCATAGTATCATAATTATAATTACATATTAATTTTCTACCTTTTGAAGATGATATCCAACATTCAATCTTAATTTTACCACTATGCTCTTTCCTATGACATTCTTTACAAATTGCTACTAAGTTATGCTTAGCATTTTTATGAAATGTATTATTTATAAATCCATTTTTATCTGCTGTATGTTGATAAATAATATGATGTGTTTCTTCTGCCTTATTTTTATTACATATATTACACATATCAATAATAATTTTAGAATTATATCTTGAACTTTTCTTATTTAATATATTATTATTAATACCTTCAACCTCCTTCCTATTTAATTCGGCATTTTTCATAAAATCAATTGGCATATCTAGTGAACGACAAACTTCTATTCCATAATTATTATTACCTTGTCCTTCTTGAATAACTCGATCATATATAATATTATTATTTTCATCAAATGTTATTCTAATATGTTTAACAAATAGTTTAGATCTACATATATTATTTTTAATAGTAGTTAACTTTGTTAATTCATGTAAATGCGAAGCAAATATAAAAGATGCACCCTTATTTATTAATGTATCTATACCACTTGCAACAATAGATATAGCAGATACAGATTCTGTCCCACAGCAAATTTCATCACCAATTACTAAACTAAACTTATTACATCTTTTAAGAATATTTCTTAATTCAGTCATCTCAACAGTAAAACTAGACATACCTTTATAAATATTATCCAATCCTGATATTCTTGTGAATATACTATTGTAAGGATAGTATTTAAATGATGATGCTGAAACATACATCCCTGCTTGTGCCATAATAATGTTTAAACCAACAGCTTTCATAAATGATGATTTGCCAGAAGCATTAATACCATATAATAAAATTCCATTTTGATTTAGAGATATATTATTACCAACATATTGAAAATCATCTTGTATCCTCTCAATAATTGGATGGCGCATATCAGTAGACTCTATAAAAGATGAATTACAAGATGTTGTAATAGTATCTATTATAGGTCTTACATAACAATAATCATAAGCATTCTTCGCAGAATTTGATGCTATATCTACGCGAATTAAATATTTAACTATAATATCTAAAATAGATGCGTTGCTATTTACAAAAGTAATAACAAAATCCTTATAATGATTTAATACTAATTGTGATAATTGTTGACTATATTCAATAATATTATTGCTCTCTTTTATTATATTCGCATTTGTCAGTTTATATGTTGTTGAAGATGATGATAATAACTTTTTTTCAAAAGTGCTCATAAAATCTCTTTTATTTTTTAAAGCGGTTTCAAATCTTTTTTTTGTAATTATCAAATAATGACCATCGCGATTATTATTTTCTATTTTACATAGTGTTGTTTCATTATCCCCTATTTTTGTTATCTTTTCACAATATGAATTTATTATTTCATATGACTTATTATATTTATCAATTATAACATCTATATCTGTATATATACCCTTCTTAAAAAAGTTAATAGTATTTGATTTATCCAATAAATTAGTTAGATTGTATTTTCCAGCTTCATCTAAATCAATAATATTTATATATTGAGATATTAAATTATCAATATCAGCAATGCTTATAATTTCATCAGGAAAATTTAACATTAATTTAATTTCTTTTGTAAATATTAATGATTCATTAAAAGATACCCAATCTTGCGGAGCCATTTTATTTGTTTTCATCTTTCTTTTGAGACGTTCTAAATCCATTATAGATGAGAGATGCTTTCGTGTGATTAAATATTTACTATCTTTTAATAATAGATCAATATCATCATATGATTTGTTAATATCATTAATATTTATCATAGGTTGTAATAGACGCTCTTTAAATGTTCGGTATCCAAATGCGGTTGAGCATCTATTTAAAATATCAATTAATGGCTGATCACCCTGATATAGTCCAAGAACATTTAATTGAATAGCAGAATTAAATTCAATTATCATATTTTTATTCATTTCAAAAACTTCTGGTGCTTCTTCTAAACCTTTCACAATATCTGAATTATGTTCATAGGCAAATTCAAGCAAACAACATAGAGAAAATCGTGAATTATTATATTTTTCTAAGTTTAGTATCTCTATGATAGATAAAAACCCTTTTTTAATTATAAAAATTTTTTCTAATATATCTCTTTGTTTACTAATTTTACTGAAAAAAGATAAATGTTCATATTTATCCCATTTGTAATGAACACGAATATTATTAATATTCAGATTTTTTAAAATTCGTTTTTTATATTCTTCATCTATTGGTTCGCTAATTATAATTAGTTCAGATGGATTATATGTGCTTATAAAGCGAAATACTTCATCATTGGCAAATTCAGGATCATTCTTTGTTGAAGATACTTCATATACAAATGTTTTACCTGTTGATAAATCAATTCCTGATATACCTGCTATAATATATCCATCTATCACCTCGTAGTATATTACCATTATATAATTGCTCCTTTTATTAATAATATTAACATTAGTTCCAGGAGATATTATCTCGGTGACTTTTCGCTCAGGATTAGGTGGATCTGAAACTTGTTCAACTAATACAATAGTATAATTATTAGCTAATATTTTATCCCTAAATTTTGGAAGAGAAGCAAGAGGAAATCCGGCCATTACAGGGTTTGCTATTGATATTTCAGCAATTGTCTTATTTTTTCGTGATGTTTGAATACCACATAAATCTGCTATAATATACACATCATTATTAAGTGATGTATCAGAATTCGGATGTATAGTATATATCTCAAAAAATGAACCTACTTGCATTAATACAACGCACTTATCTCCATATTTTTCTTTGTATATCCTAGTATATTCTAAGTAATCCTCAATCATCCTTAATTAAAACTATTAATTATTATCCTATTATATAGTTATGATGTTCTTATATGATGACTATGTCATCTGCTTCTATAAAGAAGGTTTTCATGAATGTTTATTGAAAATATAATTATTGTTATTATCGTTATTACCATTATTATAATAATTTCATAAAAAATAATAATTAGGTCTATTTGTATATGTTGTTAACAATAATTAAACCTTTTTTTTAGATTTAGTACCAATTGATTTTTTTACTTTCTTACCTTTCTTACCACTACCTTGCATTAATAGATTTGTTGTATTTGTAGTATTTAATATATTAAATATATTTGATTTTTCATCAACTCTTAATCTTATTTTGCTATACAGCATAACATAAAACATTGATAAGCAAAATGTAAAATATAATAAGTTATATTTTTTAAGTAATGTCTTTGAAACACTATTTCCTACACCTCGTATATTTAGAGATGAACATAACTGAGCCACATAATTAATTATATCAGGTAACTTAGTGGTTAAATTACCCGGCAATGTAGCTATTTTGTTTGCTAATGTTGATACTCCTGTTTTTAAACTACTTCCTTTATTTGATATACTTGACTTTAAACTTGACATTTTATTTTCAAAATTATAAGGGATTGAAAATAAATCGGTTTCTAATGCCTTATCTAATATGTCTATTGTATTGGTTGTACCATTTAGAACCTCTTGGAAGTTTTTTGATACAACTTCAACATATAATTGAAAATTATTTAGAGAAGATTTAATTACCTCTGGTGCAAACTCTGTATTTATAATAGTTGGAATAGAAGTTTGATTAATTATTGTAAGAACAGGACATATAAAACTCAAATAATTCACAATCTTTTTTAAACGATTATCATATCGTTTAGTTTCCATATTAGTTAAAAACTCTTTTGTATTTTTAGAATCATGTTTACATTTAACACTTATTTCATGTTTTAAATTAGAAAATTCATCTGTTTCTATATCTTCTGAATCCACTAATTTTAAATTTAATTCTAATTTTTTTAAAGTACATTCAATATCATTAAGCCTACTCTCAATATTATTAGAATTAATTCTTGTATTTGATCCTAGACTTATTGCTTTATTTGCCATTTTTATATATTCTAATATATATATAATATATTAATATAAATTATGTTCTGTATTGTTAAAGATATAAGATATAAGATATAAGATACAAGATATAAGATATTTATTTATAAATATAATAATTAGATGAGTAATCTTCAAGAGTATAATTCATTTAAATATAACTATTTACAAGAATTACCAGAAGATATTAATATACTAATTTAT